CGCCTACCTATTGAGGTAATCCGATGCCACAAGAGCGACGTAGCACCACGCTCGCTCCGGAGGATTGGCAGCGGCTGGACGACCTGGCCGCTGCCACCGGCTCCGTAGCCACCGCCGGCCAGACGGCCGGGGAGCCCACCTGGCGGGCGCTCCTTCGGCGAGTGGTGCGCAGCGACAGGCTGATGGAAATCATCGCCGCTGAGCTGAAAGCGGCGGACGATTTGACAGATAAAGGCCGGAACGACCCGGCCGCGTAGGCAAAACAAATTAAAAAAAAGGGGATTAAAATGGGAAACAAACAAAGAGCGATTGAAGTAAATGGCAAAGATTATTATATTTTTGCAATTTCTACGGCAGGGGAGCAAACCATCACAGAATTACACGAGCAAGTGATTTTGGGCTCGCACCCCGGACCTGATGGGATCAGCGCAGACGAGGCGATGGGGCAGCTTTACACCGAAGCACTTCGCAGGCCAGAGGATTTTGAAATCTACACTGATGAAAACTGGGAGGAGAGACAATCCGCCAAATTAAAGCCCGACCCAATTGTAATTGAGTCCGAAAGCGGACGCGATTTTTCATTTCTGCTAAATCAAGATGGAGACTCAACGACTCCCCCTGGCTAACCCCCGCGTAGCCCCCCCACAAGCCCCGGCCCCCGCCGGGGCTTTTCTTTTGCCCCGCCTACACCCCCAGCTGCTGCCCCAACCCATCCAACATCGTTAGACACGTCTGGTAGGCCGCCTCGCAGTCCGCCTCCGAAGCCGCCAACCTCACCAGACTGGCGCAGTAGACCCGGATATACTCCGATTCCGGAACGACCGTCTCCAACCACAAAACCTTATTCACCCCCCAGGTGGCCACCACCTCGTCGGCCGTGGTGACCGGATACTGCTGGCCGGCGATCTCGTAGGTGGTGATCCCGGCCGCCTGGGTGGCGGCCAACTCCCGCCAGACCAGGTTGAAGCGGCTGTCGGTCTCCCTCTCCTGCTGGGTGGCCGCCGCCCAGGGCTCGATGATCTCCTGCTTCTGTTTATAGCGCTCCGGCATCAGGGTGCCCTTGGAGAGAAACGACTGGCAGAACGCATCAACGGCCAGGTCGATCTGGTCCTTGGTCGCCACCTTGGCCCGGTCGAGCGCCCCGGCCTGGTAGTCGGTCCAGGCCTGCTCTAGCTCGGCTTCGGTCGGCTGTGGCTCCGGCCGATTCCATCGGGCGATGTATGGTCCGTCGCCGTCGTCCTGGAGGATGACATCACCAAACGGATCAAATTCGATATCTGGGTAGATATTTTGGAGAGCTTTATCTAATTCCATTATTATATTGTCCCCAGGTAAAAGCCCTCGAATGAGGTCACCGATGCTGCCAATGTGGCATTGGCTCCAAGCGTGTGTCGAGCGTAAGCCTCCATATAATTTGAGGAGCCATTCATCTGCGATACGGAGATTATTTGAAATGTGATCCAGCCAGCCCCGCCCGGTTGCTCGGCAATATATTTATATAGTCCGCCGTTTCGGTACAACTTTGCCTGGAACTCTTTGCCATTGCCACTTTCCTGAAAGAGCAGTGTTAGAATATAGACCCACAACCCTGCTTTGCTGGGAGTGTGCCGCTCAAGCGCCAGGCTAAAATCGGACTCTGTGTCAAAGTCAATTGATTCCCAGGTGATTTTTACATCAGTCGCATTAGCGATTTCCTGGCTGGATGTTTTTGTAACCCGAAATCCCACAGCCGGGTCAACATATGCCTTAACAGCCGCTCCGGTCGGCACATTGGTGTGGTTGTTTACCAGCGATGTGGCAACCTGGTCAATCCTGGCCCCGGTGAGTAGCTGTAGTCCGGCAGAGTTTACATTGAGCTCAACCGAGCCCCCGATCCACAATTTAACCCAGTCGTCTGACTGCGATTCCAGCTTCGTGTCCCCATCGGCATCCAGGATAAGGCCGCTGGCGTTTCCGTTGGCATCAAACGGCGGCTGGCCGATACCCGCCAGCTCACCGTCGATCCCCGCCAGGTGAGCCGTCAGGTGGTCGACCGACGTGGCCTCAGTCGGCGCGGTCGATGGAGTGTAGTTGGCCGGATTCCAGTCGATGTCGAGCTGGTCCCCGTCAACCTCGTCAGAGCCGCCGCTGACGTGGTCGGCCGCGTGGGCTCCGCCTCCGGCTGCCCCCGGCTCCCAGCGGCTGTTGGCCCCGCTCCAGATGAGCGCTTGACCGTCGCTTGGTGTCGCAAAGCCAAAGACAGGCACGCCGTCACCATTGAGGTAGACGCCGGTGGCTGTACCGGATACAACCACGTCGCTGTTTGCACATCGAGGCCAGTTCAGCTTGGCCGTTGCCCCGGAGTGGACCAATATGTCGTTGGTTCCACCGGAGATGTTTCCCGGCCCCACCACCATATCAGCCCCGTTGTTGATGTCCAGGCCGTTTCCGTCAACGTTCGTTTCGATAAACGAGCCGACCCCGGTCACCGTGCCGGTCGTGGAAATGCCGTTGATAATTCCGGAGCCAGAGTTGGTGCCGGTCAGTTTCAGGTTGTAGTAATAGCAGGACCCCACCAGCGTCAAGAGCGGATAGACAAACGTGTTGGCCGGATCGACAGTTGTGATAGACAGATCGCAGATAACCCCATCTTCGACCTGAACCCCCCGACCGTCCGGCGACTGGATGACCGTCACATCGACCCCGGCCCCCCGCACGTCCACCCCGGCCGGCCAGGTCAGCGTCCCGGTGTAGCTGTAGGTCCCCGGCCCGATCAGGACCTGGTCTCCGGCGCTGGCCGCCGCCTCGGCCGCGTCCAGGTCGGCGTAAATGGTGGTGCCGATCACAATCTCCCCAGGACCGGGGTAGCGGGTGCTGCCCCCACCCCCGCCGCCCAGAAAATCCCTGGCCTCGTAAAAGTCGCTCTCGGCCAGCTCCGACTGCCCCCCGGCCAGCCGGACCAGGGCCGCCCCCTGCACCCCGGCCGGGATGGCCGGAGCCGGCGGTAAGATAGCCCCACTATCGACCACCGCCGAGCCGGCCACCGCCCCGATCTGATTGGTGCTCAAATTGAGGTGCACCAGCACCCGCAGGGCCTGGCCGGCCGCCGGCAGGTGGGCCGACAGGTCATAATTCTCCACCCCTGGAAACGTAACGAACGCGCCGTCTTTTTCATAGGTGTAGGGCGCGACATTGACCTTGAGCCCCCCGGCAGGATAACAGAGAAGCACGGCGATGGCCCGGCCGTAAATATACAGCGGGTCATCCCCGTCGGGGTAGTGGCTGGAAGCGTGGTTGGGCAGGTCCACGGTGCCGGTGGGCACCACCCCGGCCGTGGTGTCTATCACGGTCCTGAGCACCTCCAAGGTGGTCGAGCCCGGCGCGTAGCCGATGGCCACGGCCGTATTTGGCCGGGTGGACTTCACCCGGCGGTTATAGACGGCCACCGGCTCTCCCACGCCGTAAGGCAGCACCCAGATGTGATCGTACACCCCCGGCACCTGGGTCGAGCCGTTGCGCTTGACGATGACCGCATAGGTCTCGATCCGCTCTCCGGCAAAGCGCTGCTCGTGCTGCCGCCGGGCCAGCTTGGCGTCCCTGATCGTTCTCTTAGCCATTGATCCACCCCAGGCCTTTCACCGGCCCGCCGGCGTAGTCGCCGGTGTAGTCCGTCCAGGTGGCGTAGTCATCGGCCGTAGAGCCGGTCACAACCATTGTGGCCGCGCTTACGCTGTTACCCAGCGCCACCTGCCCATTGTCCCGGACGGCCATGGCGCTCGGGTCAAACGGCAGGGTTGAGCGTTCGGTGAGACTGCCATCGCCATAGTAAAATTTAGAGGTCATAGTACCACCAGCCTGGCCTCATTCGAGGCGTCTTCGTTCCACATCAGGACCCGGGGAGCCGGCCCGTCGATGGAGAGGTAATGAGGCACGCCGCCCACGGCCACCAGCTCGCTTTCGGTGCCGGCCGTGGTGGTGGTGCCTGAGATTGAAAACGGTGTCTGGCGGATGTTGTCGTCGTCGTTGAACACTACCAGGCCATCGTTCAGGGCCGGGTCGAACGTCACCGACGGGGCGTAGTCATAGCCATTGGCGATTGTAGAGGCTTTTTCGATGTTTCCCGGCGTGGAGGTGGCCCCCGAGACGCCGACACAACACAGGAAAATGTAGTAGTCCCAGCTTACCGGGTCATTCTGGTCATAGGCGTTATAGGCCACGAGCACTTTGCCGTCTCCGGCCGGCACGGCGCAGTGGGGGTTGGCTCCGGCGTCGAAGGCATTGATCATGAGAGCGTCAAAATAGACCCGGGTGCCGACGTCAAACGAGGCGGCGCAGTTGTAGAGCGACACCCCGGCCAACTGGGCGTCGTCGCCGAAATCGTCGGACTGAAAGGCTACAAAGGCCGTGGTCGAGTTGACCTTGGCCACCTGGGGATGCTCGTGGCCTTCATTCTCTATGATTTTGTCAGTATTGGCCGTCACCGTCCGGGCCACCAGGTCGACGGCCAGAGTGCAGCCGTAGAGTGTGGCCGTGGTGTTCCAGACGGCCACGGCCAGGGAGTTTGTGAGCAGCGCCACGTCGGTCCACCCGATGTAGGTAGTGCCGGCCGATTGCAGGTTGACCGTGGCCAGGCCAAGCGTGTCATCGGTGCAGTCTACAAGGGCCGCTTTGGGCTGGTAGTTGCCCAGATCGTCGTCGTAGACCCAGGTGGCCACCGCTCCATTATCATCGGCGTAAATCAGGCTTACGCCCCGGTGGTCTACGCTGCCCAGATCGACGATGGACTGATCGAGTACGGTCGGCGGGTCGACCGAGGTGTTGATCAGGGAGAAGACCAGCCGGTCAAAATTCGGTGCCGACTGATTTTCGACGTGCATCGTGAGTGTCCGGCTGTCGGTCAGCTTCTGAGCCGCCATCTCCAGGGGCGGATTGGAGGAGAGCGTCACCGGCTGGCTTATTCCGGTGTCTGTCTCCAGCCGGACGGCGTGCATCAGCCGGCTGCCGCCGGCCTCAGCCGCCACGGCCAGCTGGGTGCAGCGGTCGGCTCCCCAGCTCGCTTCCACCGACTGCCAGCTTGAGCCGGCGTCGGTCGTCTTTATGATATGCTGTACCCCGGCCAGGCCCGCCGGCGCGTCCATCCGGCCGGCCACGTGCCATAGGTCGCTATCATCGACCACGGCCACCGGGAAGGCGTGGTAGGTATCGGCCACCTCGGCCAGTAGCGCCGCCCCCAGGGCGTGCGTGGCCTGATACACCCCGTCCAGGTCAAAGACCAGGAGCTTTAAGGTGTTATCTTGCCAGACGGTGAGCAGGATGTAGCTATCGTTGACCGCCACCCCCAGGGGCTTTAAGGCCGCCGGCAGGGTTACGCCATCGTAGGGCTCGACCCAGGAGGCCGTCAGCCAGTCGTCTGTGGTGATCGCCAGCCAGCCGCGCCAGGCGCTCGCGCCGTTTTGCCAGCTGGCGAAAGCGTAATGTTTGCCCCGGGTGAAAATGTCGGAGGCGACCTGGCCGAAGGCCAGACCCGCCACGGACGGGCCGGGCCCATCCGACCAGGTATCCGGCGGATCGGTGGCCGGCGTCCGCAGGGTGCGAGCCCCTTCGGTGTAGAAGGCGATCTCCCCGTCCCCGGCCGTCCAGAAAATAGCCTTCGATGGCTGCAAAGACTTTTGCTTCTGCTTCCAGTACGGATCGACCACGCCGTGGTTGACCGGCTCCGTATCCAGCTCGTCCCAGCCGGCCGCGTTGTCGTCCCGGTAGTTGATGCTGCTGAAGGCGACCAGCGCTCCCAGGGCCTCCTCGGCCTGCCAGGCCGGCTTGTCGGTCTGGTCCGGATCGACGTCGCCGCAGGAGGGGCAAGGGTCAAAGATGCCGTCGGGCCCAAAGGCCTCGGACTCAAAGACGGCGTCGACCAGCACCACGTCGCCGGCCTGCTCAAGCTCGACCACCCGGGGCACCAGCCTGAGCTCCGTCTCGGTCAGGCCCCGCAGGGTGTCGCCGGCGGCCAGGGAGATGGTCCACCACCGCTGAGGGAAGACGTCTATGATGGAATAGTTGCCGGCGAAAGCGGCCCGTATCTCGACATACTCATTGTTTTCGGTGGCCGCTATCCGGCCGCTGAGCAGATTGGCGTGGTCCTGGTCGGCCAGGATCATCCCGTCGGCCGTTCGCTTGCCTGAGCCGGTCGCCTCCCGGATTTTCGTCGGAGCGATGGAGCAATACGGGGTGATCTGGCTGCCGCCGTCGTAATGGAAGCCCTCGACGTAAGTGACGGCCACGTCTTTGCGGTGCCGGCGGACGATCCGCAGCTCGTCTCTGAGGTCGGCCGTGGTGATCTCCATCATATGGGTTTCGGCCGCCCGGTCGGCGCTGTCCAGCAGCTGGATGTCCGGCTCGATAAAAATCTGGCCGGCCTTATTGCAGCCCACCCGGCAGGCTCCCTTCTCGGCGATGGAGCGGATCTGGCTAAAGAGGCTGCCCTCGTTGAATTTGAAGAGCTTTTTGTACAGCGTCGTTTCCGGTAGGTCGATGTCGACGATCTCGCCGATGTTGGAGTGCCAGTGAATGAGCCACCAGATCATCCGCTCCAGGGTCAACTGAGTGTCGATCTGGAACCAGTAGTCCTGGCTATATTCCGCGTGGATCGAAAGGGCCTGCATCGGCAGCTGCTTCATCACCGAGATGACCGAACCCAGCTCGAAGCTGACTGAGCCGTGCTCCCGGTTCTTGACCACCGTACCCTTCAAGATGTAGCCCGAAAATAACAGGTTCTCCCCGCCGGTAATCCGGCTGATGTGCTCCTCGCTCGCCCCGTAGAAGCCCCGGTGCCAGATGGCAATGAGCGACCCGTCAACGAACGTTTCAAAATCGGCCACCCCGGACACGTTCACACTCACCCGCACGTCCCCGCCGGCCGACAGGCTGATCCGGCCGACCTGCACGTCGGTATAGGGATGGGTGCTGTCTTCCGGATCGGCCGAGGGGACCCACACCCGCCGGCTGGTTCGTTTGCTCTGGCCGTTGCTATCGGTAGCGGTCAGAGACAGCCAATATTGGCCGGGGGTGGAGATGTCGAGGGTGGTGTTCTGCGAGGTGGGACTGGCGATTGTCCCGCCGGTACATTCCCACAGCCAGCCGGTGATGGTGGCCCCGGGGTGCATCGGCCTCGCCTGGCCGGCCAGGACGAAAGAGGCGCTCCCTCCGGAGGGGAAGGCGGCCCGGTGGGAGCCGGCCTTGACCTGGGGCGGCAGTTTCTGGTTGGAAAACACCTGGCCCCGCTTGGTGGAGACGCCGGTCGACGGGTCGAACGTCAGCGGTATCACCCGGGGGTCGTAGGCCTCGTAAATGGTCAGGACCGCGTTGTCTTCCCAGGGGATGGAGTTGGCGTCGACCGTGATCGTGCCGGTGATGGTTGGGGAAGAGCCGGAGGAGGAGAAGCCGGCCACCCTGGCGCTGTAGGTGCCAACGGAGGTGATGACCTCGACAGACAGGCCCTCCACGATCCGGCTCGTGTCGGAGCTGGTCCCGCCGTCGAAGGCGATGGTGGTATCGCCTCGCTCGATGCCGCTATCGGCCACCTGGGCGGTGAGCAGGGTGGCCGGCTTGGAGGCGGTAAGGTAGAAAATACTCTTGTGGCCGCCGGCCCGGAGCTTATCCTGTTCTGCGGTGGTAATGTCGTAAGTCGGCATTATGGCACGTAGGGAATGAGCCGGCTGAATCTAAATTCGACGTTGTGATAGGTGCCGCCCGGCCGGCGCGTGTCGGGCAGCACCTGCGGCCAGTGCATAATGGCCTGGTAGTCGGCGAACTGGTCATGGTCCTCGGGGGTTCTGGTCCGGATGTAAACGGCCCGGCTTTTCTGGAGCACCCCGCCCACGGTGCAGATGGATTTCAGCGCGTTGACCTCCAGCTGTACCAGGAACTGAAAAAGCCAGACGGTGTAAGGGAAGCCGTGCCCGGCTTCGTTTCCGTCCAACTTGCCGGTGATCACAGACCATAGTTCCGGCGTGCAGCGCATCACCGCCGGCAGGGGCGGGTCAAAGAGCTCGATGTTGGTCGGGGGGTAGGTCACCCCCAGGGCGTGCTGAGAGATGGTCATAGGGTCACCGTTTGAATATGCCGCGCTCCATCATAGGGCACTCAAGGCCGATAGCGTTAATAATCACAGGCTCAGGTTCTGGCGACCGGAGGTGAATGTGGGCTGGTAGGCTTGGCTTTTTGCGGGTGACCCTCCAGGCCCTGACGGTCTTCTGGGGTGATTTCTCCGCTTGTTCTTCCCTGGCTTCCATCTCCCACTTATCCGAGGCCAATAGCTCCAGCACGGTCTCCGGATCGACCGCCTGGCCGGTTTCTGGGTCTATAAATTTAATGGCTTTTGGGTCGTCTGCTGAGATAATAACGCTATATTCCACCCTACTCCTCCTCTTCATCCTCAAAAACCTTCATAATCAGCCCCAGGGTGTTCTGGTTGATCTCATCCATCATCCCTTCCCGGTCGAAGCCGGCCGGGGCCTGGGGCAGGTTGTTGGTCTGGCTGAACTGGATCGTCCGGGGCCCACCGGCGGCAGCCAGGGCCGGCTGGCCGAGGCCGGGGGTCAGGCCGGCCATCGCCTGGGCCAGAGAGCCCTTGATCTCGCCGACGCCGGCCAGGACCCCCTCGCCGATCCCGGCCGAGATTTGCTTGCCGATTTTTTCCTTGAAGAGCTTGGAGGGGGAATCGATCCCGAAGAAATCCTGCATAGAACCAAGCAGGTCGCTGCCGGCTTCGCTGGCGGCGTCAGCCAGGTCGCTCGCCTTACTTTTTAACCCCTCGATGATCCCGCCGATGATATTGCTGCCAATCTCGCCCCAGTCCTTGTCGGTGAAGGTGCTCACGATGTTCTCCACCATCTCCCCGGCCATAATCTTCCAGGCCTCGACGTTATTCTCAAAAATCCGGGTGACGGTGTTCCAACCGGCCTCCCAGGCGTTGCCGATGTGCTCAAGAAAGCGGCCCCAGTCCCCCTCGATCAGGGCGGCAAAAGCCTCGATCAGCTCGGTCAGGATAGCCAGGGCCCCCTCGAAGGAAATCTTGATGTTATCCCACATCAGAGCCAGCAGGGCCAGGACCGCGTCGCCGTGAGCTTGCCACCAGGCTTTGATCTCCTCCAGCTTCACCATAACGATGGCGGCCACCCAGCCGATGATAGTCCGGACAGCGCCGCCGTGTTCCTCCCACCAGGCCGTGGCGCTGGCCAGGGTGCTCTGGGTTGTCGATTCCAGCCAGGCTAAGACCTCGGCCGTCTTTTCTTGAATCCCGCCCCAGTTCTGGACCCAGGCGGTGTACAGGAGCGCCGTGGCGGCGATGATAGCCACAATCGGCAGCGATATGCCGGCCAGGGCCCCGGCCAGGGCTCCCACGGCCGCAATCACCCCGCCGCCTACGAGTACGGCCCCGATTCCGATCAGGGCCCCGGTCAGCGGTTCGGCATAGTCGGTCAGGAACTGGCCAACGGTCGTTTTAAGTTCCTCGAAGGCGTCAAGCCCCGTCTGTACCCAGCCGGCCACCTCGGCCGCCAGGCCGGTCCCCAGGGCCGCAGCCCGGGCCCGGGTCTCCTCTTCAAAGGCGCGGGCCTGCTCCTCGAACATCGTGGTCAGCTCGTCGACCCGCTGCTGGTAGAGCTCCTTCTCCTGCTCGATCTTGTCCTTGAGCGCCTGGACCTCATTGGCGTAGGTCTCTTTGACCGCGGACTCCTCTTTGCGCCGTTCGGCCCGGATTTCGTTTAGCTGCTCCATCAGGTCGCCCAGGGCCCGCTCCCGGCGTTTTACCAGCTTGGCTTCGGCCTTCTCGGCCTCCTTCTCCTCCTCCTTCAGCCGGGCCTTCAGCTCCTTCAGTTGGTCCTTGCCGGCCTCTTTGGCCTTGGACTTCTGCTTCTCGAACTTGTCGTCCTCGGCGTCGATCTGGGCCTGGATTTGCAGGTATTGCTCTTCAGACTCAGCCGTAAGGAGCGAGGTGGCCAGCTGCTGCCGCTTGCGCTGGTGGTCGGCCTTTATCTCGGTTAGTCGCTCCTCCAGGGCCTCGCTGGTTTTTACGATCCGTTCCTGGATGTCGCCCCGCTTTTTGGCCGCCCGCTCCCGCTGCTCGACCAGCGCCTCGTCGAAGTCCTCCTGCTGCCGGCGGATGCGCTTTTCGACCTCCAGGATTTTCGGCCCGTACTTCTCGGCGATCTTGACCATCTCCTCGCCCATCCGGTCGCCGGCCTCGTCGATCTGCTGCTCCATCTTGGCCAGAGCGCCCTGGTGGCTCTGGGCCAGGGCGTCAAGCGTGGTCCGCATATTCTCCTGAATCTTCTCCAACCCCGGCCCGATCTGGCCCAGGAGCTCGGCCGCGCTTATGCCCGATAGCTCGTCCCGAAGCTGGCGGATGAAGCCCGAGGCCGACCGGAACAGGTCCGGCAGGCGCTCCAACTGGTTGCCCAGCCATTCGACGGCCGGGGCCAGAATGTCGCCAATGGCCTGCCCCAGCTCTTTGGCCCCGTTGAGCATATCCTGGTTGCTCAGGAGGTCGACCAGCTTGACGGTGAGGGGTTGCAGGGGCTTTAAGATGCCTTCAAAGAAGGTCCGCAGCCCCGTCCGGGTCAGGGCCGATATGGTGGTGGTCAGGCCGGCCCAGCTGGTGGCCTGCCGTTCGGCGGCTCCCTCCACGTCCTCCAGGGTGGTCAGCAGGGCGCTTACAAACTCATCAGCCCTGACGTTGCCCTGGGCCACGTCGTCAAGGGTGACCCCCATTACCTCCAGGGCCCGGTTGGCGTCCACCCCGGCCTCCCTTAACTGGTTCAGCTCCTCGGCCGAGACCTTGCCCTTGACATTCATCTGGCCGAGGGCGACGGTGGCCCGCTCTACGGCTTCGGTCGACTTGCCGGCGGCGGCCGCCTGGTCGACCAGGGCTTGCACTAATTCCTTTGAGCGTTCGGTTGTAAAGCGGTAGGATAGGGCGGTCTGAAGGGCGGCCGCCGCTCCCTCCTCGTCAAAGGGGCTTTTGGCGGCCAGGCGCTGCACCCAGCTATAAAGTTCTTCGGCGATGGGCGAGGCGGCGGCCAGGGCGTCGTTCATCGACAGGGTGGTCGATGAGGCCTTAAGCTGGCTGGCCACCAGGGACTCCAGGGAGAGCTGGAGCCGTTCATTGCTCTGAACCGCCCCGAAAGCGGTCCGGCCCAGGCCGGCAATGCCGGCGGTGATCGACTGGAGACCCCGCTCGATCAGGCCGCCGACAGCAAAAGAGAGGCTATTTTGGAGGAATCCGGCGATGGAAGAGGCAAACCCCCGGGAGCGGCGTTCGGCCTGGTCGAAGGTCCGGTCCAGGCCGGAGCGGTCGCCCCGGATTTTGACAATAACGTCACCGAGTGTGATGGCCACAGGTCACCTACTTCTTAAAAAACCACAGGCTGGGCCAGTGCTCCCGGCTGACGAAGACCGGCCGGGTGGGGGCAAAGTTCAGGACGGCCGACCGAACCCGGAAACTGCCGTACTCGTTGTCGGCGTCAATGAAGTCGTGGCCGGCAATCAAACCGCCCGGCCGGACCTTGGGGAACCAGGCCTCAAGGTCGGCGGTGACGGCCTCGCAGGAGTGATTGGCGTCCAGGTAGACGAAGTCGAGCGCTTCATCAGCAAAGCGGCGGCTCATCTCAACCGATAGGCCGCGCATGATGACCGCCCGGTTGGCGAACTTTCTTTCTACAGCTTTGGCTTCCAGGTAGTTGGCCTGATGCTCGGCGTCTGAGACGTTGGCTGCGTCCCGGTAGCCGGCCGGCTGGTAGCGCCAGGCGTCGACCATAAAGAGCTTGCCGCCCCAGTGCTCCAGGAGGTGCTCGGAGAATTCGCCCCGCTGCACCCCCACCTCAACCCCGACCCGGGCCCCGATCAGGTGCAGGTAGCCCGGCAGATGCTGCCGGGGCAGGCACTCGGGGAATTCGGCCGGGATAGGCGGCTGGATGGTGAGCGTAAGCTCCAGCCCCGGTATTTGGGCCGGATCCATCTGGCTCAGGTAGCTCCCCAGCTCCATCCCGATTTTTACACCGTTCACAGGCTCACTCCCATCATTTCAAGCATCTCGCCTCCGTCGATCTTGTTTGTGGCCGCCGGCTTCCGGACCGCCGGCTGGTTGCTCACCTTCCCGCCTGTCACCTCGCCAAAGAGCATCCGGCCCACCCGGGCCGCGATCACGTCGGCCTCAAAGCTCTGCCGGCGGATATAGGCGGCCGTGAGACGGTGCAGCGTGATCCGGTCCATCCGGGCCACCTCGGCCGGGGTTATGCCCCACTGGGCGAGGGCGAGTTCTTCGAGATCGTGTCGGCCGCCTGGCCATTGTCGTTGATCAAATTCCCCATCATCCCGAAAGGGTACTCGACGAGGATCATCTCCTTGAGGGCGTAAATGGTTTGCTTGGTGGTGGCGTGCTGGCGGATCGTTTCGGCGTCGGCCGATAGCTCCTCGCTGTAGAGGATGACCAGCTCGCCGATCTGGTTCAGGGAGATATTGAGCCGGCGAAAGACCTGGATCACTACCGGCACCAGCTTCATTACGTCCACGTCGGCCAGCTTGCCCAGGTTCTCCAGGTCGATACCGCCCAGGGCCTCGCCCTGCTCATTGAGCAGGTCCAGGATGGCCGTCACCTGGGCCTCAAACTCGAACCGCCAGGTTTCGGCCCGCTCCAGGCCAGCGGCCGGGATTTTGTAGACCTTGTCTCCCAGCTGAAAAATTAGCAGGTCGACCTCGATAAGATGTTGCTCCACGTTTTTCCTCCTTGAGAAAAAGTTTGTCTAGAAAAAAGGCCGGGGCCAGAGATGGCCACCGGCCTGGGTTTATGAACGGGCGTTTGGAATTAGAGCGCCGGCGCGGTCACTTTAAACCACTCGTAAAGCTGCTTGCCGGGCGGCTGCTCCAGCTCGTATGAGGCGCTGACTTGAAACGGGATGCCGGTCTGGTTCTCCTTGTCGAAAGCAATCTCGCCCCCCATCTCAGCTTCCCCGATACAGAAGAACCTGAGCGGCAGCTGGACGGCGCACTCTTCGTCCTGGTATAGCCCCTCAAATCCCCATTGCAGGGTGTTGAGGCAGATTTTGCCGCCTCCCTGGAGCCGCTCGTAGGCGGCCTGGCCGGCGGCGGCCGGCTCTTTGGAGACGATCCCGGGCCAGGAGAGGGCCAGGTTGTCCATCGTCATTTCGGCCAGGGTAGTGGAGATGGTCAAGACCTCATTGGTAATGACTGAGCCGATCTTGCCCAGGGCTTGTTGGACGATCTTGTCAGTTTTGGTCCGCTCCAGGTTGACGGTCAGGGCGGCGCTGGTCAATCCCAGCTTGGCCCATCCGGCCCAGTTAGCCCCGTAGGCAACGTCTTCATACGGCCGGGCCACGCCGACCGATGAGCGCCAGATAGTGACTGGCGTAATCAGAACATCTGCGGCTGGCATATTGGCCTCCTATTCCAGCTTGAACGCGGCCGCGCTCAGGCTGGTTACGTTTGAGAAGTCGACGTGAATGTAGGTGGTGCCGGCCTGGTTGTACCGGGCGGTGAAGGGCCCGATCTTGCGGGTCTCACTGGCCGGCACCTCCACCGTCCGGTTGGCGACGGCCAGGCCGTCGATAGTGCCCGGGTGGTCGATGGTGGCCGTGTGAGCCTCGGTGTGGTTGTTGATCAGCTCGATGTAGGTGTAGCCGTTGTTTTCCACCGACACCCCGTCGGTGTTGGCGGCCACGAAGGCGGGCTGAAGGCCGGCCGGCTCGATCTTTTGAACGGTCAGGGCTGTTCGTGCCATTGTTTGTTCCTCCTAGCTGCTGTTCATTGCGATTTGATAATAGGTCAGAACGAACGGCCACCCTGTGTCCGGTTCTCTAAGCGGTCGCCCGATGGCCTCCAGCCGGGCGAACTTGATCTTGCAGTTTCCTTTGTCGTTGAGTACGTCAAAAAGCGTCTGGTCCAACTCCCAGCAGGCCTCAAAGTCCGGCCCGTAGCTGCGGAATTGAAACGACGGGTACAGGACCAGGCTGCTGTAATCCGGCCGGCCGCCCCGGGTGGCCAGGAGCAGGGCCTGGCCGTCAGCCGGCTTGTAACCCCTGGGCAGGTCGGTGTCGGCATACATCCGGTCGCCGGTCAGCACTACCATCGCCGGCTGGCCGGTTAAAAATTCCAGAACCTCAGCCGACGGGTCGATCATAATTCACCTATCTCCAGGTCGGCCCCGGCCTCACTGGCCGCGTCCTCGGCCGCCTGGTACAGGAAGTGGTGGATCATCTCCTGGTAGATGGCATACTCAGCGCCCACAGCCACGGCGGCCAGGGCCCCCTCCAACTCGGCCTCCGGGGCCATTTGCCGCCAGACTTGCTGGCCGGCCTGGTTGACCTGGTAGCCGGTGTCGTCGACGTAGGTGCTGTCATCCGGCAGAACCACATAGGTCGAGTTGATCATAAAGCCGGTGTCGATCAGCCCCTGCCCGCTTGCTCCCGGAGCTTCGGAGATGTTGATCTTGGCCCGTTCCTCGATCCGGAAGGCCAGGGCTTCGGCCAGTCTCTCGGTGGCCTCATCGACCTTTGCGCCGGCCTTTTGTTTGTACCAGTTGACGGTCATTTCCGGCTCGACTTCTTGGGGGCTTCAGTCTTGGAGCCCTCCGTCTTGGGCGTGGGCGGCTTATCCACTGCCCGGCTGACCTCGGGCAGGAAGTAGCTCAGAGCTTCCAGCAGCACGCCATTGCGCATCCACTGGTCGGCCCGGGTCCGGTCGGCCGGCCCGTCGGCCGCTTCTTCGGCCAGGACATGCGGCAGCTCGACCCCGGTCATCTCGGCCAGGGCCTTACACGATTTGATGATTGCACTCCAGCTCTTATTCATCGGTCACTCGCTTTAATGGAACAACGATCATCACGCTGTCCCGCTTGATTTCGCCGGCGATGTCGTACAGCTGCGGGCTGATAGCCTCGCCGTGCAGTTTCGTCAGCCGGATCCGGCCCAGGTTGGAGAGCGCCACGTCGTAATCGCTCTCTACGTCGACCGCCAGGCCCAGGGAGCCGTCCAGCCGGGGCACCTCCGTCTCGCCCATCACCTCATCGGCCCGGTTGGGCCTAAAGATGCAGGGCACGGTGACGGGGGTGGCCCAGGCCTCGGCCGGCACGTTGTAGCGACTTTTGCCGCCGGCCTGGTACTGGAGCAGCTCGCACTCGTCCATCAGGGCCTGCTGCTGCAAGCGGCGCATCCCGGCGATAGTGGTGTTAGAGAGCATCAGAAGATCACCTTCGTCTGGACGTAGCTGGAGCGGGGCGTATCGCCGGCGGGCGCGTCGGCGAAATTGGCCTTGAACTGCTCCAGGTGGTCATCGGCCAGCCGCTTGAAGTGCGCGATCCGGTCTCTGTCAATGGTCCGCGAGACCCGGCCGGCGGAATCGACCGTCGCTTCGTTGGGCTCGCCGGCCAGCCGGTCGGCCACGTGGCTGTAGGCCAGGTAGTAGACGTAGTGCTCGGCGGCCGCGTCCCGGGCTGCGCCGGTCAGGTCGCCGGTCTTGGTGTAGGCCGTGTTCAGCCAGGTCTCGATGTGACCGACCAGCACGCCCTCGGGGAATAAATCCTCCTGGAGCTTGCCGGCCGGGGCGATCAGTTGAACGGCCTGGAGGGTCACTGGCTCACTCCGGCCCGCTTACGGGCCACAAACCAGTAACGGGCCACCGGCCAGGCGGCCAGAACAATGGCCCAGATACCGCTCTCATCCAGGTAGCTGGCCAGGGGCGTGAGGTAAGTTACCCCCACCCAGGCCAGGCCGGCCGAAACGACCAGGGCCGCGATCTCGGCCATCAGGCCGCCCAGCCGGGCCCGTTCAGGGCTACTCAGGAATGGCAGCTTGATCGCCTTCAGCCGGTCGGTAAAGAGGTTGCCCAGCGTCCCGCCGGCCAGGATAGCGCCTACGGCCGCGAGCACCATGGCCACCAGCTCGGTGGCTGTCTCCGGTGGGGAGACCCCGCCCTCCTGGGCCAGGGCCGGGGCGGCCAGGGTGATAGAGAGGATCAGGGCCAGGAGAATAGGGAACGTGCGTTTGTAAATAGAGGTTCGGTTAGAAGTCACTCAGCGCCTCCTTGATCTTGGTGGCCGTGGCCGGCCCAATGCCGTCGATGGCGGTCAGGTCGTCGATCTCCCGGACGGCCTCGATGGTGTAGTAGCCGGCCTCTACCAGCTGGAGCCAGCCGGGAAAGTCTTCGTGGAGTTCGGTGCCGGTGTCGGCTTCCTCTTCCCCGATCACTTCCAGCCCCAGCGTGTTGGCCAGGCCGGCCGGCACCTCGATTCCTTTACCAGGCCCGTAATATTTACGCTGGCCGGTCACAGGGTCACGGTAGCCGTAGCTGCTACTGAGGTTGACCTTGACGGTCTTCATCTGCTTCTCCTTCAGCGAGTTCGGTGACAAAATCAGAGGTCGCTAATTCAACCTCCTCTATTACCCCTTTGACCCACTCGCTCCGGTCAGGCTGATTTCCGTTTTGGTGCGACATATCCGCCGACCGCTCCTTGAACAGCCGGGCCAGCTTGTGGGGCTTCAGGACCGCCGGCTTGCCGACCCCCTTCTGCTTGAAATGCACAGCCCAGGTGTCCCAGTCGACAAAGACGGCGTCTAAGCCGTGGGCGTTGAACAGGATCGACACGTCCCGGGTGAAGGTCACGTCCTCGGTCGAGGCCTTCTCGGTTGCGTACTCGTCGGTCCACTCGTAGTAAAACCACGGCGGCGGCAGTTTGACTGCCTCGCCACCAACCTCAAAGCCGGTGAAAATCCGCATATCAATGGCAATGACCCCGGTCGGCAGGGCCGCCACCGGCTCGATGCCGGTCCGTTCGGCCGCTTCCTCCCGGGTGAACTGGGCCAGCTTGTAGTCGGGGTTGGGGTGGTCGCTCTGGTAGTTGCGCCAGCGGAAGATGTAGATGTTCTCAACCGGCGGCGGGCCGCAGTAGGGCGCGGCGATGATGGTCGGAGCCTCATGCCAGCGCCGGGCCATAAAGTCCAGGGCCCGCTGCCAGAAGGCTTTGGACGGGTCGATCTGGTCCGGCCCCATATCGGAATCGACCATCAACACGATGTCGATTCCCTGCTGGATGGCCGTCAGAATGGCCCGGTTCCGGCTCATAGTCACCGGCGTATCGTTCAGGTGCCAGTGGTGCAGCCTGCTCACACGAGGGTCCGCGTGGCAGGCCAGGGTGGTATTGAGCACCCAGTCCACCTCGGCCGGGTGCTCTGAGTTGCCGCCGGGAAAGCGGCAGAGCATAACTTCAAACGTCTGTTTCAAAGTCAATCTCCTTGAGATTTGTCAGGCAGCGGTTAGCTGCTCATTTCGGTCGAAGAAATAACCAGGAGCTCTGGTTCTTCTAGGACGGGCAGGCCGTTTGTGACGCCGCGTCCCTCGATGGTCCAGGGCTCACCCTCCGGCGTGTAGACCTGCATCCACCGGCCGGGCGTCCCGCCGGCCTCGACGGTCGGGGCCAGGTGGGTGTAGCCCAGGGCGTACTCCACGTCCCGGGTCGAGCCCTCGCCGACCACGTAGCGCGGTCGGGTGGCGCTGCCGACCCACAGGATTTTGCCCCGGGGCATAAACGGCACGGTGATCGTCTGGCCAGGGTTGGAGAGGTCGAAGATTTCACCTTCCAGGCCATACGGGATCAGGGTGACCCGGTACAGCTCGCTCTCCTCTTCCCGGTCGGCCGTGGTCTCGCCGCCGGCCCGTCGGCTGATGGTGACGGACGAGCCGTTGTCGGAAGCGTTCCAGATTGAGTTGGCCGTGTTGTAGACGATGTCGTCGATGGTGTCGGGGTGGGCGATGGCGGCCCGGATCTGGCGCTTGAGGCCCTTGCGGACTAGCTTCACGTCGTCCCAAAACTTCGAGGCGGTGCCGCTGTAGGCGTCGTTGCCGGTTCGCTGGGTCAGGATGTTGGCGGCCGGGATGCCGTAGTCGACCAGGAGCCGTTTCTTGTTGAAGGTCCAGTCGATCTGGCCATTGACCAGAGCCTGGCCTCGCAGATACTCGAAGGTGTCCAGGTGGGCCTGGACGACCAGCTTGTCGCCGAAGTTGAGCGCTTCCCGCTGCATTACCTCGGTGGTGGGCTGGCCGTTTAGTTGCAGGTGCATCAGCATATTTTGCAGCTGGCGCAGCGCCGCTTCCGGCAGGCGGACCCGGTTGGCCACCTTGGCCGTCTCCTCGGTGAAGGTGGAGACTTCGATCACGCCGCCTTCGGCGTAAGGGCTGTCCATTGCGGCCAGGCCGGCCATGGTGGTCCGGACGGTCATCGAGCCGCTCTTGGCCTGGTAGTCGTAGCTGCCGCGCTCAGGCAGCAGGGTATTGAAGAGATAGTTGGCCGGGGGTCTGGCCTGATTGGCCACCTGAAACATTGCCCCCTGCGGCAGGGCCGCTAAAGCCTGGGAAAAGTTGAAATTCATATTGGCCTCCGATTTTAGTTGTTCGCTCCGAAGCCTCTACTAGCTCCGGTTGTCTCGATACTGCTCGAACGCGAAGCCGGTGGCCTTGCCGTTGGTCGCTGAGGCGAGCTCGTTTTTGTAGTCCTGGCTGATGGTGCCGGTGGTGCCGCCGGTCGCATCCGGCAGCAGGTTCTCATACAGCACCCCGCCGATGATCATTCCGTAGCCGGTCTTGGCGGCTTGAACCTCACCCTCGACGGCGTTGGTCTCCAGGAAGCCGGCCGCAACCTCACTGCCGGGCCGGTTGACCCGGGGGAGGATCTTGCCACTGGCCAGCTCACACATCGCCTTGCCGGCCGGGATTTTCTTGGCCCCGGTGCCGGGGTAGACGGCGCTGTCACCGCTCTCGATGGTGGTGCCCAGGGCGTCGACCGTGATCTGGGTCGCCCCGGAGGCGGCCGCAGCGGCCAGCCGGGCGAATTCCCCGGCTTCCCCGAAGTACAGGTTGGTCTCGGTCGGGATCGACCCGCCCAGGGCGCTGACGGTGATCTGGGTGGCGGCCGCGTCGGCGTTGGTGGCGGCCGTGACGGTCACCGCTCCCTGCCGGTAGCTTTCCGGCACGTTATCCCAGTCGATCTGCCGGCCGCTGGAGCGGTCGATACTGTCGGGATCGACCACAAAGGGCGGACGGGTAACGTAATAGGTTGCTCTTGCCATAGGAGTCTCCTTTATTGCTGCTTGACTAACGGATTAGGTTTTTCGGCGCGGGCTTTGTTAGTGCCGGAAATGAATTCATCCACCACGTTGCCCTTGGGGGTTGGCGAGCCCGCGTCCTGGGCCGGGTATCGGGTGCCCTGCTGGGCCGGCGGCTGGGGTTCGGCCGTGAGGGCCGGCATAAAGTCGGCCCATTGATCCTTGGCGTAGTCGGCCAGGGGTTTGGCCTCGCCATCGCCATTTTTGACGTAGGCGACGGTCTGCTTCTCCCCGTCCTGCTCGACTTCCCGCAGCTCGTAGTCCAGCTCAGCGCCGAGGCGCTTTAAGACCGGCAGCTTGAAGCCGGCGGCCTCAGCCACGTCCCGGAGTACCTGGTCCTTCTGGAGCGCTCCTAGCTGCTCCTTGGTGGTTTCAAGCTCACCCTGGAGCTCCTTGATTGCGTCTGGTTCGCCCAGCTCCTTGTACTGCTCCAGGAGCTGCGCGTCTTCCTTGGGCAGCACTGCCTGGCTGTCCTTGGGAATTCGGCTCTTGAGGTCGTCGTTTTGCTCTTTGAGGTCCCGGATTGTTTCGCGGTACGAGTAGTTTTCGGTGTACAGCTTGTCGATTACCGCCCGCATATCAGAGTTGTATCGCTCGATCAGGTTGTTGATACCGGCGGCCACGCCCGGGTCGGGGTTAGGGGCCGGTGGGGTGGCTGGGGGAGGGGTGGAGGGTGGCTGACCGCCGCCGCCTCCGTCGCCGTCCGCAAGGGACAGGGACAGAAGCGGGAAAAGGAACCAAAAGAGCAAGCTGATTGATTTGAACATCGGTCGTCTCCTTGAGCCGAAATAAAAAAAGGCGCTACCTGGCCGTAAGGGCCGGATAGCGCCGTGTGTCTGCGTTCCTGGTGCTGTTGCCCGGTATGGTGGCCGGGCCTATTTGAATGTCAGGGTTTCTCTACCTTGCCGAGCTGGATCACGGTCCAGTCCTGACGGTCCTTATCTATGGTCAGGATGATCTGCCAGCGGCCGGGCTCAAGGGCCATCAGTCGCTGGGCCAGTTTGACGATCCAGGCCGGCATAGGTTTCTCCAATAAAAAACGGCGGAATAGCTCCGCCGCTGATATTAGTGTAACACATTTATTCTGATGTTGCAATAGGGAGGTTATTTGGCCACTGGTCGGAGGTCGACAAACTCCTCTTCCTGGAAGTCGATATATCCGATCACCTCTCCATCTCGGGGCACGGATAGATTGCCGACCTTGTCGGGTAAGATTTCGTCGGTGTCTTGGAGCTGCTCCAGAGCCTTCCTGAGTTTGTCCACTGTCATCCACCGGGTGAAAAAGCCGGCTTCTACTTCTCTACTGGTGTCAATCGCCATTTTATCACTACTCCTTTTCGTTGATATACCGCAATAGCTCATCGCCCTCCAGTCTGAAATCGCAATCGACATCCATACAGTACACGCCCTCGCCCCCATCCAAAAAGGCCAGATCGTGAGCGTGTCTTTTTGCGGTGGCGTGCTCGTAATCAAAATGGCCGGCTTGCCAGTGCTCGCGGACCCGCTGAATTGTTTGAAGAATTGCCCCACACGAGCACAATACATATGCTCCGGCGGTTCTGGAATAAACCGTCTCCCAGGTCGGACTAACGGCCATCTCGTCTCGCCTCCCTATCCCCCACCCCCCCCACCGCCGCCAGCAACACCGCCCGGCAGACGGCCAGCGGGGCCGTCTCGGCCCAGGTGCCGATATACTCGTCGTTCCATTCCTGAACTGCCTCGTTATCGAACCCTAGCCGGCCACACCACCAGTTGAAGTCCGGAGCGTCCATAATCGCCCCATCCAGGGCAACCAACGGGGCCAGGGCCAGGCGAAAGCGGGTCAGCAGCACCGTGGCCTCGTCCAGACTGCGGGAGAAGCGGGGGTAAATTCGCCGGTAAACAATATGGATACCGTTTTCTCTCACATACTCCGGCCGGCGCTCGACCTCTTTGGCTAGCCACTCGTTAGCCTCGCCCTGGTAGTCGAAGTCGATATAAAGCGCCGTCTCCTCCCTGTTCATCGCCCACCACTTGCGGGTGTAGTGAGAGTTGATGAGCCGGCCGATCACCTCATCCAGGGCCGGGCCGGCCTCCATTTCCAGAACGTCCGTTGGGAGTTTGGGCGGTTGGCCTTGGCTGGCCAGTGGTATTTCGGTTACTTTACCCATTTGTGACTCCACCCTTCGTTCCAGGTCCACAAACCTCGTGTCCTATATCCATCTTACACCTCCATCTCCAGCACAAACACCGGCGGGTTAGCCTCCCAGCTGTTCTCTCCATCGCCGTGGATTTCCGTCCACAGCCCCCTAAAATGCGCCACGTCCCGGCACCCCTCGGCCTGGGCGTCGGCCAGGCCGATCTCCTGGAGCCGCTCCAGCCGGATCCGCTTCAGCCGGAAGCGGGCGACCGCCGGCTTGCCCCGGCCGGGCTGAACGGCGTAGGTCCGGCCGACCTCGTAGGCCAGGCGATACTGCCCATCGCCCTTATATTTGTAGACGGCCAGCACTGTGGCACCTGTCGGTAAGATACCAACAGGCCGAAAGGCCGATCCGCCATTCATCAAGAATTGACAGGTGGTATAAGGCGGCACCAGCCGGCGGGTCTGGGTCTTGGCCCGGCCGGTGTGGGGACTGGCGCCGGTGATCCAGGTGTGGGTGTGGGCGAAAATCATTGCACTTCCTCCTCTAAGAAATCAACACCGGCAGGGTCACCCCCTCGGCCACAATCTTATCCACCAACTCATCACCCCGGGGCTCCTCTCCTGTCCAGCCCCTGGGCCACGTGTTGGCCTCGATCAGCTCCAGCACCCTCTCCCGCTCGGCATCGGTGATCAGGTGTAGCTCCGGCCGCCCCAGCACCCGGGCCGCGCCGTTTATCTCCTCCTGGATGGCCAGCACCTGCTCCAGTCCCCAGCGCCGCGCCTCCATCGTAAGCGGGCCCAGTCGGCCCTGCTTGGCCCCGAGCGAGCCGTCCTTCTTACGTTCGCCCCACTTCCTGAGCCGGTTCTGGGGCCGCTTCAGCTCCCGATACACCGCCTTGAGCCTTTGCAATGGGGCCAGGTAGCCCCACCCCGGCAGCTGCACGATCCTGGCCAGGGCCCGGTCCTCCTCGATGAGCATACAGCCGGCGCAGCCGGTCCGGAGGTTCATCTGCTCGTCTTCCTCAAAGCCGTAAATGTCGATTATGGGCCGGCTGTCCAGGCCGATCTCTGGGGCGTAGAAGCGCAGCCAGTCCTCGATGTGGCACAATCGCCAGTGCAGCAGCGGGGCCAGGGTGCTGGCCACCCCGTCCCGGCTGGCGTTCTGAAACCACCCCTGCCCACACTCGCCACCGTCCCGGCTGCACGAGAGAGCGATCCGTTGATCCCGGGCCGCGCTCTCGCCCTGCCGGACACCGGTCAAGACCAGCACCTGGCCGTTTGTTTCGGCCAGGGCCTCAATGGCCCGGGCCATCGGGTCGGCCTTGAGTATCCGGGTACACCAGCGAAAGACGTTGCTGGCCGGCGGGACGCCCCGGCCGAGCATATAAACGTACATCCGATGATCGAACGGCGGCTGGACTACCCGGGCCCTGAAGCCGCAGGATTGGGCGACCTTCAGCGTCTCCAGGGCGGCCAGGTGCAGCGGCAGGAACTCCTGGCGGGTGTCGCTCATCAGGACGGTGATCCCGGCCGGTGGGGGCTCGATGTGGCCCTGCTCGATGAGCCAGGCCAGAAGGGAGACGACCACGGTTGAATCCTTGCCGCCGCTGAAGGCCAGGACCCAGTGGTGGTAGTCGGAGCCGTAGGCCTGGAGTGACTCGACGGTCAGGCCGATAGCTTCGATCAGGGTGAGCCGGTCGCCAAAGAGGGGTTGTTGGGTCAGTCTCATTTGTCCTCCACCACCAGCGGCGGGCTTATCATCGCCACACTGCCGGCGTCCTGGGCTTTAGCCGCCTGCTGGGCAATCGCCCCGGCCAACTGGGTGGCCGATGAGCCGGTGATCAGCATCGGTATCTCGTCCCGGCCCGCCTCCAGGGTCACCACGCTGCCGGTGTTTGGGTTGTATATGCGGGGAGCGCCGGCCAGCTCGTAAACGAACAGTGGGAACTGGCGCGTCTCCGGATCGACCGGAATCAACCGCGCTTCTCTGCGAGACCGCTCCACTGCGGCCCGGCTGCGGCCGATCATCCACCAGGCCACCGATAAAACCCCGGTCACCATGATGGTTGCGCCGGAGCCGATGCCGAAAATGGACAGCCAGTACCAGGTGGCTCGCTTGGCTGCGATCCGGTACGACGCTGTCTGCCGGGCCTCCTCCATGGCCAGCCGGTGCCACTGGTCCCGCTCCTGCCGGGCCTGGGACCGGTCTGCGGCCCGCTGGTGGGCGGCGGTCTCGATTGACCGGCCGACCGAAGAGCCGATCCGAACGGAGAAGATGCTGCAAGATAAGGCGATGAGTAGAACCAGAGCGCCGGTAATGCCGATTTGTTTCATTTCACCACCCCTGCCTTAATCAGGTCTACCAGCGTGTTGTGGATCGATTCCGGCTTGACCTGGTTGATCTTCTCTTTTACCCGCCCCTGCGGTAGCATCATCACTTCCAGGTGCCTGACGAACGCGCCGTCTTTACTTGGTTCATCTTCTACCACCCGAAAAATAACCGCCGGATCGCCGCCGCTATCAATCAACAGAGACACGAATTCGCCCAGGGTGGCCGCGTGCCAGTTGCCGTTGGTGTAGTCGGTAGTCACAATCCCAACCTTTCGCTAATCTTCTGGCTATAATGATCCTTCTTCACCGCCACCCGGGGCAGATACACCCGGGTAGTCCCCACGTTCCTATGCCCCAGCGCTGCCTGGGCCTCCTGGAGGCTGCCGCTCTCCTCGCCCACCCACCTCGCAAACGTGTGCCGGGTCTGGTGCAGGTGGATGTCGCCCAGGCCGGCGGCCCTGGCGTACCGCTTCAAATTGGCCACGAAACCGTGGCTACTGATGGCTCGACCGGCATACTTGCCGGCCTTGCGGCTGACTACCCACAGCGGCGCATCCTCGGCCAGGTCGGCCAGGCTGACACCCCGCCGGGCCAGATAGGCGGCGAGGGCCTCGACGGCCAGAGGGTTGTCGACCTCAAAGGCTTCGTAGTCGCCGCCCTTGACCTGGGAACGGATGATCAGCTTCTCTCCCTTGATCCGCACGTCCCCGGCCCGCAGCTGCACGATCTCCCGCCGGCGCTTGCCGGAGAAGAAGTACAAGGTGAGCATCGCGTAATCCCGCCGGCCCACCAGGTCGTCTCGCTCCCGGACCACCTCCAGCAGCCGGGCCACGTCGTCGTCGCTCAGGGACTGGGTGCTCTCGCTCTGGTAGGGCCGGGGAGCCCGGGGCCGGGCCTCATCGACCGGGTTGCGCTCCACGTGGCCGGCCTCGATGGCCCAGTTATAGAACGATGACACCCGGCTGATCTTGGCGTAGATCGTGGACGTGGCCAGCCCCTGGGCCTCAAGTTCGGCCTGCCAATTCTTGACCTCGACCGGGCCAACGGCGGCCGGGGGCCGGCCGGCGAACTCGAAGAAGTCGAGCGCGGCCTTGGTCTTGTCCCGCAGCAGGTCCCGCCGGCGGGGGCTGGCCGGGTCGGTGACGTGGTCGGCCCATAGGGTGATGACGGTCTGGAGAGCGGCCGGGGTGGACGTGCGGGGGGCGGGGAGGTGACTCATTTGGCCTCCGATTCCGGCAGCTCGTTATCGTCCTCGTAGCCGACAAATGAGGCTTCACAAAAAAAGTCGGGCGGATCAAGGCTTCTCATACCGTGAACGACAAACAAGGCCCGCCGGCCGGACTCCATATCGGCGGCGATAACGTCTCCATCCCGGGGCGGCTCCGACATTTCACCCCAGATACCCTGAGTGGACTTGAGGGGGATGAAGGTCGGCCAAAAGTCGACCCATTCCCGGCCGGGCATATTGCCGCCGATAGGGAAGATTTTGTAATCCCTGTTGAGCGATACGGTTACTGTCATAATAAATCCTTTGTTAATTCAACCCACGCGAGCGCAGCCACGTCAGGAACCTGCCCGTTCCCAAGGGCCTTGAGTCGGTCCACCCGAGAGGCCACCCCATCAGCCACTCGACCCACATCGGGTTCAGTTGCCCACCACGGCCCGGGGCAACCTGGTTGGGTAAACGAACGCTTCGCCCTTTTGCCCGTCTCTCCTGAACCGACGCGTTGTTCCATTTCGTGGCGTCGGTCTGTGTTGGCGCCCTGAATTTCTCCGCCCTGATCACCTGCTCCGATAGCGGCCGGGCGTTGCGCTGGTGTGTTTCCTCTGACGCCTTGCCTGATCGCCAGTCCCTGGCACTCGGGGTCGCCCACCGCTTGACGGCCGTAGCCAACCCGTCCCCGCTCTTTTTGCTCAGACCAGCCCTGTTGTGGTTGCCGTTGACGGTCGGTGTGGGCCAGAGTTTGACCACCTGGGACAGCCTCATAAAACTCTGTTGCCCCGCCTTGTTGACGTGCCTGATTGTGCCGTTTTTGGTCAGGTGCGGCCGGCCGGGTGCTCGATCGGAATGATCCGAATAGACTGGAGTCGGCCATAGCCTCACCGCCCCGTCGAGGCTGAGATGCTTTCGGTCCATCGACGGCCCGGTGTTGTTCCTGGGCGTGGGCCACAATCCAGAGCCTGTCTCGCTGATGCGGCGCTCCCATCTCGGCCGCAGATAACACACGCCATCGAGCATCATACCCGCTCTGGGCCAACTCTTGGAGAATCGTGCCATAGTATCCGTGAGACCCGGCAAGGAGTCCTGGTACATTCTCCAGAAAAACCCACGCCGGCCGGATTTCTCTAATAATGCGAACGGTATCCGGCCAACCGTTCCGCTCGTCTGCCTCGGCTCTGGATTTTCCCGCCAGGCTGAACGGTTGACAGGGGAAACCCGCCGTGACAACCAGAGAGCCGCGTATCGCCCGCAGTTGGCGGATGAACGGCCGTGCCTGATTGTTTCGCTTGGTGAACGACCGGACATCGGACCAGATCGGGGCGTCATCAAGGAGTCCGTCCCTGATCCGTGCCTTGATGATCCTGACCGGATATTCTTCTTTTTCGACGTAGCAGACGGTCTCCCAGCCAAGGAGCCACTTTGTGGCGAGGAGCCCGCCTCCTGCTCCGGCAAATAAAGCCAGCTCATGCATCTCCTGCTTCTTCTTTCTGTCCACCAAACAACCCCACTAACTCATCGCCGGGATACTCATTACAATGACAGCACCGGCCGTCCTCAGTCACCCCGCAGCCCCACTGCTCACAGGACTGGCAGTAGGCCGGGCTTTCGACCACGTGAGGGATGCCGGCGGCCAGCTTATCCTGGTCGGCCAATGGCAGGGCGCGGTCCGCAGGCCGAAACAGCCGGACGGCCAGATCGGTCCAGCCGTCGCACTCGTCCGGCAACCAGCTGCGCCGCCAGGCCAACCGTTTGGCCTCCCTGACGGAGGTGGCCAGGACCAGAGCGGCGGCGTGGTGAGGACCGTAATGCTCAGGGTAGGCGATGTAGGGCTTGAGGGTGGTCATTCGCTGATCTCCAGTACCTCTTCGGTGACCTTGACCAACCGGACCGGCCAGTCGTTGGGGCGTTTTAGCTTCTTGGCGACCTCGAAGAGCTCTTGAGCTTTGGCCTCGTCTTCTATCGGCTCAACGCGGTCGACCTCAGTTATTGAGGTCCAAGCAGCCGCTTGGACCAGGGTTTCAATACGGTAGAATATGGTCGGTTCCATAACGCTCACTCCTAATTAGTCCGCAAACAGCGCCGGCTGCAACTCGGGCTCCGGCTCAGGCGGCTTGCAGTTACAGTTCATAAAGGTCGGTTCGTTGGAGACCTTGCCAACGTAGGTTTCCCAGTCGACCCGCTCGACGGCCAGGCCGCTCTCTATCATTTGGGCCACATTCTGGCCGGTGTCTTTGTCGCCATAGTCGTTTCGGATGGCCAGGCAGCAGCCGCCGGCGTCCCGGCCGATGTAGATGTGAGTTGGTTTTGGTGGATACATTAAGCCTCTCCTTCTGATGGGCCGCCCCGCGCCACCTACCTCCATCTGACCCCGCGCGCCGCGCGGGGCTTCGGTGGTCACAGGGCGGCCGTTTTGGTTTCTGGCGTTTTTATCACAGAACGCCATAACTGGGTGGTCTGTATCCGTCACAGGCACTTAAAACGGGAGTTCCTTTTCCGGCCGCGCAAACTGTTCCGAACGCTTGCCAACCTCATCCTATTGGTTGGGAGGATAACAACCAGCATACGTTTCTGTCAGGTATGCCAGCCGACGACGGGATAATGCTCCCGGTTGGCCTCAAGACGGCCGGGGCCGCACCTCTCCCGGCCGTCGCTCTCGGTGCTACACTGCTATCTATGTGAACGGGTAGAATTACGCCGCAGGTCAAGCCCCCTGCGGTAGGCGTCCGGTCGCCGTGCGGCTGGCGGTGCCGGCATTTATTCCTGGCCGGGGTCCCTGTCTCGTGGGGCGGCTTCTACCCTGCTGGGCTCAAGCTGCTTTTGGTGACACGGGCAATCGCACTGCCCCGTACAGCAGTCGCAGGCGTTGGGCAACAGATTGCCCTGATGGTCGCTGCACCCGTAGGCACAGCACCAACAATCGGCCTGTTGCTCATAATACCATTCTGGATATTCGCCGTGAACGGCTCTGTAGTCAATCAAGTATTGCTCGGCTGGCACTTTGGTTTCACTCCCTCCCGAAAAACTCACCGGCCCACCGGAACTCGATCCCGGCCCACTCGGCACACTCCTGGTCCTCCGGCCGGTCACCCACAAAGAGGCTCCGGTCCCAGTCGACCACATAGCCGGCCTGCCAGGCGTCGACCTCGCACAGGGCCAGCATCCCGATGTCCGGCTTCCGCAGCAGCGACCGGTAGTTGTACGGCTCGACCGTCCCCTTGGGATGGTGGTAGCTGGATTTGATGATGTGAAACGGGTTGCGCTCAAATAGGTTGCAAGTGGCCTCGATCTCAGCCTCGCAGCCGGCCGGGGTTTTGTAGCCGAAGGCGACCCCGCCCTGGTTGGTGATCCCGAAGATCAGATAGCCGTCGTCTCGGTACTGCCAGATTTTCTCCTCGACGCCATCGAAGAGGTCGATGTCCTCCGGCCGGTTGATGAATTCGCCGTTTTTGCTGTAGCGGACCGTGCCGTCCAGGTCGAGGCAGAGCGCCGGCCGGACTTCGTCGGGTACTTCGATGATAGTCTTTTCCCTGGGGATTACGATTAGCTTCATTGGGTATGAGCCTTCCTGGTCTTTCAATATTGGACCGAAAACGACCGTGGCACCTTTGTCCACTAAAACGGCACTCCCTCATAATCGTCGTCGTAGTCGTAGTCTTCGTGCTCGACGTACTCATCCAGCACGTCGCCTGATTCAGCCGGAGCTGCCAGCCGGCGAATTTCCTGGTTGACCTCCCAGATCGTGATCGGCTGCACCTCCAGCGCCCTGGCCGCCATCCGGGCCGCTTGCTCGTCAACGAAGGTGATCGAGTAGATGGCCTGGGGCGAGTAAAGCCGGGTGAATCTAAATTCATCCCCATCGCCGGGGACGTCGACGCGGTGCATGGCCCCGCGCTCGCTGTAGCGGCCGGCTATTTTTTGATGGCCCATAAGTTCGATTATGGCCCAGGTGGTTGGTTCTTCGTTGTTCATTGGTCAGTCCTTTCCCCCTTTATCGTTCCCCCAATCCCAGGATGATCCTCAAGAAACCTCACGAACTTGCCGGCCCGCCTAGCGTAGGCCAACTCTCGACCAGTCGACTCGCCGATGTATCCGTCGACATTCAGGATCAGAACCTCGTCCGCCAGGTCGATCTTTCTCAGGTGTAGCTCGTCAAGCTCTACCTTTATCCGGTCATACTCTTCTTGGGGAAGATTGCCGAAGTGTTCATCGTCGGTGCCGGTGGCCGCCCCGATGCTCAGGACGATTTTGCCGGCCATCGTTTCGCGCAGGCTGGCCCGCTGGAATTCCCGCCAGAACCTGGTCGACCCACAAAGGCAAACAATGGTCGGCCGGGCTGCGTCAAACCAAATTTCCGGATCTGCCCTTGACCAGAAATCACCCAACGCCTCATGTACCGCTTGTTGAACCTCGCCCCACTTCACATATCCGCCCGAATCCTTGAAGTCGGTTTCATAGCCCGCCAGGGCTTTTTGCAAGACGGTGTCGATCTTCTTGCGAACCTGGATTACATCGCGCTCTGTGATACGTCTCTCCTCGCCGATTTCCGCCATTTCCCCTCCAAGTATCGGTTACACTTCCAGTCTCGTTGTGTAACCCGCCGCCCCCACGTATGTAGGGAATAGTTCGCGACCGAACTGGCCAAAAGCGGGGACCCCGGTTCACCCCCACGCGTGTGGGGAATAGCTTGGCCCAGGCCGCCCCGGCCAGCTGCTGGCCCGGTTCACCCCCACGCGTGTGGGGAATAGCTGATTCCTGCTCATCCGGCCGCAGCGGGTTCTCGGTTCACCCCCACGCGTGTGGGGAATAGACTTCGGTTGCCGGTTGGGTTACACTTCCATCCCATTTTACCATACCGAGGAGTCCGCTGTACAGTTTTGAACACGCGTTCTAAACTCTGGTCGCCAGGCCCTGGTGACCAGATAAAACAAGCTACTCTATCCTCCCTTTACCGATCGTTAATTTCTCTCCACCCGGCCACAAATTAACGCCCCTTCATTCCCAAACAAGCTCCGCTAATTTCTCGGGCGACCCGAGACAAACAAGTCGAACTATAACCCTCTCTATTTCTCTCCGGCCACCCGAGAAATAGCGACCACTATAAGCCGGCCTATTTTTCCCGCCAGGCCAGACAAAACAAGTCGGCCTATTCTCAAATAAGGCCATCCATTTTCTCTAAGGAATAAAAAAAGCCGGGCTTGCCCCCGGCTTTACTCTTCCTCCAGGGCCACCGGCCCCGGCTCGAAATCGTCCTTCTGGGCGGCCTCCAGGAACTCCTTGGTCAGCCTGAGTATCCTCCTGTCTCTTGTGGCCTGGTTGGTGGTGATCGAGCCCCGGTTGTCGCTCTTGTCCCCCGGGATGGTAATCTCCGGCAGCAGGTCAAGATGTTCGGGCGGCGTCGTCAAAAACACTACTCCTTCAGAAATCGCTTTCTGGGCCGGGTCGATGATGACCTCTACTCCGTTGATTTTCAGTTTCAGCAGCGGCAGGCCGTTGCTGGCTTCGGTCCATCTGGCATCGGTGATTTTCATCGTACCCTCAGTATATCACAGCCGGCCGGCGATTTCGAGTTTGTAACGAGCGTTGCAAACTCAGTCAATGACAACCGACCCGTTATTTCTGCCAACGTAGTCGAATGGCAGGTCGCCCCCGAGAATGACCACGAATTCATTTTCGTTGTCACCGTAGAACATACTTACCCCGCTGCCTGGGACCCTTTCCATAAAATACGGCGCGATTATCCGATGCAAAGGGACCTCTTGTCGAGTTAGCTCCGAGCCCCCGATGTACACCCCTCCAAAAACAGATGTACTCTCAATGGCCCCCCGGGGCATCGTGGCCCCTGTGTCTCCCGGTTTTATCCCGTTCCTGCTCAAAATATTGGACGCCTCCGATCTGAGCAAGAAGATTGTATCTCTTTCTGTCTTATTCGGCAGGTCCATTCTGGTCAACATCTCCTGGGTAAAGGCGTGCAGGGCCTGGAAGGTTTTATCATAGGCAGCCTTATCGCTGGCTATGGATTTATAATACTTCTCGGCTTTTGATTTGCCATCTCGCCACCAGAACAGCTTTTCGGCCTTGTTCATCTGTTGGACCACGTGGTATTTCAGCGCCTGAGATGCCGGCGACCAGCTACTGCCGGCCTGTTCGCTGGCCCACTTGACGACCAGGTCATAATTACCGCCGGCCTTGTTCACAAAGCCCTTAAGTTGGCCGATCAGTGAGTTCCCACCCCGCAGCCGGTCGAACTGTCGGCCCTGTTCGTCGTAGACCGCGCTGGTATTCACAGCCCCTTTGTAACGCTTCTTGGCGCTGGCCTTCTCGTATCCCTTAATCCCCATCGCCAGGGGCATCTGATCAGTCAGCCCGCCCTTGCGCATCTCCATTCGCTGCCGGCTCATTCCGTCGGCATAGTCGACCTGGAAATCATCGCCCTGCATCGCCTGGCCGGTGGTGGCCATATCCGTGATGTTTCGCAGCCGGCGATCCAGCACGTCCCGGACCTCCTCCGGCACGGCGGCCAGGATTGCCTCCCGCCGGCGCTTTAGCTCCATTACCTGGTCGGAGATGGAATAAAAGTCCAGGTCGCCAAACAAATCGTGAACCTGCCTGTATTGCTTGTCTCGCATCGACCAGAACTCAAGAGGGTAATCGTCCCAGTCGGTCTTTCGCTCGCCCATTGCCCGGAACCTGAACGACCCGCCATTGTCGATGCGCCAGACCCGGCCAGACTTATCAACCAGGACGTTGTCGTAGTCCGCGCCTATCACGTCCCGATTGCCAAACAGCGCGTCGGCCCCAAAATTCTCCTTCATCGCCTCTCTTGCCTTCTTGGCCCGGGCCCCGCCCTTCTTTAGCACGTCGCCCAGCACCTCGCCCTCGATGAACTCGGCCAACTTGACCGGGCCGGCGGGGGTGTCGTACAACTTGAAGCGGGGCACGTTAGCCCCGGCCGCCTGGTAGGCCGCATCGGCGTGAACCTCCTCCAGGATGTGGTCAGGGCTACCGCCTCGCTTGCGGACGTAGCGCCGGCCGGTGACCACGTCCTCGACCAGCTCGGCCCCGGTCGACCCACCCAGTTTACGGACGACGGTCAGCACGGCCGGGTCCGGCGGGAAATCGTCAGGGTCGGGCAGGGGAGCCGGATCCGGCAGGGGGTCAGGGTCCCGGGGCCGGGGCGTGGCCTTGTAACCGCTGCTGGTCGGCTGGGGTGGCGGGCTGTAGCTGCCGGAGGGGGTGGGCTCCAGCGAGGAGCGGTGCTCCTTGCCGTATTTGGCCGGGTCACCCAGCCACTCATCGAAGTTCTGCTTCTTGAGAATTAGGGAAGCGCCGTTGCCGTAAGCGGTGTTGACCTCAAAGCCCCATTTGAGGTACTGGTCCAAGATGGGGCCCTTCGGGGCGAAGGTAACGAAGTCCTTGCCGGCTTGCTTGGCTATTTTCACCACGTCCTGGAGGCCCGCCAGGTTGGTCTCGAAGTCGCTGAAGCCGGCCGAGCCGACCTTGATGATCGAACCCTGCTCCTCGTAAGAAATGACCCCCTTCAGCTTGCCGGTGTCGGAGGCGTACATAAACCCCTTCTGGCCGCCGGCGATTTTATCAGCCGCCACCTGGGCTCCCTTCAAGGCCAGGGGATCGCCGAAGTCCGCCTGGGCCAGCTCTTTTATCTCACCCGTTAGCTTGGCGTCAGTTGGAGGGATGGTCTTACGGTCGTACCCCTTGGGCTCAGGCGGAAGCGGCCGGGGACTGGGCGGCTTGAACTTGGTCGGGGCCTTTTTCCATTCCTTCATCCAGTCAGATTCAAGGTAAAACGAGCCCGGGGTGACCGGCCCGCCATCGTCGGTTGACTTGTATCCAACTTTTGGTGCGGATTGTTTGACCTTGCTTGCTTTGGGGGTCAAGATAATACCCCTGCCGTCCTTAGCGGCTATCTGCCCCAAGTTTATAAGCAGGGTTTTTCCGTTGGTAACTGTATCGCCCCAGGCGTTATGAACATATACATAGTCACTGGACTTGTCATCATAAGTGGCCAGAGCCTTCAGGCTCCCGTCGCTATCCAGAACTACTATGCCCTTGGTGCCGCTTTTACCAATGTCAGCCTTGGTTACAAGTAGCTCCATTTTGTTCTGGTGGCTGATCTGCCCCGCCTGCTTTTCGATGTGATCCAGGAGTGGCTGACTAAAGTTGGTGATCACCACCGGCCCCTTCTGGTCGAACAGGTAGTCGTTGGTCGCCTCCCCACTCAGCAGGTCGCCGTGGGCCTTCGTGGCCGCCTCCAGGACGGCCAGGTCCCGCTTGACCCCCTTCTCGTTGGCCCCCTGCCGTATGAGCTTCTTGGCCTCCTCCGGCGTAGCCCAGACCAACCGCTCGGTCTCGTCATCCATCAACGACCGGTCCCAGCTGTTGGATTTCATCAGGAAGAAGTTGGTCTGGCCGGTGTCTCCCTTGAACTGGCCCGGCACCAGGCCGATGATCTGGCCGTCGTGGCCGGTCTCCTCCTCGACTTCCATTAAGGCCGTCTGGACAGGGTGCTCCTTGGAGTTGTTCATCTTGCCCTTGGGGAAAGTCCAGGCGTAGCCGCCGAATTCGCCGGTCGGCTTTCGCAGCAGCACCCGACCCTGGTCGTCAAAGAGGATTCCGCCGTAGCTCTGGTTTTTCCAGTTGGTCTGCTCGCCCCAATCCGGCCCCAGCTGGTGCAGGTCCTTGATCATCAGGGCCTCGTGATCCAGGCCGGGCAGGGGAGAAGGGCCAGGGGCGACCGGTCCAGTAGGTGGTCGGGGTTGGGCCGGGGTCGGTGAGCCCGGCGGCCGGAATCCGCCCCGGCCGCGCTGCAGGTCCTTGAGGGTGGTCACCTGGGCGCTCGGCCCCCAGGTGCGATTGGGCTTGATCGTGGCCAGCTGGTCAAACTCGAAGCCGCCGGCCTTCCAAAGCTCATACTTGCCCGGGCCCATCATTTCCTTCTGGACCGAAGCCGGCTGCTTCATGAACCACTCGGGGCCGGTCTCAAACTGAACGGGCTCAAAGCCGGGCACCAGCGGAAGCATCGAGCATCTATCTTGGGGATGAAGCGCCATCAGCTCCGAGGTGGGCCAGATGGTGCCGTCCAGGGCCAGGCAGGCCAGGCAGGTGCGAGCCTGCTTGGCGGCCAGCCGGCGGTAGCCCTCGATGCCGGCCCGGGCGTACTGCTGCCGGGCTGACTCCCTGACCGCTCTAACCTGCTGGTCTCTGGCCACCAGTAGCATATGGTTGAGCCCCTGGGCCAGGCCATTTTCAATAATCGACCGGGCTGTTTTGCGCGGGTTCTGGCCCTTGGCTGTGCCGTAGACGAGCTCATTGGTAATCCCGTTGGCTGACAGGGGATAAGCGGCCTGGAGCAGGTCGCCCAGGGGCCGGCCGGCCCCGGCGATAGCCACGATGTTCTCCACGGCGGCGGTATTGAGCTGGTCAAAGGCGAGATCGACCGTACTGCCGCCGGCACTTGACACCGAGGCTTCGATCATCGTCAGGGCGTTTTGAATACCCTCATAGGCCGCGTCGGCCTGGAGCTGCTCGATAATCGGGGCGGCCGTCTGGCCGGTGAAGCGGGCGATCTCGGCCTGCACTTGGACCAGGAGGCGGACGTAGCGCCGCAGCTGGGCCAGCTGCCAGTCCTTGAGTTGCTTGGCCTGGGGCTGGGGCACCTCCGGTATCTCGAAAATGCCCTGGGTGGCCAGGAGCTGGAGGATGTAATCCGGCGCGTAGCCGGCCTCCTGCATCAGCTTGACCGTCTCGGTCATCGGGCTGAGCTTGACCTCGCCGGGCGCGGCGGCCAGTTCGGCGGCCAAAAGCTCGATGTCAGCCTTCAGGCGCTCCTCGACCTTGAGCCACTCGCCGGCCATCTGCTCGATGGCCTCATTGGCCCGGCCGTCGAGCTGCTCCCGAAATTGGTTAGCGAGTTGAACGACTAGCGGATCCGGCATTGTCGGCCTTGAATTCCAAACGTGCGTTTAATAATGTAGAGGGCGGGGGTGGAGCAGGGGGAGAGTTTGTCCAGGCCGGCCGGAGGAGGGGGCAGTCGGGGGCATGCCGGCCGCCGGAATCAAGCTGGCAGTAGGGGCAGTGGTTGGCTATTCGGATTTCACGGCCGTCAGTCGTTGTTTGGATCACCGGATAGCTCCAACAGAATACCGGCCAGCAGTTCAACCACCGGCTCGACCTCACGGCGAAACACGGCCGCCGCAATCTCCTGGGCGTTGCCGGGCAGTTCGGGGATCAGCTCCTGGTTGACCAGCTCTGTGATCCCGGCCAGTCGGACGTGAACCAGCTCGTGGATGATGGTCTTTCGCCACTCGCGGGTTGATTCATCGGGGATGTCGTCTCTGATCTCCAGCTGGGCCCGGCGGATGTCCGGCCACAGGGTAATATGGGCGCTGGTATGGCCGGATCCGTCACCGCCGGGGTGGGGGCTCAAACTGGTCTCGAAAGTCCACTCCTGGAGCAGGAGGGTGGATTTCCATTCGGTGATACAGTCGATAACCCACTCGGGGACGGTTTTCATCACGCCGCCTTGTCCATCTGCCGGCCGGCCTCGACCATTCTTTGCAACCAGTCATCGGCCTGAGCCTGCTCCAGGCCGTAGATGCCGGTCAAGACCTGCATCCCGGCCACCCCAAAGCGCTGGGCCGTGGTCTCCAACCGGTCGAGGTGGCTCAGCACCGGCCGGACAGGGCGAATGTCGGGCAGTCGCTGCCGGACGAACTTCAGGAAGTGTACGGCCTGGGCCTCGGTGAAGTCGAAGTGGGTGACCAGAACCTCTACGGCCGCCTGGCCCATCGCCATAAGCAGGGCCTCGACCTCCTTGCGGCGGGCCTGCTGGCGGGCTTTCTTTTTGGCTTCGGCTCTACGGTTTCGCTTCACGAGCCCACCCTCCGGTAATACCCATATCTCTGCCGGGCGATCTCGATGTCTTCGCAGAATTTCTCGACCGCCTCCCGGATGGTTGAAGCCGGGAAGGTGGAGGAGATGGTGTTGTTGTCGCTTCCGAACTTTTCGTCACCAGTGGGAACGCCGCTTTCGTCCAGGGATGTAACCGTGGCCCGAACAATGGAGCGGGTGAGCCAGCGTGGCCGGTCCCAGTAGCTGCGGAAAATACGGATCGAGACCGGATAATCGCCGTCTTTGAGCCGGACCTCCATCTCGTCGATCTCGTAAAGCGTCTCGTGGCGGCATTTATCCCGGCCCAAAAAGAAATCAACGAAGTTGAAGTTGCCTTCCCAGCCAGTGGCGTCGTCCATCCAGTCGCTTTCGCTGCGCCACAGTTTCCACCACAGGCTGCCGGCGTAAACGGTGAGGTCGACCTCTTTCGGCCAGGGTCGATACCACCAATCGAGGTTTTTGACCCAGCGTCGCGGCACAATGCCGGCGACACTCACCCAAATGGCCACCGGCGGCAGGGCGACATGGAACCCAAGGTCGTTCTCGTCGCCACCAACCGATAGGCCGATGAAACAAAAGCTAGATTTGAAGTTCCACTCAACCTTGGCAGAAAATCTACCCTCAGACTTGTGTATCCAGGCCCGGCCGTGCCAGAAGCCGGAGCCTTGCTTGATCCGATTTCCGAGCCGGTCGAACTTTCTATTCAGGTTTTGCCAGCTCACCCAAAACCTGCCATCTAAAATGTATTTCACGGCCAAACTCTCCTTGTGAGTTTTATTAGCTCGGTCCAGGAGTGATCATATCGCCGCTCCCGGCTGCGCTTCATCCGCCAGATGAGATCAATCAGCCAGATGTTCATCATTCCTCCCTCGGCCCGCCAACCTGCTCAAACCGGCCCACCTTCCGGACCGGAACGGTCGAGACTTTCCGCATAGCACCCCTTTCACCTTCCTGATGTTGTACTCGCGCTGCCGGTATCTTCTCTGGTGGTGATGTTGATTTTTGCATCGGTCCCCTTGCCGGGCCAATCTCGTGCAGGGTATATCATCGTTTCTAAACAATCACACCGCTCCCTCTGGCAAAACGGACACAAGAAAATGTTTGTCTGCCGCCCCTCCGGTCGGTCCTCCCATCTCTTTGGATACCGGTCCGTGTATGAAGTCATCCTACTCCTCCTCTCCCTCCGGCTGCTCCAGGCCGGTCGACTGCTGCCCGCCGGCCAGCTGCCGCTGGGCGTTCAGTACGGCCGTGGCCAGGCTCTGCTGCTGCCTTTGGCTGCTCTCCTCCTGCTCGGTAGCGATCTGGCCGGCCTCGGCGTCGGCGTCGTCCACCCCCACCCGGCTCATTGCCGTTCGCTTCGAGATGATCTGAGCCTCGACCAGCTCCCTGGCCACCCGCTGCTCGTCGCCCGAGATGGGACCCAGGTCGACCCGGCACTCGGCGTCAACCCGGAGCTCCTCGTACCGGCCGGCCTGGCCGGAGAATTCGGCCGCCATCGCCAGTACCGTCTCCAGGAGCCAAGCGGTGGCCTTCTCCAGTTGATCCTTGCTGTCCAGCAGGGACTGCCGGAAGTCGGTCTGGGCCTGTTTGCGGCTCTCACCGCTGGCCGTGGCGTCGCCGGTGATCAGGACGTGCAGCTGGTCAACCTCCTCCAGGATGCAGCTGTAGGCCTCCCGCTTGGTCTCGGCAAAGGTTTCTACCGGCACCGGGTTCCGGTAGACCACCGAAGGAGTTGCCACCACTGTGTTACCCTGATCGTCTTCGGTCACCACGCCGGAGAGGAAGTTCGTAGCCCCGGGCCCGACGTGCAGGGGCTCCGGTACGAACTTGGTTTCCCCCGGCCGGTCCGGATCGGGTATATCTTTGCCGGGCAGCTGGGCATTAAAAAACGTGCGTTCCAGAAAGCCGCCCTGGATCACGTTGCGCTGAAGCATCGTGAGCGCCAGGTTAAGCAGCTTCTGGTTTTGCCGGACCTGCTCGGTAATAAGCAGCCGGCGATTCATCTCAAACATCGTCAGCCGGCCACCCAGGTTGAAGCGCCAGGGCTCGGGCTGCTCTTCTTCCTCGCCTTCGTCGCTGGTCGCTTCGGCCAGCCGGATCACCGTCCAGTCGCCATCCAGGTAGATCAGCTCGGCCAGCTTTTGATTGTTGCGCTCAAAGAGGTAGATGCCGATGTCCTGCATCGTGTTTCGGTCCCGGGGCACGGCCGCCTGCTCCGGCTCCGGATGGTGCAGGTAGATGCGGCCTATAGCCTCCTCGACCGGCTCCCGGGGCACCAAGCCGTCGACCAGGAGCCCCGGCGGCACAAAGAGCCTGAGAGAGCCCCGCTTGGCCAGGAGCATCGTCTCGGCCGCTTCCCTGAGCACCTTATGGCAGCCCCGATCCTCCCACCAGCCGTTAAGCAGCATCTCGGCCTCGTCGATCAAGGTCTGCTCCTGGGCCGTGGGCTCCTCGCCGTCGGCCAGCGGCCGGCGGACGGTCAGCCGCCAGCGCGGCTCCCGGCCGATCACCCCGGCGCTATGCCTCTCGGCCACCTCGGCGATGGTGTTTTTGGAGACGAAGGCTCGCTGGATTTCGAGCAGCATCTGGCTATATAGCTTATGTTTCATATCCAGCATCGGGCCGGACCAGCCGTCGCCATCCTGCCAGTGGTCGCCGTGGTAGTAGGCCCGGTTGGCCTTTAGCCAATCCTCGCCCCGGTCCGGAATACGCTCCTCGGCGTCCTTGAGGGTCAGTTCATCGAATGTAGCCATTCTCTCCTCCGATCAGGTGACGGTAGTCGTTGGTCGCCTGCCAGTCGATGCTATGGTTCCCACGGTCGTGGGACAAAAGCCAGCGGTCGTGGTACAACTCGGCCCAGCGGGCCTCCCGGTCAAGAGCGGCCTCCAGCTCCCGGATGCGGCGCTGCGCGGCTTCGATGTCCTGGGGTGTGTCGGTCATTTTCAAACGTCCGTTACAAACTGTGGGAGCGGGGCCTGCTTTTCTGATCCCGCTGCTCGTTTTTCTTCAGCCGGACCAGCCCCTGGCTCAGGGTGTCGACCTGGTCGCTGAAAGCGCCGTTAGGAAAAGAGGCGCACTCGTCGATCAGGCCGTCGACCCAGGGCGCGATGGCCGGGTGGGGTAGGTAGACGTTGCCGGCCTCGATGTCTGGGGTCACGGCGTTGGCCCTGGAGACTTTGTCCCCCTCCGGATTGACCGCGATTAGGCCGGCGACACTGCTGCGCAGGGTCTGGATCACGGCCGGCCCGTTGGCCTTATCCTCGACCAGCTTGGCGTGAGCGGCCGGGTGGCGGGTGGTCACCCGGCGGACGGCGGCCAGGGTGGCCGGGAAGTCCCACCGATCTCGCTCTTGGTCGAGCAGGAACTTGTCGGCCCCCAGCCGGGCCCAGACCTGGCCGGCCACAAAGGCGCTGGACTTGGTGTCCTTGAAGGCCATATCCCAGCTCTGGAGCTGCTCGGTGAAAAACGCCGGCAACTCCCTTTGCTCGCACTCAAAGAGAGAGCCGTCCGGCAGCTTGATCCGGTAAGGCGGCAGGTTGGAGCCGGGCGGAATCCAGAAGCGCCACCATTTTTTCTTAAAGATGTCGCCCTCGGCCGGGCTGGGCCGCTGCTGGAGCTGGGCGGCAGACGCCCGGGAGCCAAGCGAAATCTTCAGGTTGTCGATGGCCTCCTGGTCGAAGTGATCCGGCCACAAGAGCTCGCCCGGCTCAGTGCGGGGGTCTTCAAAGCCGATGGCCGTCACATAGGTGGTCGGCTCATACTCGGCCGGCAGGCACAGGTGCTCGTAGCTTTCGCCCCCTTGCTCCATCTTTTCCAGGACGTGGCCGGTCAGGTCCTGTTCGTGACCCCGCTGCATCAGGATCACCTTATTGCCGCTCTTGGGGTCGTTGAGGCGGGTGCTCATCGTCTCATCCCACCAGTCCAGGACCCCCTCCCGGATCAGGTCGCTCTCGACCTCCTTCATCTTGTGGGGGTCGTCGACCACGATGATGTCGCCGCCCTCGCCGGTGGCGCTGCCGCCTACGCTGGTGGCGATCCGGTAGCCGGAGCGGTCGTTCTCAAAGCGCATCTTCTCGTTCTGGTCGCCGGTCAGCCGAAAGACGTGGCCCCAGCGGGCCTGATACCAGGGCGATTTGATCACTCGCCGGCTCTTGACGTTATCCCGGATGGCCAGCTTCTCGGCGTAGGAGGCAAAGAGCCAGCGCAGCTCCGGCCGCCAGGTCCAGGCCCAGGTCGGCCAGAAGACAGAGACGGTCAGGGATTTCATATGGCGCGGGGGGATGTTGATGATCAGGTTTTTGATCCAGCCCCAGGTGACCGCCTCCAGGTGGTCGCTGATGGCGTCGATATGCCAGTTGGAGATGAAGTCGGTGGCCGGCTCGACCACGGGCCAGGCGGCCTGGATGTATTGCGAGAGCGAAATGAACTCGTCAGAAAGCAAGGCCTCCAGGTAGGCCCGCTCCCGGCCGGTCATATGCTGCTGAAGCTGACTGACCTCCCACTCGTCAATCATCGTCGCTCACGCGCCCTTTGACCTTGGTCAGTAGTTCCACGATCCGCCGGGCCCGACCATCGTCGTCCATCGTGGTGTCTTCGGTCTTGATCGGCCCGCCGCCCGGTCCGCTGAATTCGTGTTTCTCCTTGCGTCCGCCGGTCTCTTTGGCCAGGTCGTCCAGCAGGCCGCGCAGCTCCCGAATGATGGCGGCGTTGAAGTGTTCGATGTCGACCCGTTCGGCGTCAATTCCGGAGCCGATCTGCTTGGCGTCCTGGAGCCAGATGTTGATCAACTTGCCGGTAGCCGGGTCTTTTTTGAGCATCTCGCCCAGAAGCAGAGAGGTCAGGTTTTTCAGGACGGTGACCCGCTCGTAGTCGAGGGCTAGGCCCTGCTCCATCGCCTGCCGCCGGCGTCGCTCGGCCATTTCGGTCTTTTGATGGTCAAGATAGGCTTCGTAATCAGCGGCCCGTTTTTGCCATTCAAAATCCTTTGACCAACGCTTTAAGGTGGTAATTCGCCTGGTTGGTGGTAACGGTTCGGATACGGCCTGGTAACGGTCGTGTAGCTTCTGTAAGCTCCGGCCGGGTCCCATCCGCAAGTAGTCGTTGCAGGCCAGGATCGCCTTTTTGGTCTCGCGCTCTTTGCGCTCGCCGTAAACTAATTCAACTGCCATCGCTTCCCCCTGGAAAGCTCAAAGATAAATTATCCCCCGGCTTCGAGGGCGGCCAGCCGCTCGCCGATGGTTTTGATTCCCGGCCGAAACAGCTGAAAGACCAGGGCCACCCCGGAGTGGTCCGGCCTCATCCCCACCCCGGAGTGGCGGATGTTGAGCCGTTCGCCCACTTAGTGCTCCTTTGTCGGACCTCCGGATTGAACTTCCTTCTTTTCCCGGGCCAGCTGGTGCCAGCCGGCGGTCATCGTAGCCAGGGTAACCAGGCCTCCGTAAACGATCTCGACCTGGCGATACTTTTCTTTATCGGGGATGTGCCGCCAGCCGGAGAGCAGCTCAAAGAGCCGGGATTGCATCTGTCCTATTCGCAGGATATTGCCGTTGACCTCGTCGAACGCGGTCGCCTTGCGGCGAGCCAGGTCTGATAGCCGGGAGCGCCGCTTGAGCACGCCAACCACAACCGCCAGGGCGACCGCGCTGGCGGTAACGACCACCGCCCGGGGAATATCGGCCGGCCACAGCTGCCAGGCGCTGTAAGCTCCGGTCCACAGGGCGGCGACCAGCCCGGCCCGCAAGCCACTAATAAAAGCGGCGACGGCGACAACCGGAAAAAGGATAGCGGCAGTGCTGGGGATAATGTCTGGCCACAGGGTGGACAGGTAGCAATATCCAATAGTGATCAAAACGGTTCCTGCTGGCCCGACCAGCCGATTAGTCCAGTTTTTCATCCGACTGCTCCTTGAATAATTTTTCGTAAATCTCTCTAATGAGGTTGACCAGGAGACGGGACTGGGTGGAGAAGTTTCTGAGTTCGTATTTGATCGAGGGGACCTCGTCGATCTTCGGGTAATAGGACAAGAGCTGTTTCTGTATTTCGTCAACGAGCGTTTGAAGTTGCTCCAGGTCGGCCTTGATGTCCGACCTGATGAAGCCGTAGGCGTCGTCGAGCTTATCCTGGGAGTTGGCCACCAACTCAGCCATAACCTGCTGGGCTGCCGCTCCCTCGGCCAGGTGGTAGGCAGTCTCAAGATCGGACTGCTTCTGGACGTGTTCCCGGTGGTCGGCCTGGGCGTCAATCTCGGCCCCGAGCTGCTGGCGGGCCTTCTCTAGCTCGGCCTCCAGTCGCTTGTTGCGCTCCTCCAGCCGCTGGCGCGACTCCTCAAGCTCCAGCTCCAACCGCTTGTTCTGAGCCTCGATTTCAGCCTTGAGCCGCTGAGTGGTCCGTTCTCTGATCAAAAGCCAGACAGCCCCGGCGGCCGGGGCGATGAAGGCTAAAAATGCGGCAATTTCCTGGAGTGATGGCATAAGTACAAAAAAAACGACCCTCGGACGGCGACGGGGTGTCCGAGGGCCTTTAAAATTGTAAGCGGCGGGGTAGCCCGCACTGGACTCCCGCCGCTGACAGTAGTGTAGCACGTTTGTTCCGACTTTGCAACGTTTATTTTTCTCGTCCGGCCCGGGAGAAAATAGAGCGGCTTAACCGGCGATTAATGGCCGTTATTTTCTCGGGTGGCCGGGAGAAAATAAACTGGGCTATTTCCAGAATAGGCTCCGGTAATTCGTGTGGACAAGAGAGAGAAATAAGCCCGCCTTTAGTCGCCACTATTTCTCTCCTGTGGCCAGAGAAATTAGTTGGCGCTATCCCTGGTTTACCGGCTGATAATTTCTGACGAACGACCACACAAAAAGGCCGGCTTATCTTGCATTTAGCGACCAGTAATTTCCTTGGTGGCTGTCACAAAATAAGCCGGCCTATTTTGAATTTAACGCCTTTTGATTTGTCGCCCCGGCCGGCAGAAAAGAGCCTCTTTCGGTGACCGGCCGGGGCTAGACTGGCCCTATGGAACCAAGCAGAGAACTCGCCAAATTATTCGCCCAGGCCCTGGTTGACCCGGCCTTCTGCCGGCAGCTGCTGGGGGATCCGGCCGGATCCGGCCAGGACTTCGACCTCTCCGATCAGGAACGGGCCACCCTGGCCGGAATCCGGCCCGGGTCGCTGGCCGAACTGGCCCAGGCCTTTCTCACCACTCCTGAGCGGTGACCCGCTCGGCGGCCATTTGCAGTACGTCGGCCGGCAGGCTTTCGACCAGCCACTCGGCCGCGATCTTGCGCCGCTCCTGCCGGCGGGCCTCCTCTTCGGCCTGGGTGATCTCGTGAAGCACCAGGGCGACCAGGTCGCTGCGGTGAGGCTGGTCGATCCGGAGGCCGCGCTGCTCAAGATTGGTCACTACGTTCTGGGCCCGCTGGAGCGGGGACCATTTGATGGCAAGGGGATTGTCCATAGCTTCCTCCTGGTTGCGCTTATTATATCACAGAACGGACGTTTCAGTTTCTCTTGCCCGGCTCATCGACGTAGAGCGGTTCGATGGGTGTTTTGCTCAGAGCTTCAAAGGACTGCCGGACGACCTCGACCGCCTCCCGGTCGCCTGAAGCGCCAGAGAGGTGGATCATCAGGTAGCCGTTGTCTTTGGGATCGGTGTAGTTTTTGTGGAGCACGAACCAATAAATGGTATCGTCCTCCTGATGCTCCATCACTACGTCCCGATCCGGCCCCTGGGCCCGGCCGGCCTGTTCGTGGAAGAGGTCATACAAGCCCAGCTCGTTGAGTTTTTTGATGACCATTTGGTCATCGAGGTTCATAATCGCCTGTTTCATTGATACTTTCTCCTGTTTTCGTCTGTGGCCGTGTCGGAGCCGGCCGTAAAGCCGACCACAAAGCCGTCGATTAGGCCGACCAAGCCACAAATCGCGCCAACGATAATAGTCACGTTATCCTCCCAAAATTTCAGGTTTCTTGATGGTAAATCCCGCCGCCCGCTCGTGGCCGTCGCCGCCGTAGAGCCGGGCCACCTGGTTAACGTGGACTCCGCTGGCAGCAGTGGCCCGCAGGCTGAAGCGGCGGTGGTTGGCCTCGTCGCAGTAGCTGGCGGCAAACGGCTCACCTACGGCCAGCAGATTGCACAAATCGCTGGCCAGGAAGTGGGGCGCGTTGACGCACGGCACGTTGTAGCCGCCGATCTCGACCCGGACCACCGGGCCGTTTGCGAGCTTGGCGATCTGGTTGTTTCGCTCCCGCATAATGGCCCGGCCCTCCTCGGCCAGGCGGTAGACCGCGCCCCGGCTCTCCCACTTGCTCCACAGGTTGAAATCCTGGCGGTAGCTACAGATGGCCGCGTAGACTTCCCGGGAGTGATCCAGCTTCCAGCGGTACAGGTCGCCTTCCTGGATGTACTCCAAAAAGAGCGGCGGCTCGCAGCCGTAAAAGAAATGGCCCCAGGCCATCATGCAGCCAGCCTGGTCGCCGACCCGAACGAACTCCAGGCCAGCCAGGGCCTCTCTGGCCCCGTCGTGGTGGTCCAGGACGATCAGGCTTTTGGCCTGGCGGTGTATCTCCAGGAGGACGTCCCGGGGATACCAGAAGTCGACGATGACCACCTCCTGGCCGGCCACGTCGGGAGGTTCGTCGCCGTAGGCAGCCGGAATGAACCTGACCGATACCTCATTTTGCCGGGCCCAGCGGTTGACCACCCAGGCGGCTCCGAAGCCGTCCGGGCAATCGGCGTGGTAAATGCAGATCATTGCAAAAGCTCCTTGTAGATTTCTACGGAATGGTCAGAACCTGAGACGGTAATGGCCTGGTCGGTCAATTCGACTATCAGGCCGGCCAGGGTATAAATAGCTTGATCAGGCCAACCCTTCAGGGAGTCAAAAAGTCGCCAGCCGTTCGCGGTCCAAATCCAGAAAATAATGTCTTCTGGCCGGTCCTGCTCCTGGCCCCGGATATACTCGATCTTGAATAGCCGGCCACCTTTGGCAAAGATTTTGTGGGTTTGATTTTCGACCAGAACCTCTGGTTCGACGTGGTGAGCAGGTTTAACCATTGGTTTTCTCCTCCAATACGTCCAGGATTTCTCCCATAAAGACTTCAAGGTCGGTTAGCATAAAGCCAATGGCGATAAAGCCGAGAACAATCCGTAATACGTTCCCGTCGATAGCGACACCGGGTTTTGCCCACCTGCCGACGACAAGATAAACGGTGAATCCGTTCATGGTGAGCCCTCCTCGACTTCCCGCCTGGCTATGGCCTCTTTTTGTAGCTCGATTGCCTTATCCAGGGCGTCGCTCGGGTTGCTGAACTGCAAAACATCGCCAGTTGAACTGATGGGTATCTCGTTTATGGCCGGCGTCCACCAGCTGATGGGCCTTCCGTGTATGATCTGGGTAATGGTCACAGCCCCGGGCACTCCAGTTTTTATGATCCTTTTTGCATCCTCTATGGTCAGATGTCTATCATCCATCAGGGCCTCTCCCGTTCGTTTGGTCGCCATTCGTCTCCAGCCACACTTCACACGTAAAGCAGCCGCCGCTGCCGGAGATGGTCACGTTTTCCGGCAGTCTGATCTTCCGGGTGTAAGCCTGGGCCTCGGCCAGCTGCTTCTGGTTAACCACGATGCCCCGGGGCTCCTGTCCAAACCTGGTCCAATAGTCCTCCAGGGCCTGACCGAGGTTGAGGCCGATGTTCGCAGTTGCGAACCTGTAGTTCAGGAGAGGCACTAGACCACCCCCCCCACAGCCCCGGCCAGCTTCTCCCGGTCGGCCAGTAGGTCACCCACAAAAATGACCTTGTCGCTGAACTTCCGGGCCTGATGGCCCCCGGCCCCAATCACGACCGAGACCATCTTAACCGGCCGGCCGGAGCGAACCTCGTCCAGTCGCTCCATAAAGTCGGCCGGGGGTGAGGCAAAGTCGGCATCGGTGAGCAGCAGCACGTCGGCCTTCAGGTCATCCGCCTCGATCACATCCAGGGCCGCCGCCAGTGGGTTATACGGCTCGGTCCCACCGCCGTAGAAGTGACCCAGGTGGTGAAGCAGGCTCTCCATATCCGGCTTGCCCGCCTCCGGGGCTCGCCAGATTTCAGACTGCCCCGCCCCCGAGAAGGGGATGCAGACAAACGGCCGGCCGTCCCGCCGGGCGATCTCCAGCAGGGCCCACTCCAGGGCCACGGCCAGGGCGTGGGGCGCTCCCTCCATCGAGCCGCTCTCATCCCGGACCATCACCAGCGGCCCCCGGCCCTCCTGGCTCTCGCCTTCATACTGGCGGTGCATAATGGCGTTATCGACCGCCCGCCGCTGCCAGTCCTGGCGGATCGCTGCCGCCGGCGAAACCATCCGGGCCATCTCGGCCGTGGCCATCCGGGACGGGACCAGGGCCTGCTTGCGGTAGCCGGTCAGCTCCGTCCGGCCCCGGGGGCTCTTTCGCCACTCGGCCCGGACCATCCGCCGGGCCCAGCCCAGAAGCTCGGCCAGCTCCTGGAGGTTGGGCTGACGGGCCATCAGGTCCATAACGCCCCGGACCTGCTCAGGGTCGACGTACTCCCCGCTTCCGCCGGCGGCCTGGCTGAAGCCTCGCACCACCTGGCTGACCTGCTGTCCCTCCTGGGCCGCCTGGCCGGCGGCCTGGTTGAGGGCGGCGGTGACCTGGGCCTCGTGGCCGGCCATTGCCTCATCGGCTGCGGCCTTAAACTCGTCGGCTGCCGCCTGCATCTCCTGGGCCCGGGCCTCGGCCGCTTCTTGTTGATAGGTGGCCTGCGGCAGCTGCTGCTCGTAATCCCGCAGGCGGGCCGGGTCGTCGGTCTGCTCCATTATCTGCCCCAGCAGCTCGGAGAAATCTCGGGCCGCCTGGGCCTGCCGGTGGGCCTCGTCGGCCTTCTTCTGGGCGACCGACTGCTGCTTGATCGCCTCTTTGACCTCATCGGGCAGGTGCTTCATCACCCGGTCGACGTAGACCTCGGCCCCCACCGCCGCGCTGACCAGATCGCCCACGCTGCCGGCCCGGAGCTTCTGGTACTCCGGGGTCTGCCGGCCCCGCTCGACCAGCTGCCGCAGACCGGAGAGGGCAGCTGGGCAGGGTTCGGCCAGGCGGGGAGCCGCCTTGTACAGGTCCAGGAAGGCGTCCTGAGCCGGCTGGCCGCCGCCCAGCTCATCCCGGGCCCGGCTGTTTGCCGTCGAGAGGCGGGGGTAAGCTCCCACCGCCTGGCGGTAGTCGGCCAGATCGAAGCGGTTGGCCTCAAAGATCGATTCAACGTCCTTAATTCGCCACAGTCTGGTCATCTTACACCTTCCAATCCAGGACTTCTTCCCAGACCTGATCCGCCTGCTCGATCACGGTCTGGAGCCGGCCGGTGTAGCCGTTGGCTCCCCGGTCGATCAATTCCTGAGCCTGCTTCGACAATTTCCGGCCCCGGCTGATCACTTCCTGCCGGGCCATCATATCACCCCGGGCGATGCTGTCCCGGGCCTTTTTGAGATCGGCCAGCAGGGCCTCGGCGTCCAGCACCTCCCCGGCCAGGGGATCGGTCTGGCTCATCACCAGGTTGGCCACCTCTTCCCGCTCGTCCAGCTCGTTCCAGAGCGTCCAGCGACCCACGGCCAGGTGGCGCGGTTCAGGGTCGACCCCTTCAAGTAGGGCGGCCGCACAGGCCAGCTTCAGGGTCTTTCGCCAGCGCCGGTCGGAGACGCTGCGACCGTTCTGGCCCAGCTCCCGCCACAGGCTGACCAGCACTTCCTTGAGGTCGGCCGGCGGGTTAAGGGCCATCAGCTCAGCGGCGGCGGCCGTCAGCCGCAGGTGGTCCGGGGTCAGATCCGGGTAGAAGGGCCGGGTGCCGCCGGCATCGGCCGTCAGCATCAGATCAAACAGGCCCGCGTCCCGGATGTAGCCCACCGCCAGCCGGACCAGGAATCGATCCCAGTCGGCCTGCTGGTTTTTGTCGGTCGGGACGTGGTTGCTGTCGGCGATGGCAGACAGGAGGGGGATGGCCCGCTCCACGTCGCCGTCGTGGACCTTGCGGCTCTCAAGCGCCGTCTTGAAAATGTTAGTCACGGTCGAGGAGGCCTCCCAGACCTCGTTGATGTAGAAGACGTCGGCTACGGCAATCCCGGCCCAACGGCGGGTGTACTGGCCCTGGCTGAAGGCCACAGCGTCGATGGGTCCGAATACCTCGTCGGTGGTGGTTTCGGCCGTGATCTGCCGCTCGGCAAAGGTGCCGCCGATCCCGGCGGCCAGGGTCTCGATCACCGCCGTCTTGGCCGTCCCCGGCGGGCCGTAGACGAAGGTGTGCTCGCCGGCCACAAGAGCCGTCAGGGCGGCCTCGATCAGTTCGGAGCGGTCGATGAACTTGGCCTCAAGCTCACCCCACAGGGCTTGCAGGTCGTTTGATACCTGGGCCAGGTCGGCCGGGCCATCGGCCGGCTGCTCGTCGGTCTGCCAGGCCCGGCCGGCCAGGAGGGCGCGAATAGGGCGGGCCGGCTGGGTGAGTGTGATGGTACGACCATTAATTTGAGTGTGCATCGGTGCTCTCCTCTAGCTTATCGTGGGCGGTGAACATCGCCGTCTGGCACATATGGAGCATATCGGCCAGGGCTTGCATCTCCTCGCCCAGCGTCTCTTGGTACAGTTTGATTGATGATTTGATCTCCAGGAAGTCGGCCGAGGCCTGCTCGACCCGCCGCTGGGTGGCCAGCTGGCCCCGCTTATCAGGCGTGGTCAGGGCCTCCATCGTCGAGGTGAGCCGGGTCTTGAACTGCCGGATCACCCCCTCGGCCACCTCGGCCCGGTTGCGCTGGCTAATGGCGCTGCCGTCGTCGTCCACCTTGTAGACCTGGCAGGTCAGGGCGCTGTCGGTCACCTTCCACTCCTGGAGGCCCAGGATAAAGGCCTGGAGGCTATCCAGCTTGGATTGGACCCCGACCACCCCGCCGGGGATGAAGTAGGTCCCATCGGCCAGGCAGGTGGCGCTCAGTTTCTCCAGGTAGGAGCGGATTTTGTAACGCACGTCCTGACCATCGGCCATACTTAGCTGGCGCTGGTACTCCGTCTGCATCCGGTGGATCAGGGCCGGAATGTTGCCGTTGGTGGCTCCACTGGGGTCGTAGTCGGGATGGTAGAGACCGACGAACTTATCGGCGTCGTCCAGCCGGTCGTCGTCGTACTTCAAGACGGCCACCGACTTCATATCTAGCTGCTTGTCCCGCTTGTCGGCCCCCTTGACGATGATGTAGCGGACCAGGTGCCGGGTGGTGGAAGAGATAATCTTGGTCTCGGCTACCACCGCCGGCTCGCAACTGTACTTGGCTTTGACCTGGGCGGTGTAGGCCTCCGGCACGATCAACTTCTGCCGTTTGAGGTTCGTCGCCTTCTCCCAGGCGTGGCGGGGCTGCGGCGGGCTGGGGATGTAGTCCAGGTCGAAGCCCACCGCGCCGGCCAGCTCTTCAAGGTCGTCGTATGGCGCGGCCACGTCGGCCATGCGCCAGATTACCAGATAACCTATCATCGTTTTCTCCTGATTACTCTCTCTCCCAGGCGTCGGAGACCTCTGCGGCCAACCAGGCCAGGTCGATCTCGACCGGCTCAAATACCGGAGCCTTGGGCGTCCCCCGACCGGCGAAAAAACCGGCCGGATGCTTGAACCAGCTATCAAGCTCAGAGTAAATGGCCTCTGCCTGACCATCAGTTGCCGTGTAATTTCTAAGGCCGGCCAGGATGGTCTCAACCAACTCGCCAACGTGGGGCTCCTGCCATTCACCGGCCCGCATGATGCCGACCGGGTAAGTGGTGCCACCCTCGACCTCGGTCGGCTCACCCTCAAACACAACCACCCTCGCCCCGGCCTCGTAGGCGGCAAAGGCGTGCCCACTGGTGCCGTGCCGGATGCCCCATACCTGGCCGTCGTCCGACTTATAGACGACCTTTTGGGCCAGGTCTCGCTTGACCTCGACCTGCTTGCGCAGACGAGTCTCCAGGGCGTCCAATAAGCTGAAGCCCATCTGCAGGACGGCCATATCCGACACCCGGCCGTCTTCGCTTTCGTCCTTCATTCTTGACTTGTAGCCAGCAAAGATGGCGTGTAAGCCAAGCTCCCGGCTCTGATTGGCCTCATCCCGGCCGGTGTCGCCGGCAAAAACGAGATCAACGAGCGGCCGCAGGTAGTCCAGCTCCCAGGAGCCGGACCAGGAATACAGGAAGTAATTCACAAACTCGTACACCTGCCGGGCTGCGCAGGTGTCGTTAGCCGCCTGGCCGGGCAGGTGGTGGTGGTCGAACCGTAGCCGGCTGTCATCGAACTCCCGGCCGGTATCGACCACGGCGGTCGCTTCGGCCAGAACGTCAGGGTCAGGGTTGCCGGTGTTGACAAAAGCAACCTCGGCCTCGGCCATCGCGTGAAATCTCTTGAGCAGCCAGACGCCCGTTACGGCGTCCAGATCAGGGTTCGTGTGAGTAACGATTGTTTTAGGCATTTTATTCTTCTCTTTCTTACGTAGGGTTGCAATTGAGCCCCGGCCAAGCCGGGACCTTTGGGTTGACTACTGCTGCGCCTCCATATGCTCCTTAACGGCCGCGTACATCTCGGCCAGCCGCTCCTGGAGTCCGCCGTTGGCGGGCAGGGAGGTGAAACCCAGTTCCTTGAGCAGTTTCTTGGCCGGGCCTTCCTTGAGGTTGAACTCCAGGTGCATCTGGAACAGGAGGTCCTCCAGGGTTTTGAAGGCCGGCGGGTTGCTCTGGTCAGAGGCGGCCGCTTGCAGCCGGGCCTCGACCTCGGTCTTCCAGGCTTTGGCCAGGTCTATCCCGGACTGGTGGCCGGTCTTCTCCTTGACCTGGGCCAGGGCGTTTAAGGCGTGGTGGACGTTTTTGAACGGCGTCACGATCTCGCCGTCTACCTCCCGGGTCTGCTCCATCGCCAGATCGGCCGCCTGCCGGTCGGAGGCGAACTGCTCGATCTGGTCCCAGTCGACCACCTGGGCCGCGTAGAAGGCGGCTTCGATCTGCTTCCAGACGCCTTTGAACATATTGCCCGGCTCATCCCAGATCACCCGGCCGTTCAACTCCGGCCGGTTCCGAGCCTCCTCGATCTCGACCCCGTAGCGACCGCTGTTCAGGTGAACCTTCAAGACCAGGTTGACGTTGCGCTGAAACTTCAGCCGCTCCTGGTCGGTGATCGAGGTCTTCATCACCAGATTGCCGGACTGGTCGCCGCCCTGGTGCTCATGGGAGACCCAGATGCAGCTGACGCCGTAATTGGCGATCATCGCCACCTGCTCCATATAGTGAGCCTTCGGCTGGAACAGGGCCGACTTATTCTTGAACTTGGGGCCCAGGGCCTGCTGCCGCTCCTGGGGAGTTTTGTCGGCGTAGGCCATCGCCCACTCGACCCAGTGCCGGAACTCGGGGCTGATACTGTCCCAGACCAGCGACCGGGCTCCGGAGCCGGGGAAGTTGCGCCGAAGGTTTTCCATAATGTGATCGGCACTGGCCCAGACCGTTGGGTCAGATGGGTCACTGACCGGCCAGACATCGACCCCTTCGGCCAGGGCCAGGTCCCGGTAGACCTCGAAGCGCTGATCCATCGGGATCACGACCCCGGGCTGATTTTCCCGGATGAAGTCCAGGGCCAGGGTGGTTTTGCCACCCCGGGCTACGCCGTAGAGCCAGCAAAAGATCGGCTCTTTGTGATCTTGTTTGAATTTTGGAAATCCCATTCGTTACGCTCCTATCACTTGCCGGGCGCAGGTATCGAACCCGGCCCAGTAAACTATTCGTGTTTTGCCATTTTCTCCCAGGTGGCAGGCCTTCGGCCTGGCCTTCATCTTCCGTTCGGCCCGGTCGCAGGCCTCAAGGCCGCTGTCGGCGTTGGTTCGTACCGTGGCCACCAGCTGGCCCTGCCGTCTCACTTCAACGTCGTAGGTATTCATACTAATGCTCCGATTGGTTCATCAGATAAAATCTCAAAGGTGGCTCCGTTAGCGGCCTTCTCTTGCAACCGGCCGGCACACTCGTCGCAGCGCTTCACGGTGTAGGCCTCCCGGCTGTCGACAATTACCAGCCGGCGGCGGGCCGTCCGCCGGCAGCGGACCAGATACGGGCCGCCGGGGTCGGGATTGCGGTGCCAGGCGTCGCAGTGGGTGCCGAGGCCGGCCGGTCTGGAGGTGACGTTTACGGTCTGTGACATCTTCCGAGTCCTTTCGCTACCGGGCCTTAAACTGCCAGTTGTTTCGGCGCTTACGGTTGCAGGCGTCCGGCCGCAGGGCCGCCGCGTAGCCTCGCTCACGCTCCTCGGCGGTGAGTTGCCGAGGCTTGGGGCTGTGGGTCACCGGCTCCTGGCCCAGGAGCTGCTGAATACTGTGACCGATGTTCTGGATGGCCGGCTTGGGCTTGGGGCCCGGCTCGTCGACAACGGCGGGGGCCTCTAGGTGATCGGCTTCGGTGGCCCCGGCGGTCGGAAAGAGCCGGCGGAGAGCGACCTTGAGGCCGGCGGCCGGGTTGCCGGTTCGCTGGGCCTGAAGCAAAATGGAGCGGTTGAGATTGTGTCTCTCGACTACATTCTCTAAATGCTTCATTTGACGATCTCTGGTTTTCTGTGCTACACTCATCTCAAGTCACCTTTCTTTGGTCGGAGAGACTGACTATCGAGCGGCCCGGTGTTCGCAGCACCCGGCCGCTCGCTTTTTACCAGGGTCGCCCTTCGAGGATGACCTGGATTTCTTCATCCTCGTCGGCCTCTTCGTTGCCGTTAGCCCGGTCGACCAGCTCCCGGGTGGCCTCGTAGGTCTCGGCCTGCTGCTCGAAGTACGAGCTGCGGCCCAAGACGCTGTCGGCCCGCCAGCTTTTGCCGGCGTAGCGGGAGCCGGAGGACCGGCGGGAGCGGCGCTTCTTTTTCTTAGGCTTTTTGGCCGCTTCCAGCTTGGCGTTTTCAAAGCGCCGGATGAAGTCCGGGTCAGCTCCCTCGGGAACCGGGGCCAGACTGCCATCGCTTAGGACTACAAAACTTTTACCATTTTGAGACATTTGTGCTATACTCCTTGTGTTCTCCGGTGCTTTCGCACCAATTAAAGGAGCCCCACCCGGCCGTACTCCCGCCGGCCGGTGGGGCTTTTTTATTGGCTATTCTCTTGAGCGGACAAGTCCAGGATATGCTCCCGGAGGGCGACGGTGATCAGCAGGGTCTCGCCTTGTTGGACGGACCAGTCTTCGGACCAGTCGGTCTGAGGGCCGAAGTCCCGCCGGAAGGTGGCCAGGGTGGCCTTGAAATTCTTGGGGCCGACCGTTTTGCGCTCCATCCAGGTGAGCCACTCGACTTCGTACTTGGCGGCCTCGGTCTGGGGAAGGGCGCTGTCGGCTTCGGGCTGTTGACTTCGATAATCGTTGATAAACGGTAGATTGTAGGCCATCGAAAGGTCCTTTCTGTGAAGAATTTCTAACGGGTGTTTATAATCTCTAGTATATAATATTCAGTGTATATTGTCAACCTGATAAACCTTAAAAATATACACTCCAGTATACATTGTAGACAACAAAAAAGGGCCGCCGAGTGGCGACCCTTGAGGGTGAGCGGGCTGCTATTTTACTCCAGAGCTTCCACCAACTTCGCTTCGGCTTCGGCTCGCATCCGGTCCAGATCGGCCTGGCTGCCGCCGTACTGCTCCACCAGGGCCCGGTCGGCCTGGTCGACGGCCTGGTCGACCAGGGTATACGGCAACTGCTCAGCCATTTGAGACAGGTTGACTTCCTGATCGGACCAGGCGGCCAGTGCCCCCTGGGTGACTGGTATCGACTGCCGGGCCGTTTCCCAGGCCGGCTCAAAGCCCGGCGGCGGCTCCTGCTCCAGCTTCTGGGATACGGCCTCCAGGATGGCCGTCGCTCCGATCACGACCCCCAGCCGCTCGCCAATGGCTTCCGGGCTGTCGGCCGGACGGCCGGGCAATTCGGAAAGTAACGCCAGGGTGGAATCGTAGGTCACCAGGGCGAGATAAGCCTGCTGGACCCCCTCGGTCATCTCGGCCGGGGGCTGGGCTGGCTCCTGGGGCTGATCGGCCACCGGCCCGGCCGGGGGTGGGGCCTCCTCGGTAGGCTGCGCATCTTCGGCGGGTGGCGGTAATTCGTCGCCAGTAACGGAGTCCGCGGACTCGGCCGGCGGCGGGCCGGCCACTTCGGCCGAACGGTTGAGCCATAAAAAACCGAGCAGGCCAACCATACCAACACTAACGCACAAGAGCAGGACGAAGACAACCGAAAGAATCAGGGTGATGCGATCGTTTTTGATCTCTTCAAGCATTATCCACCTCGTTTTTGTCCAGTATAACCGATTTTGACGGACTTCTCAACGTGCGTTCTGAGAAATCCTTAAAATATATAGTGAAGTGTATATACTGTCTTGACCAGCTCGGAAAGCTGTGATACTATCTTAGAAACGGTCGCCCAGGGGCGGCCCAAACCAAACAGAAAGGAGAGTGCTGTTGATGCTGGCCACCGCTATTATGGAACAAGAGGAACAAAAAACATTCCTGGAGCAGCGTCTTGACGAGATGGGCAAAACCATCGACTGGCTTTGCCGGGAGATCGACCGGTCGTACAGTCACACTTACGGTATCGTAAAAAACGGGTACAAGCCCGGAGCTCGCCTGGATACCCTGCGAGCAATTGCTGATGCCGTCGGCGTGCCTCTGTCTGAATTCCTGGAAAAGCACAAAGAAGACGAAAGTAAGGGATAATAAAAAAGACGCCCCCACCGACTGAGGCAGGAGCGTCTTCCTTTTGTTCTGTAATGGCAATCGCCAGCTACAGAACCGCTCACCCGGACCCGTCGCCAAACAACCCCGGGTGAACAACAGCACTCGCCGCTCTTTCGAGCGACTAATCACGCTACCCTCAGAAGGGTAGGAGATTTATATTCATGAACCGGCAACAAAAAACAGGTCACCAGTTAGTGGGGAAGGCGGGACTCGAACCCGCACGCCTTTCGGCACATGATCCTAAATCATCTGCCGAAGGCTCCCCGTTGGCAACCTGCTCGAAAAACCAAGCGGTACGTGAGAGATTATCACGTATCGCCTTTGATTCCCGGCCCATAGCGCTCGATCATCTCCCTCAAAATATCGGGCTGATCGAGGATGTATTTTTTTGTCGTGTTCATATCCAGATGACCCAGCAGGGTCTGGAGCCGGAACGGATCTCCGGCTTTGGCCAGCTCCGTGGCGAACCTGCGTCGCCAGGCGTGGGGATTGACCTCGGCCTCTTCTGGCAGGCCGGCCGCGATTTTCCAGCGGTCAAGCAGCTTGTTGATCGTATTGACCGCCAGCTTGTCCCCGACTTGATTGTACTGGTTAGCCTTCAGGCTGACAAACAGCCAGTCACTGGCTGGCCGGGCCTCGATCCAGATCGCCAGGGCCGTGACGGTGGTCGCCACGAGTGGAATCAACCGTTCGTGGCCGAATTTGCCCCGCAACTTGACCAGGCCGCCGGCCAGGTCGAGCCACTCCCATCTGACAGAAACCACCTCCTCTCTACGCGCTCCGGTGCTGAGCAGGAAGCGCATAATAGCGGCGTCCCGGCGGGCGATCACGGAATCGTCGGCTTCGGCCGCCCGGATCATCCGGTAAGCGTACTCCAGCCGGATGATCGGCTGCGACTGGCGGGGAACCTCAACCGGCTCGAAGCGGTCGAACGGATTGCGCTTCATCTTGCCCCGGCGGACCAACCAGCCGAAAAAAGTCCGAAGGGCGGTTTCGGTGCCTTTGATGGTATTGGCGGTGTATCCGGCCTCTCTAAGGCCGGCAAAGAACTTGTCAAGATGTTTAGCTTTTACTTTTTTGGGCTTGAGCTTGCGGCTAGTTGTGAATTCGGCCCAGTGACTGAGCCTTTGGCGATACCACTCGACGGTCACCGGCTTGCGGCGGACGGCCTTGCCGGTAGCGAAACGGTCGATTAATCGGTCCCACCTTTTCATAGATTAATCGACCTCCTAACGGGTTTTAATTGAGGTTTCATTTTCTCCTCCTGGTACTTTGGTACTGGTTGATAGATACACCATTATATACACAAAACGGAGGAGGAATTGGGCCGCCCCCGTCGCCAACCGTTGGCGGCCCAATGAAAAAGTCCGGCCTGTCGTAGGGGCGGCAGGCCGGGTTGTTAAGGATCAGACTCATTCTATCACGGATTCCGAAAAATCCAGGCTAACCAAATTAAATTCAAATTTTAATCAGAAAAAAGGTTTTTTTATGACAGCGACGACATTATCCATCCTGATTGCAATCTGGTCCCTACTCCTGGCCGGCGGCATCGGCTACGCGGTCTATATTTACCATAATTCATTTGAGCAGGGTTGGACCTGGCTCAGCGTGGTGATCGGCGACGGCTGGACCGACATCGGCACCGTGGCCGCCATCCTGACCATTTTACTGTCGGGCGATCCGGTCAACCCCTGGTTTGTGGCCGTACAGCCGATTATCAGTCACCTGCTGACCGGCGGACCGATGATCGCCGGCCAGCTCTGGAAAAAGCGGGCCCAGGAGCGCCGGGCCGAAAAACTCAAGGACAAGGTCGAGAATGGTGAACAGTAATCTCCAGGGTTGGCCCGATGAGGCCGTCGAGCCGGCCGAACTGATCCTGGCCGAAGCGCGGCGGATCGGTAGCCTGATCGACACCCTCCAGGTGGAGGGAATCAAAGACAAGAATTACAAGGTGGTCGACATCCTGCTGCCGCTTGTCGAGGAGAAAGCCCGGGCCATCAAGAAGCAGGCCCGGCGGATAGCCGGCAAGGCCGGGAAGCGGCGCGGCCGGCCGCCGAAGTGGAGCGAGGTAGCCCTGGACGTGGTGGCCCAGAGCGGCAAGATCGTCCGGGCGATGGAGCTGATCGGGCCGGAGCGGAAGCAGAACAACTGGATCGTCGTGGCCCGACTGGTCGACATCTCGGCCGGGGCGGCCCGGGACATCCAGGCCGGGATGAAGCTGATCCCAATGGAATCGGACGGGGTGACCATCCCCGAAATTTTCAACGAATTGAGGTGAGAGATGATTGCAGAACAATTAGATTGCCCCAGTGGAAAGGATGCCTTCCCGGACTTTGGTTCGGCCCATCGGGTCGCCACAGATTATTGCCAGCGACACCGGCACCGGCTCTACACCTACCCCTGCCCGGAGTGCGGCTGGTGGCACAATACCAGCCAGCACCAGCGGCTGGGCAAAATCCCAAAAGCGATAGCCAACCGGTCCGCCCGGGTGCCGGCGGCGGTAGCGGCCTGATGGACCACGGGGCGGCGGTGCAGCTGGTGACAAAAGTAGTAGAGAAGTACATCCAGGACCGGCTGGAGGTCAACGCTAACCTGCATGAGCGGTTCGGGCTGGATACGCCGGCGGGCCTCAAGGCCAGCCGGGAGCGGGCCAGGCTCAGGGAGGCGCTGGCCGTGATCCGGCAGAAACCATTAATGAGTGAGCCGGCGTAGGGGCCGGTGACAAGCGAAAGAGCGGATTAATGACAAGCATAATTACACAATCTATTACGGCGGAAATCGACCGGCAGCACAATAAGCGGAAGCGACACCTCCGGGACGCCAACAGGGCTTGGTGTCGATGGTTTGGCTACGCCGATCAAGTGGCGGATGGAGGCCAGGAACTTTGGGGAAGATACCTCTACCATATGGAGCAAGCGCGGCTGGCCAGGGAGGAAATCACGACCCTGCGAGCGCAGCTACCGGCGATGGAAGGGGTGGTCACCAATGGCTAGAGGGCGAATGGTAAACAACTCGATCAGCCGCAGCTCAAAGTTCAAAAACCTCCCCGATGACACCTGCCGGCTCCTGGCCACCTGGATCATCAGCCATCTGGACAAAAACGGCGTCTTCTACGGTGACCCGGTGATGGTCCGCTCCCTTGTCTTCCCCTGGCGCAGCGACGTCTCAATCGAGGCGGTGGAGCACTACCTCCAGGAGATGCAGAAGGTCGGCCTGATCGTTCTCTTCGAAGCCGACGGCGAAAAATGGCAATACTGGCCCGGCTTCAACGACAACCAGATCGGACTCAGGGCCGACCGGGAGACGTCAACCTACCCGGAGCCACCCCAGGACAGCAGCCAGGACGGCGACAATGACCAGGACGCCCCGACACCTGACGGAAACCTGGATCAGGAGGCCCAACCGCCTTCCGGAAACTTGCCGGAAGAAAGCCGGAACCATTCCGGAAGCGTGCCGCCAGAACGGCGGCCTAATAAGAAGTTTAAAGAGAAGGTTAATTTAAAGACTCCTACTACTATCGCGCACGCGCATGCGAGAGAGGGCCCTGAACAAGGAATTAGAGAAAAAATCCCGAAACAAAACCCGGCTGATCAACTGGCCACCTATTACCAGCAAGAAACCGGAAACGCCCCCAGGGGGATTACGGACGCCCAGATGTGGGAGGATGATTGTTGCGACATTTTAGACCTGGCCGGGGGTGACGTCGGCCGGGCGAGGGGGTTGATAGACGAGGCTGTAGAAATTTTAAACAGGGGGCGGTACACCCACAAGTCGCCGGGTAGCTTGATCAAGACAATCACCGGGCAGATTCAGCAAGTGGAACGAAAGAACGGAGCGCAAAATGGACATTCAGGCAAACGGAAGAAGCCACGACCGACAGAAGAGACCGTTACCGCTGGGCACAGTGCTAGAGCGGCAGCTATCGCAGCAAGGTCCCGATGAGTACCGCTACAGCTGCGAACACTGCGGCCGGATTGTGGAGCCCGGCAGCATGCAGATGAGCGACGAGGTGACCGTTTATTGGCGTGTTTCGTGTGATTGCCCGGCGGTGACCGAGGAGCGCAACCGGCAGCTGGCAGAGCAAAAGCACCAGGAGAAGCAGGCGGCCTACGGGGAAATTGTTTCACGGGCTGGCGGCATTGACGCCGGCCGCTACGCCCGGATGACATTTGAGAACTGGGACATCGCCCGTCACGGCCTGGCCAGAAAGCACCTAGGAGATGTCATTGAGTACACCGAAACCTACAGCCGGGAGCGGAATCTGCTGTGGCTCTGGGGGGGGGAGTACGGGGTAGGTAAAACCCACCTGGCCGTTTCGGCCCTGCGCAAAATGGCCTGGGACGCCATAGATGCCGGCCCGCCCAACCTGTCCGTTCGCTTCGTCGAGTGGGTTCTGCACTGCTCCCGGGTTCAGCAGAGCTGGGACAAGAGCGACAATCCCGGCCCGACCGAGGGCCAGCTTTGGCGGGGGATGAATTACGCCACGTTTCTGGTGATAGACGACATCGACAAGCGGATGCCTAGCGAATGGGCCCTGGGCAAACTGTATGAGGTCATTCACTACCGCTACATGTACGAGAAGCCGTTGATTATCACCGCCAATCACAGCCTGGACGATCTGGCTGATGTCTGGCGGCGGCAAGGTGGCTACGTGGCCGACATCGGAGGAGCGCTACTCAGCCGCCTTACCGGCCAGCTATGGGCGCAAGTCCAGGTCGTAGGGCCGGATCAACGAGCGGTGGTTTAAGGGGGGGGCGATGACCAGCTTCAAGAAGACCTATAACACCGAGCACGGCAGCTTCTCTATCACCCCGCTCACCGAGGGCTTCCTGCTGGAGTTTTCGTACAACTCCGACCTGGTCCACGACCTGAAGCTCCTGCCGCCCCACGCCCGGCGGTGGGTGAAGGACCGGCGGGCCTGGTGGGTGAGCGGGCTGTACTTTCCCGGCGTGGCCGATTTCCTGATGGCTCATTTCGGGGTCGATCTCACCCCGGAGCGCAATAATCCGGCGGTGCCGGCCATTGAACTATTAGGCAGAGCGGAATAAGGAGCGACTTGTGGAAATAACGACGGTATTTAACTACACCCAACTGGACGCCGAGACCCGGATCGTGGTCGAGCAGCGGACCAGCGAGATCAAAACCCTGATGCGCCGGACGGCCCAGGATATTATCGAGATTGGGGAGAAGTTGATCGAGGTAAAAGAGCGATTGCCCCACGGCGCTTTTGGTGGGTGGCTTGAAAGTGAGTTTGGGTGGAGCCAAGAGACAGCGCGGCGCTTTATGAACGTTGCTCGTGAATTCCCTCAAATTCCAACCGGGTTGGAATTTCAAGCAAAGGCGCTGTATTTGCTGGCAGAACCAAAAACCCCCGACGAAGCCCGGCAGGAGGCCATCGCCCGGGCTGAAGCCGGCGAGCGGATCACCTATTCCACCGGCCGGGACATTGTCGACCGGCACAAGGAACCAAAACAGAACGGCAGCACCTTCCAGGCTACCGTCCCCAGCCCGATTCCGGCCGACACCCGGCCGCTTTATGGCAAGGACGAGCACCTGGAGGCCGCTATCGAGGAATCGGCCCTGCCGATCTGTGAGGGCTGCGGCCAGGTTTACGAAGGGGCCACCTGCCCGGATTGCCGGCCCCAGCAGCCCAACTACAAGCGGGACAATAAGGCCAACCGAGAGGGAGACATCTACGTCCCCAAGGGATACGACGCCTGCCAGACCCCGCCCTATGCCATTGATCCCCTGCTGCCCTACATCGAGCGCTTTACCACGATCTGGGAGCCGGCCCGGGGAGAGGGCTATCTGGTCGAGGGCCTTTACGACGCCGGCTTCGAGGTTGTTTCATCTGACCTGCTGGACGGCCAGAATTTTTTCGATTATGAGCCGGATGGTCTCTGGGACTGCCTGGTCACGAACCCGCCCTATAGCATTAAGTACCCGTGGCTTGAGCGCTGCTATCAGCTGGGCCAGCCCTTCGCCCTCCTGATGCCGGTTGAAATGTTGGGGGCCAAAACGGCCCAGGATATGTTTCGGGTCTTCGGCCTGGAGTTGATCCTGCTGGACAAGCGGATCAACTTCAAGATGCCCAACAAGGGTTGGGATGGGGCCGGAGCCCAGTTCCCGGTGGCCTGGTTCACCTGGGGACTCAAAATAGGGAAGGAAATTACCTATGCAACGGTCGACCGGAGTGACCAGCCAATTTACTAAGACTCCCCAGTACATCCGGGGGATGCAAGTCGAGGCGTTTCTGGATGACTACTTCGAGGCCCGGGGCTTTACCATCGAGAAAACGACCCCGCACCAGGAGCGGGTACTCTGCCTGGGGGACAGGATATTCAGCAAGGACGGAACGACCTGGTTTGTTGAATACAAGTCCGGAATCCAGACCTTCTACACCGGCAATATCTTCCTGGAGACCATCTCGGTCGACACCGCCGGCAAGCCGGGCTGGGTCTACACCAGCCGGGCCGATTACATCCTCTACGCGGCCCTGCTCAACGGGGTGATCCTGGTCTTCTGGCCGGACGAGCTGCGGGCCCAGATGGATAGCCTGAAGCTAAAATTTCGAGAAGTGGCGACCAGCAAAAACCAGAACGACGGCTATAACACCCACGGCTTGATCGTCCCGCTGGATTACGCCAAAAAACATCTAGCCAGAGAAGTGATAGACCTTTAGGAGCATACCTATGTGGATTTTTACCCCCTTCGGCTTCTTCAGCATCGTGCAGAAGCCGGGCGACACCAAACTGACGGTCCGGGCCCGGGTGGCCGAGGACCTGGACAATCTCCGAACGCGCGTTCCGGGATTAGGCGAGACGGTGGCCGGAGCCGGCACCGACTACCGCTACCGGGCCACGGTCAGCCCCACGAACCTCGGGATTGGCCTGGCCCAGATCATCCGGGGACTGGACTACAGCAACTTCAAGACCGAGGTCCACCGGCAGCAGGGGCCGGCCCGGGCGGCGGCTTATGGCCTGGTCTGGGGGCAATTGTTGGACCTGGGAGAGATGGCCCGGCCGGACAAATCAAGCCGGCGGCAGACGGCCGTCCGGATAGAGTAGAGCACAGGAGGCGGCGGAAGTGAAACGAAACGGAAAAACCCCAACACGTCTATCCCCTCGCAAGGCCCAGCAGTTCATCGCCGGCCTGGCGGCCCAGATCCGGCTTGACGGGCAGCTCCTGGCCGAGTGTGCCGAGGTGCTGGCCGACTGCGACCCGGTCCTGGCGGCCAGGGTGAGCGAGCGGGTGGAGAACATAGAACGAGCTGTCAGGGGAGCGCTGAATGAACAACAACGGTAACTATCTCAAATTCCTGCAACAAAAAGCCGACATCGCCGTCCGGGCCGGCTTCCATCTCGACCCGAACGATCTCGACCCCGCCTTGCTAAAGCCTCACCAGCGAGACGCCGTGGTCTGGTCTGCTCGCCAGGGGAGAGCTCTGGTGGCAATGAGCTTTGGCCTGGGCAAAACCAGAATCCAGATCGAGCTGGGCCGCCAGGTTCTGGCCCGCCGCCGCGGCGGTAAGTTCCTTATCGTTTGCCCCCTTGGGGTAAAGCATCAGTTTTCCGAAGAGGACGGGCCCGCTATGGGCGTCCGGTTCCAGTACGTCCGGACTGACGCCGAGATCGAGGCGGCAGACACGCCGTATCTGATCACCAACTACGAGCGGGTTAGAGACGGCGACATCGACCCCCGGCTGCATGATATCGCCGGAGTCAGCCTGGATGAGGGCAGCGTCCTCCGGAGCTTGGACAGCAAAACCTACCACATCTTCAACGAAGTTTTTGCCGGCGTCCCGTACCGGTGGGTCTGCACAGCCACTCCCGACCCCAACCGATACCGGGAGCTTATTTACTACGCCAACTTCCTGGACATTATGGACAACGGCCAGGCCCTGACCCGCTTTTTCCAGCGGGACGTGAACAAGGCCGGCAATTTGACCCTGATCCCCAACCAGGAAAAGAAGTTCTGGCTGTGGGTGGCCAGCTGGGCGCTCTTTGTCTACAAGCCCAGCGACCTGGGCTACTCAGACGAGGGCTACGAGTTGCCGCCACTTCAGGTTCACTGGCACCGCCTCCCGGTTGACCACCAACGGGCCTGGGAGCAAACCGACAACCGGGGCCAGCACCGGCTGTTTCTGGATGCGGCCGGTGGGGTCCGGGAGGCGGTTGCCGAAAAGCGGGCCACGATGGCCGCCCGGGTAGGCAAGATGGTCGAGATCATCGAGGCCAATCCCGGCCACCACTGGCTCCTATGGCACCACCTGGAGGATGAGCGGCGGGCCATCGAGCGGGCCGTCCCGGACGCGATCAGCGTCTACGGCTCCCAGGCCCTGGAGCTCCGAGAGGAGCGCATCCTGGGTTTTAGCCGGGGTCAGTTCCCGATCCTGGCCACCAAGCCGGAGATCGCCGGATCCGGCTGTAACTTCCAGCACTACTGCTCGGACGCCGTCTTTCTGGGTGTCGATTACAAGTTTCAGGATTTCATCCAGGCCGTTCACCGGCTATACCGCTTCCAGCAGGGAAAAGAGGTTAACATCCATATCATCTACGCCGAGAGCGAAGATCAGGTGGTTAAGGCCCTTCAACGCAAGTGGAGCCAGTACGAGCGGCAGGTAGAGAAGATGCAGCGGATCGTGAGAAAATATGGACTTTCCCACGCGGCCTTAACCAGCGACCTGAAGCGCCAGATCGGCATCGACCGGCGGGAGGCGGGAGGCAAACGATTCACGGCGGTCAATAACGACTGTGTTTTGGAGATGCCTCGGCTGGAGGACAATTCGGTCGATATGATTATGACCTCGATCCCGTTTGGTAATCACTACGAATATACCATCCAGTACGAGGACTTTGGTCACAACTCGACCGATGTCGAGTTTTGGGAGCAGATGGATTTTCTCATCCCCCAGCTCCTGCGGGTGACAAAGCCCGGCCGGGTGGCGGCCATTCACGTCAAAGACCGGGTTCTCTACGGCCACCAGACGCCCCACGGCTTCACCGAAATTGCGCCATTCTCTGATGAGTGCGTGATGGCTTTCCGGGAGCACGGCTGGATGTACGAAGGCCGGCGGACCATCGTTACCGACGTGGTCCGGGAGAACGCGTCAACATACCGGCTGGGATGGACCGAGATGACCAAGGATGCCACCAAGATGGGTTCCGGCCTGCCGGAGTACCTGCTTCTTTTCCGAAAGCCGCCGACCGACAATTCTGATCAATACGCCGATGAGCCGGTGACTAAAGACAAGGCCGACTACAGCCGGGCCCGGTGGCAAATCGCAGCTCATGGCTTTTGGCGGTCAAATGGAAACGGCATGCTGCAGCCGGCCGAGCTCTATGACTACGAGGCCCACGTGGCCCGGCTGGAAACCAAAGAGGCGGCGGGCAACCTGCCGGCTCATTTTTTCTACGAGCCACCGGTCAGCACCAGCGATTGGGTCTGGGACGACATCGTTTTTATGCGCTGCCTCAACAGCGAGCAGCGGCGCAAGCAGCAGGAAAACCACCTGTGTCCCCTGCCGTTTGACATCGTGGAGCGGGCCATCCGGCTCTATAGCAATGAAGATGATCTGATCCTGGACCCGTTCGCCGGCCTCTTTACTGTGCCGTATCTGGCTGTCAAACTCGGCCGGCGCGGCTATGGGATCGAGTTGAGCGACACCTACTTCGAGAATGGCGTCAGGTACTGCGAGACAATTGAGCAGCAGGCCCTGGCCCCGACCCTGTTTGATTGGCTGGCGACTACGGAAGCCAAATCAGCAGGGGTGGCTCAGCCGGCGATGAATGGCAAGACGGCAAAATAAAACCGGCCCACCGGCCGTAACCCGGTGGGCCTCGGCCAGGCGAGCGCACTATCTCCCGGCCGACCCTATTATACTAAAAGGAGCGCATTATGGAAGGACTTGTAATTCAGTTGCGAACGGATCAGGTAAGGCCGGTCGACTGGCTCGACGAGCGAATATACTGCAAATATGCCCGGGCCGACGACATTGAGGGGGCCGGCAGCTGCCCGCAGCTGAATGCACGGCCCCGGTACTGCCGGCTCAACGGAGCCGAGCGGGCGGATCTGTGCGTGTTCGATCTGCCGGAGACGGATGAGGTCTGGCAGCGGACCCGGGAGAGTGTGGCGGAGTATAAGCGGCAGGGGTGGTCAGAATGAGCGCCCGACCATTCAGGTTCCAGAACAGTCCCCAGGCGATTAGAGACCTTCACCAAATCAGGGCGCAACTCAAGACTTATATCGGCAAGTATGGCCCCGGCCCGGGTCGCAGCCTGGACGAGGCTGTCTTCATCCTTGACGAAGAGCTGGAGGCTGCACAGCGAGCCCTTCCCCAGGAGCCGGCCGATGAGTAGCTACTTCGGCGTGATCGGCAACCGGGACTATATCAAGATCGACGGCCGGCCCCGGCCCTACTGGGAGTTCCTGGACGAGCAACCGGCCGGCTGGCTCACCTCCCTGGCCTACGCCCGGGAGGACCTGCCGCCTCGCCAGCGAATGATCTTCGACTGCGGGGCCTGGAGCTACCGGGCCGAAGCGGTGCCGCAGCTGCGCGGCGAACGGGTCACGGCCGGCTGGGCCTTCCGGCAGTACCTGGCCCGGGCCCGGCCCGGCGATTACCTCATCGCTCCGGACCATATGTTAATCGGTCGCTACGGCAACCTGGAGGAGCGCCGGCGATTCAACCGCCGGTCGGCTGCTGAGTTCCTGGAGCTGGTGGCGGGGACGGACTTCGAGCCGGTGGTCACGGCCCACGGGGTCGACCTGGCCGAGAAGGTAGAGAACGCCCGTTGGCTGGCCGACCTGGGTTATGAAGCCATCGCCCTGGGTGGCCTGGCCGGCCGGGCCAGCGCCAAGGCGGATAACATCGCGGCGGTGGAGGCCATCCGGGCTGAGCTGCCCTGGCACTATCTGCACGTCCTGGGCCTCTCCTCGCCGGATTATGCGGGGCAGTGGAGCCGGTTGGGGATTAATAGCTTCGACGGCTCCAGTCACTTCAAGCAAGCCTTCACGGCCGGGATCTATTTTATGGAGCAGGATGGGGAGCTGGTCCGGCATAAGGCGGCCCGGACCGAACGGGGCCGGCCGGACCGGCTGCTTGAACCGATCACCGCGCCTCGCTGCGACTGCCGGGCCTGCGAGGTGCTGCGCCGGCAGGGGGTGGATACGCGGACGTATGGATCGAATGAGAATAATATGGGGCGGGCGGCTCACAACCAGAATATGCTGATGCGGGCCCACCGGCGGCAGATGGAGGTGGCGGCGGTATGAGCGTGAAGCTGATCGGCTGCCGGGGTGGCGACCCGGACGCCCCTCGCCTGCTCCAGGCCGAGGGATGGCTGTACGGCTTTCGGAGCGACGCCACGGCCTACGGGCGGCCCTACTTCGTGGACATCAAATGGCGGGATTACGACTGGAGTGAGCACCTGGCCGTGATCCGCTTCTGGCAGCCTGACCTGGCCATGGTGGCCGATTACGAATCGCCGGCCCAAAAGAGGGAGATGTTGGCCCAGGTCTGGGACGTGCTGGGGGCCGGCAGCTGGCCGATGGTCTGCCCCAAATTCCCTGGGGCGGCGGCCGACGTTCCGGCCGGAGTGATCGTGGCTATCTCGGTGCCCACCAGCTACGCCGGATTTTTACCGGAGTCTGGAGAGGTCGCCGGCCGGAAGCTGCACCTGCTGGGCGGTCATCCTGATCAATATGTGATCCTGATGCGTAAATATGCCGGGTCCAGGATCGTTAGCCTCGACTGCTCGGCTATCTTCCAGAAGGCCCAGGACTACGGCTCTTTCTGGAGCGCCAGGCGAAATACCTGGCGGGAGGTAAGGAATCGATTCCACAGCCATACGCTAATGAGAATGAGCGCCAGAAACGTCAGGCGGTATCTGGCCAGCCCGCCTGATTTATTCAAAGATCGAGCGCGGCTGCACGCGGTTGGCTGGCGGTTGCAGCTGCCATTATTTCAGGAGGCGACGGTATGAACAAACAAGGCAAACTGGTGATGGTAGACGGCCTCCAGAAGGTCGCCGGCGGAATCGAGTGGTGCAAAACCATCCACCCGGACGGCCACGAGAGCCGGGGCTACACCTGGAACGTGCCCGGCGGCTGCAAACACCGCTGCCGGTGGGAGATGCCCGACGGCACGGTGGCCATCTGCTATGCCGAGGCCGTGGCCGAAGGGGTGGCCAGGGCCGCCTACCCGGAAGGCTTCGAGCACCACTACTGGCACCCTGAACGGCTGGAGGAGCCGCTTAAGGTCACCCAGCCATCGCGCATTTTCCTGGACTCAATGTCGGACCTCTTCGGCCATTGGGTGCCGGCCGGCCAGGTCGAGCAGGTTCTCGATGTCTGCCGGGAGGCCAGCTGGCATACGTTCCTGAGCCTGACCAAAAACCCGATCCGGATGGAGCGGTTTGATTTTCCGGCCAATTTCTGGCCGGGGGCCAGCTCCCCGCCGGATTGGATGCACGGCGGCCGGCTGGGTCGCCACCACCAGGAGCGACTGCTGCACAAGGCGCTGGCCGTTTTGAGCGAGCTGCCGGATGACCTCGTCACCTGGATGAGCTTTGAGCCGCTGAGCTGGGACGTGTCGGGGATCGTCGAGCAGTACCCCGATGCCCTGCGGTGGGCGGTGATCGGGGCGGCCAGCAGCGGCCGGACCTACTACCAGCCGGAGCCGGGGCACGTCGAGCGGCTGCTGGCCGTGCTGGACGGGTGGGAGGTGCCGGTATTTTTCAAGGGCAATTTGGAGTGGTCGCCCTGGCGGGAGGAGTATCCAGCCGGGGAGACACGGGAGTAGTAGCGGCGTGGGGAAGTCGATCAAGCTGTTTCAGGATGAGGATAAGGCCGGCCCGGGGCCCAACCTGTACTACCGGACCCCCGGCACCGACGTGTGCCTGAGCTGCCCGCTGCCGGCCTCGACCTGCGACGAAATGAACGCGCCTCCCCGGGACATCCGCCGCCGGTCGGTCGAGCCGCGCTGCCTGCTGGCCGTAGCCATCTGGCACAAGGTCGACCTCGACCAGGCCGAGGTGATCGCCCGGCGAACGCTCAACGGTCAGGGGCCGGATGAGTATCGCCGCCAGATTGCCGATTGCAGCCGGCGGGGAGCTGTGTTAAAATGTGAGAAATAAAAGCGGCCGGGACTGGTGCGCCAACACCAGCAACCCCGGCCTGAGCCTCCCGACCGACAGGGGCGGTGGGAGACCTGTGCTTATTGTATTGGTTGAGCGTCCCCTGCGCAAAGTAGAGGGCGCTTTTTATTTTTAAACGTGCGTTTGGAGAAAGCGAGCAGATGATGAACAACAAGCTGATCGATTCCGTTTCTTTGGCCGTGGTGGTGGCCGTTGCACTGATCGCCCTGGGCTCATTTGTGCTCAGCTTCGAGGCCTTGAACGATCTGGCTATAACCAATGGCAAGCCGGCTCATCTGGCCTGGATATGGCCGGTCATTGTGGACGTGGCCCTGGTCGTGTTCACGGCCGTCCTGCTCGCCTTCCAGTTGATCGGCGTCCGGCGGCGATGGCTCATCGGCCTGATCCTGGCCTACGGGGTGATCACCATCACCGGCAACGTGCTGCACGCCCCGCCCAATTCGGTGGCCTGGTTCGTGGCCGCCCTGCCGCCGGTGACCCTGCTCGTGGCCTCCGAGGTGCTCAGGGAACTGGTCAAGGTTCGGATCGAACGGTCAGGGCTGGTGACCACCCTGGCCGAGATGACCGCCCGGGTGGACCAGGCCCGGACAGAGATTGACCACCTGAATGACCAGATCGGTCAGCGCCGTGAGGCCCTGGCCCGGGTCAGTGACCAGGTCAAAGAGGCCAAAGTGGGTGAACATCACCAAATGGCCACCCAAATGACCGGACTAGACCAGGCCAACGAGGCCAGAGACCTGGCCATTGAACAGAGACGTGAACAGGTTATGGTGCTACATGAACAGGGAATGAACCAGACCGAGATGGCCGATGCCCTGGACGTGAGCCGGGCGACCATCCGGCGTGACCTACGGGCACTCAATGGGAAGGTCAGGGGGTGACCATATGAGCCGGGCGATTGTACGATCCAGCCAGGTGGCCGTCCATCTGACCCTGACCGTGACCAGGCGAGATGAACAGGATGGCGTCCAGGTGGCCGTGTTGGACCTGTTCAGCCTGACGGCCATCCTGATGTTCATCTGGAATGTTCAGGTAAACGTCAACCGTGTCCGGTTCAGGTTGGCCAGATGGATGGACAGGTGGTCCAGGCGGCTGGACACGGCCGGCAAGGTGCTGGCCGTTGGAGTGAACTCCATAAGATGGGGGGTGATGGGAGTATGAATACTATCTGGAAGGTCCTGATCGCAATCGGCGGCACGGCCCTGACCATCTACCTGGCCGGCGTCTACCGGTACGAGGTCGGCCTGATCCTGCTGGTCGTGGCCGGCTCGATGGCCCTGGCCGGCCTGGTGTTTGTGGTCGGCCTGGCCCTGATGGCCCGGCACCTGGTCAACCGAAAGCGCTACGAGAGCGACGAGGCCCGGGCCCGGGCCGATAAGGCCCGGCTGGAGGCGGGTGTCCTGGTGACCGTGGCCGACCCTGGCCAGCAGGTCTATCTCACTCAGGCCAATGGCACCACTATCACCATCCCTCTGCATCTGATCCCTGGCCGGATCAACGGTCACCCCTCGGCCTTCGACCGGGACGAGGTGGGGCGCTATGAGCTGTTCAACGTCGCCCACGGCCGGGCGGCGCGGCAGGCCCAGCAGGTGGCCCAGCTGGCCCCGCCGGAGGAGGGGCCGTCGCTTGCGCCCATCCTGCCCAAGCTGACCCCGGCTCAGCGCCTGATCATCACCGGCGGCTCGGATGCCGGCAAGTCGACCCTGGTCAAGCATCTTATCGCCAGCCGGGCGGATCATAGCCAGATCGTGATGATTGACCCTCATTCCCCCAGTAAGGTGCTGGGGATCGACGTGATCGGGGCCGGCCGGGATTATGAGGCCATCGCCAACGCTCTCCAGTCGCTGGTCTGGATGATGACCAGCCGCTATACCGACGTGGCTGAAGGGCTGATGGGCTACGGCCAGCACGCCCGGGTGAGCGTCTTTATCGAGGAGTGGACCTCCATCCAGCGGAAGGTGGAACGGGCCGGCGAGTATTTCGAGACGCTTCTGACGGAGAGCCGGAAGGTCAACATCCATTTGACGGTGATCACCCACTCGCCGAATGTCGACACCCTGGGGATCAGCGCGGCTATCCGGAAGAGCGCCATCCTGGTCGAGCTGATCGGCGGCCAGGGCGAGCCTCACCGGGCCTTCATCCATCCCAACAGCAAGGTCAATCCGGATGGCAGCAAGGCCCGGCCGGTCGAGTATGCCCTGCCGGGGCCGTTCCCGGGCTACGCCCAGCCGGCTGGGAAGGTGGTCCTGGAGCTGCCGGACGCCCGGGTACTCCAGGCCCAGGCGATGCACGCCGCCGGGGAATCGGTGACGGCCATCGCCCGGGAGTTTTATGACACCGACAAGCCTAACGGCCGGCAGCTCCAGGAGATCAAGGAGCTGCTAAAGCGGGCTGATGAGGCCCGACGGGGCCACGACAATGCTACGACATAGCCACGACAGGGCTACGCCGGGGCGGGGGCGGCCGGGGGAGGCTGTCGTAGCGCCGTCGTAGGTGGTCGGGCCGGTGTCGTGGCTTTGTCGTGGGGGTGTCGCACTTAAATCAGAGAGAATCGAGGCCAAAAATGACCAACAGAGATGACTGGGACGGACCAGTGGAATGGCTGCGGACCTGGAGCTATGTACTATTTGGGGCTGCCGCCCTGGTGCTGGCCACGGCGGCCCTGGTGATTGCTCAGCAGATCATCGGGATCATCTGGTCTGTGGCAGGGGGCCTGGCTCTGCTTTTGATCACCTACACCGGCTGTAAAATCGCCTATCGGAAGGCCATTGGCCGGCAGAATTATTACTACATCGAGCCGCCGGCGCGGCGGCCTGGCCTGGCGGCGGGAGTGAGAAAATTTCTGCCGGGGAGGAAAGAATGACCAACTGAATGACCAACAGTTTGTTTTGCGACTGCGGCGCGAGCGTCGACGCCGCCAGGAAAGCCCCGGCCGGACCGGGGCTTTTTTGTTGCAACCTTAAAAAGACGCAGATTTTGAAAAACTGATTTTTAAACCGTGTAAATCGCTTGACAACTAGCTAGTTGTATGATATTATAGGAATTGTAAGTAGCTAGTTATTAAATCAACCAACAAAACAAGGAGATCAAAAATGTTTAACCTGAATAATGCCTCACCCGAGGTCAAAGCAATCGCCCGCCAGGCCGGTATCAGGTCTGGCAAGTGGGAGCCGGTCAACGCTGGCGAGAGTGTGGATAGCCTGGTTGATCGTGGCAAGGGCGACACAATTGTGGCCCGCGTGTTCAACCGAAATCATCCGGACGGTTTTGAGATTACCGCCGCTGACCTGGTTGACGCCTACCTATTGAGGTAATCCGATGCCACAAGAGCGACGTAGCACCACGCTCGCTCCGGAGGATTGGCAGCGGCTGGACGACCTGGCCGCTGCCACCGGCTCCGTAGCCACCGCCGGCCAGACGGCTGGCGAGCCCACCTGGCGAGCCCTCCTCCGGCGGGTGGTACGCAACGACAGGTTAATGGAAATCATCGCCGCTGAGCTGAAAGCGGCGGACGAGTTGACAGATAAAGGCCGGAACGACCCGGCCGCATAAACCAACCAGCCGGCCAGCTAGGCATTGTCAAAACGTATGTTTCGATGATTGAGTCCGGCCAGCGGCAGCCGACCGAGGCGCTGATTTACAAATTGATTGAATTAGTCGAGGAGAAAAACAGAATGCACATAAAAATCGAATACGATAATTCAGAGGACGCGATGTACGGCCCCGAGGGCGCGGACGGCTACGACACCGAGGCCAGCGAGGCCAAATTCGACCAAATGCTAGAGGCCGAGCTACGGAAACATTACCCCGACGCCGAGATCGAGATCACAACCGGCCACGGCCGCTACTCGGTCGACGGCGATACCGACAGCGATGAGGCCGAGCGGGTTGGCCTCATTTTACACGAGGTCTGGTCCGAGTTCGATTGGCTGGTGGAGGTCGAATAGCCAGCCCCCCCCCACAAGCCCCGGCTCGCCGGGGCTTTTTTGTTGCCTACGCCCCCCAGTCGATCCCCGCCATCGCGGCCTCGATGTCGGTTACCGTCGAGGCCGCCGCTATCTCCTCCTCTAGCCGGTCCAGCTCGGTGGTGATGGTCACAATCCGATCCCGGACCGCCTGCCAGCGTGTGAATAGCCCCTCCAGCGTCGCCCGCAGGGTCGCCCCGCGCCGCGTAGCCAGACTGTTCGCGATAGCGTAGACAGCTGGGTTCGGGTCCGCCGGGCGGTCAGACTGCCAGTAGTTGGTAATTTCCGTATTGAGCATAATGGCCCGCGTCCGACTGCCGGCTACCAGCGCGTCGAGCTGGTTTTCGCGCTCGGCTGCCAGTTGCCGGACGGTGGTCAGTGCCCAGGAGCGGACGGTGGCGAGGTCGGGCTCATAATGCGCCTGAATAAATGCCGCTGCAAATCCGGCTGGATCATCATTCTCTATTATCAGACCGTTTATTTCGGCTTTCATTAACTCGTTGCCTCATCGTACCAGTCCCACAAGCCTTTGCGGTTGCCATCCACAGCAGTCCCGACCCAATATAGCCCCACTCGGGCCGGTGTCCAGGTTTGCGCCCCAACGCCACTGGTAAATTGAACAGCCTCGCCTGCTTCGCCGAAATAATTAGGGCGCAAAGACCAACTTGTCCATCTGGTCCCGTCGGTATTTATTCTAAGTCCGATGAATGTGCCAAGCGCAACCGTGCCGGTAGAGGTATTCGTGGTTACAGAGCCGCCACCGGTGCGATACTGTTCCACCAAATTCACCGGGCCTGCCAGCGTCGATTGAGTGATGTAGGCACGGTAGAAATTGTTGGCTCCGTTGCCGTCGCCAGCGTCTACACCGTCATCTATCATTAGACCGGCGGATACGACGTAGGTAATCGACACCCGGCACCGCAAAAATATATGAGCCCCGGTCGAGGCCGCTCTATACCGAAATGCCTTGGTGGCTCCGGCGTTGGCGACACGATAGATATTGTTGGTGGTGCTAATTATGGATGGTGTACCAAATCCGGTATAGCTGGCCCAGCCGGCCCAGGATATATCATCTGAGTTGTTGGTCCACCGCTCATCTGGACTAACGCCATAATTTACGTTGCGGTTCCATAGCCCAAATTGCTGACCGTCCGGGAATATGTCTTTTCCATCAGCCAGCTCCAGGTCATCAGCCACCGCAATGCCGCCAGATGATACGCTGTCAAGGTTGTCGGTCGAGACCGTCACCCCGGCGTCAAAAGTCGCATCTGAGTTGGCGTCAATCAGCTCCCGCCAGACGGCAGCCCCGGCTGATGCGTCGGCGCAGCGGAAAACCGTGTCGGTTGAGGTGTTGAGCCAAACAGAGCCGTCGCTGTAGCCGTCGTTTTCGTCGTCACCGGTGCCAGGGTCGGTGGTGGCGGTGAAGTTGTTGAGCGTGTTTGATGTTACCAGTGAGCCGCTCCCCCCTTGCCGCCAAACCTCAAATAGCCGTCTGGTCGGGAAATAAAGCACGTCAACAAAATCACCAACGGAGACGTTGGGGTATTGCCCCTTCCAGCGGCACCGCTGCTGGTTGTGCTGGCCAACGATGGCCTCAATCCAACCGTTGTCTGTGTCGTACTGGTTCTTATCGGATACGTCCTTGACCTCACAGCCTGGGATAAATTCAGACTGGGCAAATTTATTGCCCATCTCCCGAGCCAGGCCGATGATCTCTTGCATCAGGTCCGGTGATAATCCGTTAGGCATTTTCGGCATCCATTGTTAACGTGGTGCGAGCGGTGAAATTTTCCATAATTTCTACAACGACTTTGCTTATCCAAAATTTTTTACTGCTCCAGGTGATCCCGTCTCCGCTACTGGTATAGGTGACGGCTACCCGGTCTAAAATGTCAAGCATCAGCCCCACCGCCCCGGATAGCTGAGCGGTGATGGTATAATCACGGGCCTCAAATTTATACATCCGCTCGGCAATGGTGTTCATTAGCGCGTTACTGGTGGCCAGATACCCGGCCCGCTGCATAACCGGCCCGGGGTTGGCGTCGGTCGGATACTTGCCGCTGATTTGAAGGCCGGCCGGCGTCGTTCCCTGTAACTTAACCTGCCCTATCTGCTCCGTGTGCCGCCGGTCAAAATCAAGCGGCTCAAGTAGCAGGTCGCTGGTGATGGTCAGTACCGGGTCCGGCAGCGAGGCGTCAAACATCGGATGCGGTATATAATGAAGCGTATTCGTTTTATCGACGTAGAGTAGGTAAAACTCGATGTCCGCAATTTCTTTAAGTCGGCTCCAGAAGTTGCCCTCTTTGACCTCGTACTCTGCCACCGTGGTACTGTTGGTGGCGTCAATGTCCAGCTCCAAAAACCCCTCCGGCCATACGCCATCGACCAGATTGCAATGGCCATACTCTCCGCTTTTGCCCAGAATATGCTCCACGATGTCAGCCAGTTGCATCCCGTTTATTTGGTGGTCGTTGGCTGGTGTACTGTCATCCTTGAAATAGATACCCTGCACCCGCCCGCGCTTCATAAATTCCTGAGCGGTGAAGGCAGAGAATGGGGCGTCGCTATCCTGGAAGGTTTTGGCCCAGGGGTCAGGCAGCAGGTGGCCACTAAAGGCCGGGCGGGGCTGGCCCTCCCATCCATCGCCGTAAAAATCGAACCAGGCGATGATCTCCTGGTAGAAGTTCAGCCGGTCGGCATCCCCAAACACGTTCCCGCTGGCCTTCCAGCCCCCATCTTGCAGGCTCCCCTCGATGCGACCTAAGACATCGACGCTGGCCATTATCGGCTCACCTCAAACCAGTTAATCGTGCCCAGCGACGTACCGCTTACGTCGCCGTAGCTGACGCCAAAATTAGGCGTATAGTGAGCCGTACCGGCGGCCGTGCCGCCTAAAATAATCTCGTTGCTGTCGGTCGGGAAGCGCTGGGAAGTCCTAAGCCCGCTGGTGGCGTCGCCCATTTTAACCCAGTTGGCGGTAGCGTCCGTGGTTCGGTACAGGTCATCGTCGTCAAAGGACACGATCACGTCATTGGGGGTGAGGGGGTCGGCCATTAAGGCGTTGGCGTATTTGGCGGTTCCCCAGGTCGCCGTCCCCGGCCCCACGTCCTGAACTCCCAGGGTTCCATTGCGGTCCAGGTATTGCACTTGCTTGTCGTTGCCGTCCCGGCCGTAAATGTAAAGTATGTTGTCAGAGCCCGGCCTGGCTGCCGGAAATACACCATAGGTCCGGTTGTCCAGCTCGGCGTAGGTTGCCGCTCCGTGGGTGTAGCTGGTTTGCTCGGTCAGGGTGGACAGGTCATAGACCCAGGTGGTCAGCGTCCCGCTCTCATTGCCGGTGACGTAGAGGTTTTCACTGTCGCTGGCCAGGCCGAGGTGGCGGATTTCGTAGGTGGACGCGCCAGATGAAGGAGCCCCGGTAAGCAGCACCGCCCGGCCGTCGGTGGCGTTGTAGTAGCAGATGACCGGCTTGGTGTCAGATAGGATAGCCGCGCCGGGCGTGTCAACGCTGGCCGTAGTGCCAAATTCAACCGTGTCGGCCGTGACGGTGATGGTTGTGCCTGAGATAGTTAGCTTGGTAGCGGTGCCGTCTTTGGTGCCGGAGCCGTCAAAATGGACGGCCTCTGTGGCATTCGGGGCCACGATGGCAACCTGCCCGCCGTTTGAGTTGACAAGTTGCGGGGTGCCGACCGAGATGGTTGAGCCGGAGCGGGTAATAATCACGGCGTAAGTATCACCCGGAGAGGTGGTGTCATCCTCCCAGGTGGCAATGGCGGTATTGTCATCCAGCCGGGCAATGTCCCCCTGGTCGCCGGCCATCAGGTTTCCGCTCAAGTCGTCCACCTCATCCGATGAGCTGGGGTTGGTGCCGCTGGTGTCAACCAGGATGAAACGGGCGCGGTCTGCCCCGGTGGCGGTAAAACGCCGACCAAAAACTATGCTGTAAGTTGAGGTCAGCCTACAGGCTGACACTGGCCTGATGCGTGTTGAAATAGATTGAGCCGTGCCGGGGGTTGCGGTTGTACCGCTAATACTAAAATGGGCCATCTGAGCCCCGCCGGTTGAATTGTCCCAGGCCACCAGCGCCTTAGAACTGGTGGCAACGCAGCAGGCAGCGGCGTTAACGTCGCCCGTATCGGCAGCGCTGGATAAGGTGCCACTGCTGACGGTTGAGCTGGAGCGAGTAAGGACCATCCCTTTAACGTATCCGCTAGCACCCCCCTCCCAGACAGAGCTAAACGCCTTGTCCGTTTCCAGCTTGTCGATGTCCGGCTCTCCGTCCGGCGTGCCGTTGTAGACGGTTTGCGCCCCAACCGAGATGGAGCCGCCGGTAATGTCAATCACCCGAGCCTCAGTCTGATTGCTGTCTACATCACGATAGGCTGCGATACCTATGCCGGTATCAACCTCGGTGATAGCAAACGGCTGGCAGACGTTGCCATCAACTTGGACTGGTGCATTTGCGGCAAGTGCCATTACACGTTACTCCAGGTCACCGTTGCGCTGGTGTCGCTTCGTACATCCGGCGCATTATCGGTATAAAATATGGCGGACCGCTCGTCCCCACTGCCGTTGGCCCAGGTGCCAATCACGAACAACCTGTCACCCACAAAATGGAGTTGTTGGAATGAAACGTCTGATACGGTGGGGGCCGGGCTGTCCCCTTGGTCGTTGGGGATAGTTGAGGGGTTTTTTTCTGTCCAGCTCGCCCCACCGTCGTTGGACACCTGGATGCCGCCGTCGGTCGAGCGCCAAACGGTTTTGCTGGCCTCCGGCAGTGTTTGTGTTGCCGGGTCGATTGCCACCCAGTTGGCCACCAGGTCATCACCGCTTAGCCCGCTGTTTTTGTCGATCCAGGTGACCGGGTTGGTACCGTCGCTGTAAAATACTCCGCTGCTGGTGGCAACGTATCCCATAAAGGCCGGGTCGACCACCACGAGTTCGGTCCGGGCCGGGGAACTTTTTAAGCCGGTCCCGTCGGTGACGACCAACTCTATGGTGTAGGTGCCAGACGTGCTATAGTTGAGGGTGCCGCTGTTTGCGGTTCCGCTGGTGGGGGTGTGGCTCTCAAATGTCCAGGCGTAGCCGGTGATGGAGCCATCGGGATCATAACTCAGGGTGCCGTCGTAGTCTACGGTTTCATTAGTAAAGGCCGGGCTGGGGGAGAGCTGGATAATGGCCACCGGCTCCTTGCCGTCAGAGATACCAAGGGCGTTTGGGTCAGTGCAGCAAAAAAACCGGGGCGTAAACACGGGGCCGAGCTTGCTGTCAAAACGCCAGGCTGTAGCGCCCTTGAGCTTGTCGACCAGGTCATCACTAAATGGCGTGGTGGGCATTATGTCACCACCAGTACCCGCATCTCTACCCCCCGTACCAGGCCACCCGGCGGGGCGTTTGTCTTGGTGATTTTCTTGGAGACAACCCCGCTGCTGTAGGTGGTGCCGGTGCCGCGCATCGTTTCAAGGCGGTCTGGCACGGTGATAGAGGTAAGTACCTGGTTTTCAAAGTCCGACCAGTTCCAATTCGCCGTGCCTCCGCTCTCTACCGGAGCCCGCAGGGTAAGCACGCTGTAAGCGCCCAGGGCGTCCGTGCCGTCGAGCTTGCCGCCGGTCACGCTCTCCTCCCAGGCAGTCTCGGAAGGCTGCGGGTTTAATGTGGTTCCGTTTATCTGTACAGTTACGGTCATTTTGTGTTATAATGGTCTCAGGAGGGTAAAATGTTTAAAGCCGGTAAGAATTTAGTCATCTATGCCGCAGTGCTACTTTTAGCCTGTGGCGCGTGCACCTTGATCTCACTGGTTAGATATTTGTGAGCGTAGCATTTGGACAATCGCGATCATCGCCTGATTAATCCCTTGGTCATCATTAGAGAATGACAGGCTTTGACCACCCATATCAATATTGATTGTGCTACTGGCCCCGCCGGCAGCAGAAGCAATAGGCGTACCGCCACTAAGAGATAGGGCGCCATCCATATCCGGGAGCGCCTTCATTGCGCTTGTTATCCCCCTAATCCCCCGCTCGAATGGGGTCGGCGAGCCTGGTATAATCCAGTCGGGTGCTTTGTCCTTTAGCGCCCCCAGGCTGTCCCCGAATTTTTGCCAGCCAGCTACACCCTCGTTAATTGTTTGGGTGACCCACTCAACCGAATCGGCCAATAAGCTCATAACAACGGCAGTGGCCTGCACACCGATAACAATAGCATCCAGAGTACCTTTAAGGATAGACAAAATAACATCCATCCCGGTTACCTTTTCGTTGGTAATCCCCAGGGCCTGCCCCATCCTGGTCAGGGCGTCATTGATAACCATCGTGGCTGGCCCAAGGTTTTCGCTAAAAGATGCGGCGAACTCCTGAACAATGGGTATAGCCCCCTCGATAAAATCAGTTAGCCCGCTGGCGATTATCTCACCAACCGGGGCCAGTCCAACAAGGGCCTGATTTTTCAACTGCCCAAATTTACCACCCAGGGTGTCGTACTGCTCCCCAAGCGTGCTATTAAGGTCTTGTATGTCCCCAAGGCTGGTGGACACCGTGCTTAGTTCGCCAGCCGCCGTTTGCCCCAAATCTTCAAACTGGGTGCCCATCAGGGCCACTCCAAGGCGCTGGCGCTCAATCGGGTCTTCAATCTGGTTCAGCCGGTCAATGATAGTAGCAAAGGCATCTGTGGCGTTCAATGAACCATCGCTGAGGCCCTGGGCGAATTGATCCCAACTAAGCCCCATATCCTCAAAGGCACCATATACAGCGTCGCTACCTTCCAGGGCACGTATCTGAAACTCCTTGAAAGCATCGGCTACTTTGTCGGTGCCCAACACCCCGCCTTGAGCCCCGCTCTCCAGGATGCTAAAAAACTCTCCCGCGTCGGCCTCCGCCTCACCAAACAGATTACCGTACTCCCTTACGCTGTCCAGGAAATCGCCAGAGCGGTCCAACCCCTCGGTTAGGCCCTTCTCGATAAAGTTCAAGGCTTCTTGTCCGCTCAGCCCAAATTCATCCATAAGCACGGCGGCGGCGTCGACGGTTTCATTAAGGTCCTTTCCGAATTGGCGCTCGATATCAAGCGCCCCCCCGGCCAGGGCTTCAAGTTGTTTTTGGTCCAGCCCTTCAATTGATTTGTCTATCAACCCAACGGCCTCGGCTATTTCCTCCAGCGACCGGCCGGGGCGCGTTGCAAAAATCCCTGTTAATGTATCCTCAAATTGCGCGGCCTCATCCGCACTAATCCCCAGGTTGGTGGCCAGGTTAGACGTCGCTTTTTGTAGGTCGTTCTCAAAATTCACTGCGGCGGTTCCGGCTGCGGCCAGACCAGCAGCCGCAGCGCCACCGGCAACAAGCAAGCCACCTTTGAGGGCATCGCCAACTTTATTGAGCCGCCCCTGAGCGTCCTTTAAGCCCTTCTCAAATTTCTTTTTATCAATGTCTAGCACCGCCATAAGCGATGCAACTGTTACCGCCATTTTTTAGCCTTCGGTTTTGGCTTTGCCATTTTCTGCTCGGCCTCGTAAACCTGCATAATTGCCTCTACATCAACCGCGCCCAGGGTATCAATATACTCATATTCCCAGCCCGTTATCATTGCGATTTTGGCCCGATAGTATAAGTCCTCAACATCTAATCCCACGCCCTCCCGGCTTGCCACCACGTTAAGTGGTTCGTTATATTTACCAGAGAGATAGATAACCTCACCTATTTTTTTTTGCCAACCCCGTTTAGGGCGTCAGTCAACAAGGCGTCAACCCGGTTGCTGTCAGCCAGGCCCAGCGACAGGTAGCCATCCTTGGTAATTTCCTCATCAAAAGGCCAGGACACAACCACCTTTTCAATAAGCGCCCCGGTCAGGTCATCCCGCTCAAAGCCGTCTTTGGCGCTGTCCAGGTCTGCCAGAAACTTTCTAAACTCCCGGCGGGTGATTTGGTTCAAATCAACCTTAATATCTTCTGCCATTTATCCCCCCGTCAATAATTCTAATATGTGGTATAGGTGACTTCTCCAGAGTATTCCCAATCAAACGTCCACTCAACTACGTTGGCGTAGGCATTTGACTCGCTGCGGCTGGTCAGAATGGCGTTGACGTAGGCCCGCTTCTCTCCGGTGGCTGTCCCCTCTGGGCCCCATTCCAGGGTGCCCTCAGTACCCACCGCCATTGTAGTAGCCCACAGAGCGGTCCCGGCGGTGCCAGAAATAGATCGCATCGTCAGGCTGGCGTTTCCGTCCTTGAGGGTGGTTTTGCGAGTTACGGCGGCATCGCTGCCGGCGCTGGCGTCATCGGTGCCCATCTCCTCGGTGGGGTCAAAGCTGCGGTAATCGCTTTCGATAGACGTGCCGTTCCAGAGTAGGTATAGATTTTTGCCGGTATAGGCGGTCATATTCGCTCCTAGCTATCTATGATTATTCTGTACTGCCCGCCGACGTTGTAGTGAGCCACCCCGCTGGCGTCGTACTCAACAAAATTTACGTCATCCTCCCGGGCCATCCAGATGTTGGTCCAGCCGGTGACGGTTAATTCCTGATTATGCAGCGCCGCGTCAATCTCGTCATCTATGGCACTGGCTCCGGCCTGGGTGGGTGCAACCCCCCGCACGGTGTAGATCGGATTTCTCATCCGGGTGGGCGACTCGTTCAGGTCACCTCCGCCCTGCCACTGGAATATAACGTATTTGTCCGGGGCCGGCTGCGGGGCTCGTTTGTTGTAAATCGCCGTCCCCCCCAGCTCCGTTGTTAGGGCGCTGGTGGCAGATAGCGTGGTATAAAGAGCTTCCTCAAGGGCGGCGACAGGCGTGGCCATTACTCCTCTTCGACGTGGATGCTGTTTTTGTAGGCCCCGGTGTCGACATTGACATCTGCCGCCCACTCGTTGGCAATGTCAAAGGCCAGCTTTTTCATCGCCCTATTCAGGTTTACCGTGGCCAACCCCCGGTTGGGGGCTCTTTCTATCACCGCTCCGACTATATCCGGTATCCGCGTGGTGTGCTTCTCAAAGGCCGGCCTCAGTGATGGGTGGCCTTTGTCGGTAAACTCCTGAAATACACCATACTCTACGCCGTCAGCAATGATATAGCGTCGTGGTTCCAAATTTGCCACGTTTTTAATAATCTCTTGAAGTACCTTGTCGTCAATCTTAACTTCGGTTGCCATTAGTCAATCCTAATCAGCGCCGCTCGGCGGATGGTGGCATAGCTGTGGGTGTCCATCACGTGGCTGACTTCGTAGGTGCTGCCGCTGTGAACCACTCGATACGTTGCGTCAATGGCCTGGTCGTAGGGGATGTTGAGCCACCATTCTGAGCCGCTCTCTAGCGCAAAGTTGTTAGATGCCTCACCCCCGCCCGTATCCGGGTCCAGACGGCACGCCACATTGGTATAAGTGTTAGCGTAAGAAGTAGACACCCCGCCGCTTGCGTCGGTCGTGTCGGTAGGCGTTTGAATGGTGCATATGTCCGGGAAGAAGTCATCAGCGACCGCCCTCATATCGATTAGCTCCTGGCTAGTCAGGGCTGTCATTACTCGTACCAATCAATGCGGTAACTAATCAGATTGTCAGCAGCCCCGGATACTATTTGCCACAGGTAGCTGGTGGATCGCTTTAATATTATCTCATCCTCTCTGGCTACCCCGCCACCGATATCTGGCGCGTTACCGCCGCCGTTTGATCCGAATTTGTACCCATCAATGGTATTTGAGCCTGGTGTAACAGTTGGGTTGACTTTTGCCGTTAAGCCGCTGGTGTTACTACTGTTTCGGTTATTGTTTATCGGGGTCAGGGCAGTACCACCACTAATGCCAGACGCCCCTTCATAAACATCAACAGTGGTTACATTTGTGCCGGAGATGTGAAACGTTAGATGAACAAAATCATCTGCGTTGGCAGTGACGGTAAAGTTCAATGTACCATCACTGCCAACGGTCTCGTAGCCGGCAATGTAATAATGATTACCGTTGTGAATTTTTTGGTGTGGCACATCTAGGATTATGAGACCGCCAGTGGCGCTGTCGATAAATGGATTAGCTGATTGCCCTGCGCCTATCTCGGCTTTAGACATTTGATTGCTCCACATCGTATGTTTTAATTTCTATGTTGCACCCCAAAACCCAAGCCGCCATCATAATCAGTTTGACCGCAACCCAGCGACGGATTAAAAATTCGCGAGTTAAATGCAAATCCATCTGCATCGTTATGGTTTTTGGCATTTTCCTGACCTCGATTGCAGGGCCTTTAGCCATTTAGGTCCGTCCTGTAAAATACGCCGGTTCGGAACCCGCCCGCCGGCTGGCCTACCACATTGGCCCCAACCCTGGCCCTCATCGCGTCTTCCATTTTTTGGGCGTGCTCAAATGCCTGTGACCGGCTAAAGGATTGATTGTCCGCCCGGAAATCGTACCAGTCGGAAAAGTGGGCCATTCGCTGCTGCCAGATGTCGGCGGCGGCGGCGTGAACGTCGTAGGTGTAGGCCGTCAGATAATAGATGGTGCCATCCTGGTTTGCGCTCCAGGTAATCCGGCCACTGCGGTAATCGGCCGTGTAGTTGGCGGTTGATTGCAAGTTGCCCGGTCCATCCCGAACGGCCCAACGGGCGGTGCCGCTGTCTGCCTCCTCAAAATCACGGTAGGCGGCCTGGGCGGTGTAATAGACGCTGGTACCGCTTACGTCCTGCTCTTGCCAATGGAGTCGGCTGTCAACAATAAATTGGCTGTTACCGTCCAGGATGTCCTGTATCTGCTGATCGGTCCAGTAGGTGTCGCCGCCAACGGTGTACTCGGCTGTGCCGGCGTTGGCCAGCGACCGGACGCGAGCTATTAGGTTGCTCATCCCGTCCCGGACCGCCATTATTTACCTCGCTTCACCAAGCCCACCCGCCCCTCAGCGTGGTAGGTGTAGCCCTTGGCAAATTCTTTTTTGATGGTATCCCAGGTGTGGGCCTGCTCTGGCATATTGAGATCATCAGTCACCAGGTAGCCACCTTTGGCCAGCCGAGGGAGGCACAACCGCAGGTCGTTTAGCGGTCCCTCCTTGTCGACCAGCATCAAATCAAATTCAAGATCAGGGTTGTCATCAAAGAAGGCTTCAAGAGTGATTGCCGTATCCCCGCTAATGAGGGCCAACTTGCTGGTATGGTTGAATCGCTTGATTTCCTGCTCCACAAACTCAGGACCGGGGTTGGGCACCCCGGCGTAGTTGGCCTTCCACAAGTCGAACCCGTAGATGTCGCACTCGGGACAGCGAGCGGCCACCATTGCCATAGAGAAGCCCCGCCTGACGCCAATCTCAAGATAGTTTTTGGGTTCAAACTTGTTGGCCAGATAACTGAGCAACGTCCTGATGTCTGGCTCCCGGTTGTTCACAATTTCCAGTATATCGAGCGTCCAGACCGGATCATCAGTTAGCTGCTCCATTACTTCCCGGACAAAATCGTTATTTGGCTTGTAACTGGCGGCCTTAAATAATTTCTTCACGCTTGGCTCCGTTCGTGGCTTTAACCAGCGGCCTTGCCGGCACTCCCGCCCAGGTCTCACCGGGCGGTACATCTTTTGTCACTACCGCCCCGGCTCCGATGGTGGCTCCGGCTCCGATGGTGTTGTTCTCGATGATCGTGGCCCCGGCCCCAATCAATACCCCCTCGCCAACCTTGACATTACCGCTAATCCCAGCGTTGTGGTTAATAACGGAGTAGTCCCCGATTGAAACGTCGTGGCCGATAGTCACGCCCATATTGACGTGAACATAACGCCCTATTCGCGTGTCCGGCTGGATTACCCCGCCGGGCATAACGGTGGAGCCGCCATTAACAATCACCTGCTCAAAAACGTGCGAGCCAGGATGGATAAACCTGGGCCAGCGGTGGGCGCTGGTCGAGTAATAATCTCTGATTTTGCGCCGAACCGCCGGGGAGCCGTTGGCTATCACCACGTCAAGCGCCCGCTCAGAGACAAACCAGCTATCATCGCCCAGGACTGGTAGGTCCATAAACAGATTGGGGTAGCTGTCCAGAGCGGCAATGAAGCCCGTCACGGTATGGCCACAATCAAGCAGCATTCCGTAAATCTCTTTGGCCATCCCCCCTGTGCCGATTATGACAACGTTCATTGTACGCCTTTCGTTTGCTTTCGTTTTGTTACGTTTGGTTATCAACCAAAGGATAAGGATTAAGAACCTTTGGGTGAAAAATGTTTGTTTGCGGGTCAGCGTAGATTTTATAGCCTTTCTCCCGGTACTGGTCACAAATGCCCATAATGGCCGTCTCCAGTGGGTAGCGCACTCCGTCCACAATAGGGGCAATGGGAAACATCACCATCGAACCGGCGCTATTTATCTCAAACGGTCCTGTCGGCATATGCACCTGATACCAAAGCGGCTGGTAGGGGCGAAACATCTTGCCCGCCGCAGTGCGAAAGGCCCAAATGTCATAAAACTGTAAATATGATCCATCGCCGGGTATCCAAATGTATGGGGAGACTACGGCATCAGGGTGGGGCAGATTAGTGAGCAGGGATAGAATGACATCGGGCTGGTAGATCAGGTCGCTTTCAATCAACAGGGCATAATCACCCCAGTTGTCAGCAGCCAAGGCGTCCAGGGCGGCGTTGCCGGTGGAGGCCAGGCCGGCAACTCGCTCGGGATGGGGTGTGTGACGCATCCGGGACAGCCCGGTATTGTGGGTCGTTACTGTCACGCGCTCATCTTCAACCGCCCAAGCTTTGATCTCAGAAAGCGTATCATCCTGGCTATCCCCCTCGACTAGATAGAAGCGCAATAGCTCAGGCGGATAATCCAGGCCAGTCACCTGTTTTCGGTATCGGGCTATGTTGTCGCCCGCGTCGTCACGGAACAGAGACCATATCGAGATTTTCGGTAAGGCTAAAGACGTTTTTTTCATCGCTTACCAGTTCTTCAATATCTTTTAGGGCCGGTCGCCAGTGCTGATTGAATATCGTGTCATTGTCATACCGCCGAGCTCCGTTGGTGGCCTTTTTGGCCAGTTTCCGATTGTCCTTTTCGTGATACGCCTCTTCTAAGGCGCTCACCACGTCGTCAACGTTCACCCGCATCCGCCAGCTATTTAAGCCGTTTGACCAATCCGGTTGACCTTGCAATCGCCAGCCGGCAAACATCAGCTCGTCAGTGGTGGCAAAGTCGGTGGCTATAATCGGCGTTCCGCACATCTGGGCCTCCACCAACGGCAGCCCAAACCCCTCGGACTTGCAAGAATTTAGTAGAACGTCGCTGGCCCGGTAGACGCTGGTCATATACTCCGCATCAAGCAGCCCCAGGGCGTAGGCGTAGGGGTCCGGCTTAATCACCTGGTCCTTGATGTCCAGGTTCTCAACCAGAGCCGGGATGTCAATGGCCCCGCTCCAATCGGTATGGAGATACAGGTAGGTATTGGGGCGGCTCTCCAAGAAGCGGGCAAAGCCCAAAAGCCCCTCGGCGAATCCCTTGCGGTCGTGAGGGTCTTTGTTGGCCGCCACGATTGACACCACAAAATCAGCATCATCAGCAAAGCCCAGGTCGACGCGGGCCTTGGCCTTGTCGCCCGGCGTAAACTGCTTGGCCGGGGCGCTACAGGGGACATAGTGAGCCTTCACGCCAGCCTCTTTAAGCACCTCAACCCCCCAGCGGCTGTACACCATCGGGTAAATGGCTGGCTCCAGGGCCTCAAGTACGGGCTTGGGTGGCGGATCGTGGTCGATGGGGAGCCAGGGGCAGAAGTTTGTCATTCTGGTCTGGTCCTTAGGGAACACCCACACGTCAGAGATGGTGATGAGTACCTCAGCCTTGAAGTGCTTGTAGCTGGCAACCATTGTGTCAATGGCATAGTTTGAGCCATTTTTGGCCGGCAGCACCGTGACAGATTTGGCCGGCTGGCCCTCTCTCCCGGCAATCGTCCAGGGGAGCGGTTGACCAGCCAGGCCGTACCAGGTGCCAAGCGTGACCTTGTGACCGTCCCTGACCATATTCGGCAGAGTCCGGCTCACCAGAACGCTATAGCTCGATGGGCTCCACGGTGCCGTTGAATGAGCGTAAATTCTCACTATTCCCTCCGTAAAGCCGGGGCGGCGGTGACGGAGGGTTCACCGCCAACCCCGGTTATTTTTATCCCTGCGTTACCACGCCGTCAACATACTCCACAACGACGGCGGCAGCGGTGCCAAGGTCATTGCCGGCCGCGCTCTCAACCTTCTTGAGCATCAGCACCTCGTTGGCGTCAACGAAGGCATTGGCGGCGGTAATGGTCAGCTCTTGCGGCGTGTGTTCGGCCCAGACCGTGGCGGTTCCACTACCCATCCCGGCAACCGTCCCTCCGGCCACCGTGCCGCTGGTGCCGTAGTTTTGCAGCACCAGATTGAGCGTGCCCACCGCATCAGAGACGGCCCAGGCGTTGACCACCGTAAAGCCGCCGTGAATGTCTGAGGCTTTGGCCACCATACACAAGTCGCCGTCGCCGGGCATCGTGTCAGGATTGACTACAAAAAATTTGCTATTCATCGTTATCCCCCTTACGACGGCGTAGCCGCGTCAGTGTTGAGTGCGACGGCAAAGGCAGGTCGCCAAGTACCGGCTACATACCACATTGACGCGTTCAGTTCGGTTAGCTCGTTACTCTCATCTCGCTGCGGCCGGATGTCAAACGGCTTGCGGGTGTCAACCGCAAACGCTTGAGGCACGTACATCGCCCCAGTAGCGGCGCTAGAGGTGATCGTGATGCTGTTGCTAATCACGAAAGTGACCCCCTGGAAGCGCGGCACCTGGAAGAAGTTGGGCGCAGCCGTCAGCCGGTCCTGGAAATTCGGCGCAACCGAAGCCGAAGCCCCGGCAATGGTGTTAGCCCGCAAAAGCGGCTCCCACTGGTACGGGTGCAGAGCGCAATAGACCGGCGCTCCGGCCGGGATATTGGCATTGCTCAGAATGGCATACGCGGCGGTGATGTCGCTCCAGGAGATGGTATCACCGGACCCGGAGCCGATGGTCCCGGCCGTAGCCGAGCTAAACAGGCTGGCAATACTATTGTCGATATGCTTGGCAGCGGCGCTACCAAGCTCCATCGCAGCATTGGCCATCTCGGCGTCAAAGTCGGTTTCCATTCGGGGGTCGGTCATATCCACTCGCGCCCGGTAGATGTTTGGGCTGAGCGTGCTCAAGGCATCTTTGGTGAACTGCTGAGCGGAGGTGTCGTCCTCCTCACCGGCCTGAGCAAAGGTGATGGCGTTGTACTCGTTGACTTTTCTGTCCATCATCCCGGTGGCGCTGAGTTGCGTCACGGTTGGGGTCAGGACGTTGGCCATACGAGCTACCGCCAGGCTATCTTCAATCAAATCGTTGACTCTCGCCTCGATTTGGGCAAAAGTCGTTAATCCTGCGGCCATAGTTCGCTCCTATGTCTCGTTGTTATTTTTGGCTACCGAAGGGCGAGACCATTTGGCCCATATTGCGCGTCATTCTGGCAATACGCTGCTCGTCGTTCTCCGCCGGCCCGCTGTTGCCCTGCGGGTTGAAGTCCGCCAGTTGTTGGCGATTTTGTTGCTGCGGCTCCGGCTTGACGAGTTCGCCTTTGTTTTTGGCGAGCCATTCAAGTTGTTCGATTGGCTCCATCCTGTCGAGCAGATCAACAACCGGGGCCGGTATGCCCTCTCGTTGCCCGTCCAGGATGTCGGTTAGCGTGGCCTTATAGCGTTCGAGTTGATCGGCCACATCTTCCAACTTTGCCAGTTCCATCGCGTTTTGTTCGGCTACCGCCTTCCACTCGCCTTGTTTCTTGAGCTCTTCCTGCTCCTGCTCGCTCTGGGACTTCTCAAATTTGGAGACGGTCTTTTTAAGAGCGTCAAGCTCTTTTTGGGTGTCCCTCAAGTCCGTGCGGTATTTAGCCGCCTCGTCCCTCAGTTTCTTGACGTAATCCTCGTCAAACGTCTTTGGCTCCTGGCCGCTGTCGCCTTCTGGCTCCGCTTGACTGGTGTCGCTGTCGTTTAGCTCAAGATCCGGCTGCTGCTGGTCGCCTTCATCCCCCGCCGGCTCCGAGCTGGTCAAGGGGTTCTTATCATTTGCCATTGGTCTCTCCCTATTCGCTCCTGGCGAATAAAAAAACGCCCGCTTGCGGCAGGCGTCGCTCCGGGCGTTGACCTGTCACAAACGGGCGTTGTCTTAAAATAGAGTTGGCCCAAATCTATTGGGTTGTGCTATCTTCTATATTACCATAAAATAAGTTTGATTGCAACAGTAAACGATTAGAGATGTGATTATTTTGCCTCCCCGGTCAATATAATCAGCAGCACCTCACTGCCATATTTCCGTCTCACCTGATGGGCAATGGACAGCAGAAGCCGGCGGATGCTGATGGCAAAAGCCTTGTCGGTCATTTGTAAAACTCCCTGGCCTGTTCCCCCAACAAATCCTTTAAGCTGGCCTCCCTGAGTAGCTCCCCGTACACCACGTCATCATAAGGCCGGCTCAATTCCTCCAGTCGAAACTTGTCCGCCCGCCAGGCGTCGTACATCGCCCCGCCCATCATAGCCCGCTGCCGGCTGGCGGATTGCTGCCTGAACCAGTCGGTTCCCCGTTGGGTGGGCGGTACGGTCTCAGGTAAGTCTATACCTAGTTGCCGGTAGGTGATTGTTTTGGGCAACGGGGCACACCGGCCGTTGTGGTGGTCGTTTAGCCGCTCATCAACCGGATGCTCCGTGCCGTGCTGGGCCACGCAACTGAGGCACACCCGATCATCAAGCTCGGCGTGCCAAATCCACCCCGGCACCAGGTTGGGGTTAGCCCGGTAGGTGGCGTGGTTGGCTATCTGATAGCTTTTGATTTGAGCCGTCCGAACCGTTGTCAAGGCCGATGACAGGCCGCTGCCCAATGAGCTTTGCAGGTTGCGCTCAAGGAGCCGGGCTATCCGGCGGGGGTTCTGTCCCACCGCTATGCCATCAACGATATGCTTCTCTACCTGGCTAGCTACATACTCACCATACGCTGACTGTAATCGCTCCACCAGCGGGCTGTCATCCCCAAACAAGCCGGCGGCGGCTTCAACCGCATCAGCCGGCAGGCGGGTGAATGAGCCAACAATTTCCCGCTGTAATTCAGGTGGCAATTCTGGTAACGATAACTCCATCAGCTTCAAGGTGTCATCTATGCCCTTTTCAATAGACTGCGTTTGAATGACGGCTATCTCGTTTTGGACCACGCCCCCAAACCGTTCGGCCTGGTCGGCCACCTGTCGCAAGACGCGTTGCATCCGGGCCAGCCTCATAATGTCCTCTTTGTCCGGCGGCTCCATCTCGGCTATCTGCTCTGCTAACTGGCTGACTTCATCCTGGAGGCCGGTGAATATGCGGTTGTAGATGATAGCCATTCGCTCGGTTGCGGCCGCCACCTCGTTTAGTAGCTGCTGCCGAAACCGCTCGGAGGCTTCAATGGCGTTGGGTCGTGGCATTATCCACCTTGATTAAATGGTCGGTTTCTATTGAGTAGGCCCAGGATAGCCACCCCCGGGTCGCCGCCAACCGAGCCCTCTTGCTCAAGCCGGTTTAACTCCCGCTCGTTGTCGTAGCCCCGGCGCTCCCGGTAGGTTTGCAGGCTGATCGCGCCCCGGTCCAGGTCAGCCCCGAGTACCTCAACCTCCCGCTCCTCATCGGTCGGTAGCACGTCAGGCCAGATTGTGGCGACCATATCCGGCGCAGCCGTGCCCGCAAGCTCCAGGGCGTGGCGTATCATTTCGCTGAACGCCTCCTCGTACAAAATGCGCTTTTTGCCGGTCTTTTTGACCGCGTTGGCAAACAGCACCCTGAGCCCGAAGTTGGTTAGCTGCCCCACCATATCCTTGACGTTTTGCGGGTCGACCATTCCCCCGCTTTCCCATAGGGCGGCGGTGATGACCTCAGCTAGCCACCTGGACAGCTCTCCGTCGCTCTGCATCTCAAGGTTCATCACCTTGGCGTCAGAGCTGGGGATGGAGAACAGGCCACCCACGGCGGTTGGTACAATCTGCCCGGCTTTGGCCCCGATGACTACCGTCTTGGGGTCGGCAAAGTGTTTGATAATCCGCTGGGTGTTGCTGAGAATGAAGTTGGTGGCGTCGTTCAGCCTGATGGCGGCGTCAATGTCGTTGCGCCCGTAGTAGCTGTTTGGGTCCGGTAGATTTTGCCAGTCGGTGATTGGGGGCCAATCAAACTCCCACACCTCTGGCTCCTGTGCCAGCTCCCACTTAGCTGACGGCTGGATGAGCAGCCCCCCGCCGCTATCGGTCGCCTTGTCGAGCTTGTAGACATATTCGGTCCAACCGTCCAGGGTGTGGTCAATCCGCCCATTCATCTCTCGGCCTTTAACGTAGTCGATGCGCCGGCCCACGCCGCCGCTGGTATGCTGCAAGCGATACCACAAAACGCGGTCCATATCAAAGGCATCCCAAAAGGCGCTAAAATGGCGCTGCTTGATGCGAATGAGGCGGGGGAGGTCGCCATCTGCGGGCACCAGCCTGACGGCACAGTGTCCCTCGATTGCCCCGGCCAGGGCGATGTTCTCAATCATAATCGCACTCCGATTGGCGTCAAGCAGGGTAGCTATTCGCTCATCAATCTGTGATTGTTCATCGTCCCCGCTGGCGTCAAACATAATGCCGTCGCCTAGCAGGAAGCCGATGATCCGGTCGGTCAGGCTCTCAACGTGGTTGACTACCACGTTATCATCGTAGCCGTCCTTTTGCGCCTTTAATGGCTTGCGGTGGTTGCCATTGTAGTAGTCCCAGCCGGTTGAGATTTTCTTGGCCCGTCGGTTGTACTCACCCACAAAGGCATCCTCGACGGCCCTGTATTCGGTGCTGTCGGTGTCTGTAATGTATCGCGTCGCTTCTGGCATATGTCGCCTCTATCCGTAAAATGGATTGTGTTCTTGGTATTGGACCGCTATCGGCTCGGCCAACCTGTTAAACGCCCCACTTGAGGCGTCGATGTCGTCTTTATACGTCCCGTGGGGAAACGACATCAGCCGGTCCAGATAGCCCCGGTTCCAATCGGCCTTGACCAGCTTGACGTTGCGCCCACCGGCCTGGGCGGCGAATGGCTCCGCTCTCGTCACCTTGTCTCCGGTCACCCGGTCGGCCTTAACGGTGAAGCCCGCCAGATTGCGGATGGTGGCCTCTGCGCTCTCTTTGCCGCCGCTGCCGGGCTCCTGCTCCACAAAGATACCCACGTCCCGCCCATCCATCTGGGCGGTCTGTTTGATGACCGCCTCTCGTTCCGCTGCTCCCCACTGGCCCCTAACCAAATCCTCTACGTAGTAGACGCTATTCTCATCGACCGACATTCTCACCCCGGCGGTATAGGCTCCGCCGTCAGCAGTGCCGGCCTTGTCCCAGTACCGAACCCGCCGGGCGTTGGCGGGTGGGGCCGAAACGATGTCGAACCACTCCCGCTTAAACATATTGCCTTCACGGGGGCGGGGGCACTGTTGATAAAGCGCCGCAAAGAAATAATCCCCAATGCGCCCCTTGATGCGCCGCAGCCGGTCAATGTCGTATCGCTCCGGGGCCAGGGCTGTACCCGGCTCCCTCGGGTCCGGTTCTGTGGTGCAGCTTTGCGGGTAGTCCGGCTCATCCTCTCGCTTGATTGCCTCAAAGTGGACGATGCGCCACTGCTCAGGCTCGTCTAGCTCTTTGCTGAGCAGGTAGCCGGACAGATCATCTTCGTGCCACCGGGTCTGAATGACCACAATGGCGGCGTTCGGCTCCTCGCGGGTGTAGAAGGTGCTGTCATACCAGTCCTTGTGTTTTGCTCTGATTGTCTCGCTGGCGGCCTCCTCAGCGTTTTTGATTGGGTCGTCAATAATGCCCAGGTGGAAGCCCCGGCCGGTAATAGGCCCGCCAACCCCAGCCGCCCACAGGCCGCCGCCTTGCCCGGTCTCCCAATGTTTCACCGCACTGGCGTCGCTCTTGAGCGTGCCACCCGCTCTGGTGTAGTTGTCCCGAGCGTTGCGACTAAAGGTGTAGGCCAGCTCAGCCGCGTAGCTGCTGATACCCACCCATCGCTCCGGATGGCGGTAAAGGTAATATGCCGAAAATAACCGGCTGACAAGCTCGCTCTTGCCGTGGCGGGGCGGCATAAATATCATAAGCCGCTTTGTCTCCCCGTCCGCCACCTGCTGCAACAGGCCGGCAAGTCGCCGGGCGTATCCGTACCATTCATACCGGGGGTTGACGCGGTTAACGAAGTCGGTGAATGGCAACTCGTCCCTACCCTGTTGAGGCTGGGATACTATCCACCTGTCTATTTTCTTCTCCGTTCGGTCTATCGTATCGACCAAGCCGAACATCTAAGATTTCCTTTGTTAAGCCAACTTCGGCCATTATTTTCATCGCCCCGGCTACGGCGTGAATGGCGGCCGGGTCCGTTGGGTCGGCCTGTCGGCTGGCGTTCATCAAAAAACGGGTAGCAGAGCGAATAGCGGCGGGGATTTCATCGGCCCAGTTTTGCTCAAAATTTTCTTTTTTTAAGGCGACAATAGACGACAGTTCGTCACTTTTGCCCATTCTCTTTCGGTATCTTTGTACCGTCCGCTCCGATACACCCCACCGCTCGGCAGCTTGACTATCACCAAAAAAAGCAGCCTCCACCAAAATGGTGGCTACCCGGTCATAATCAAGCCTGCTGTCAGCCCTTCCCACTACTCCGCCACCTCCGCATCAACTACCCACCCCCGGCCCACGCTGTCCAACTGCCGGATGGCCCAGCAGCCCCACTCCGGCGGTTCGTGCTCGCACACGTAGCTCGCGCCCTCGTCTGTCCAGCGGTCCGCTCTCCCGCAGTGTCGGCAATGGCGCAGCCCGGCATTGGTCCAGATACGCCAGCGCGGCGCGTCGCTCTCGGTGTCGATGCCGTAGAGTTGCTCCAGCCGGTCAAGCGGCGATTGGGCGGCCTCGGCTATGGCTGCGGCTTGGTGTAGGATGTCGGTCATTTTTTTGCCACCCATTTGTTGTCCACCAGCTCAACCCCATTTGGACAAACAATCTTTTTAATAATTTCACAACGATGGGGCTGGTTTTGGCACAGCCTTGGTGACCATCCACTGCATCCGATTTCCACACAAATCTCCTTCAATCCATCAATTGCTTCTTGTCGATCTTCTGGCGTCATCCCTCCCCCTCCATCCCGGCCTGCAATTCGTTTACCATCTGCCGCAGTCGGGCCAATTCCTCCCCAATAGCCTGCACCTGTTGGCGTGCCCGGTCGCGCGAAAGAATGATGCTGTTATAGTCGCCAATCGGCATCGTTATGGTCCCCGGCTCCGGCTCTGCCGGCGGCTCCGGCTCTTGCGCCACCGGCTGGACATCCGGTATCACGGCCCACGCCTCAATCGGCAGGTCATCCAACCGACCGTGGTCAAAATAGGACAGCTCGGTATAGCCCAGGGCCTTCCATTCCTTCACCTGCTTAATAAAAGCGGCGGCGGTATCGGGGTCATCGTACACCGCCGGTTCGGCAGACACGCCGGGGAGGATGAGGTGGCTGTTGGGGCAGCTCTCTACATTGGGGGCCGCCACTGCTGACGGGTCATCGTGGTAGCGCATCCGGCAGGCAAAATCGACCAGCCCCCGGTCGAGCCAGCCGTCAATGTCCTGATAGGTATTCGATGACTTACTGCCCCCGTAGGCGTCCGGCGCATCGCCCAGGAAAGCAACGCTAACATCCTGCCCGGCAGGCAGACCAGCTCGCACCCGCTCCACGATGTCGGTAATCTGGTCGGCGTGGAGCCCGGCGCAGCCGTGGGCGCTCAAGTGGTAGCGAATGTAATCCAGGTGAACACCATCTAGCTTGTTGAGCCGTTGAATGTCCATAATGGCATCAGCGATGCGCTGGCGGGCTTCCTCCCTGCGGAAGTCGACCCAGGACCGATCACCGCATCCCCCCTTCAAATTCCATTCATCAGGCAGCGGGTCAACCAGCCCCCGGTGGCCACCGAACAGACCAACGACGTGCCAGCCGTGAACCCTCATCCCGGCGGCGTGAGCCTGCTGGGTGAAGTACTCCAGCATCGTCAGGCCATTAATACGCTCCGGTCGTTGGTGGTAGTGCCCGGAATAACCCAGGCACGCCCCGTCGCTGTCCCCGCCGGTCAGGTGTAATACGCCCAAAAGCAAGTCGGTAAATTTACCAGCGCAGCTCTCAATAACCCGGTCGATGCACCATTGCTGATTGCTGCACGGTACAATCTGCCACGATTGCACCCACGCCGCTGATTGCGGTTTCATTTGCTCTGCCTCCATTCCGGCTTGCATTGCGCTGTCGTAAAACGTGTCAATCGGATCGTTCCAAAACTTGAGGCTGTCGGTCATCTCTGTAACAAATGATGATTGTCTAGCTTGTCGTTGATTTCCTTTAGCCACCGCGCAAATCCCTCATCCGTTTCACCATACGGCGCTCCGGCCTTAAGATAGGCGGACCAAAAAACATCCGTAAATGGCTTTGTGATGCGTTCTAAAATATCTAGCAGTAAATCATTGGTCATTGCTGCCACCCAAAAATGTCAATCAATCCCGTGCCTCCCTTTGTGACACCCATCGCACAAACAAACCAAGTCCCCCGGCCTTTCGTTACCCAGCCGCTCGTAGGTGACGTGGTGGGCCTGCAACTCCCAAAGCTCGTACTTTTGCTTGCAGTCGGCGCAAATCTGGTTGGCGGTCTGCTTGCAGTCGATAGCCCGCTCGCGCCACTCTGCCGACCGGATGTAGTCGTAGTAATCCACCACCGGCGGCACGGTCTGGCAGGGTCGGTAGTAGAGCCAGAGGTACAGGCCGGCGAGGGCGAGTAGGGCGGCTAGGATACCGGTCATCTGTTCTCCAGGCCCGTGAAGGCCACCCGCTGCCAGTTGCGCTGCTCCTGGGCCGTGGTAATGCCGGGGGCGCTGCGTTGCCTGGGCCTAAACATCGGCAGCAGCCGGGCCTTTCCGTCGTTGACAATCACCACCTGGCACTCCCACAGCTCCCCCTCTTCCATCAGTCGCACCCGCTCCCCGCAGGCCAAAGATTGCCCGGCAAGACGGGGGTCATTGACTGGCAGGTCGATGCCGTGATAGGCTTTCATTTGCGCTGCCTCTCCCGGCTCAGGCAGGCGTCAAGGTTGGCCTTGAGTTCTCGGTTGCTTTGTCTCAACCTATCCCGCTCCTCCCGCAGTCGATCATTATCTGCCTTAAGCTCCTTTACTAGCGGCCCCGGCTCCCCTCTGGCCGCCACAACAGAAAATCCGTTGATTTCCGCCCGGCTCTCCCAATTGACGGCCAGAGTTCTAATGTCATTCAGTTTAACCAGGGCCGCCTCGGTTTTCTTCTTGACAACATCAGCAGCGACCATAATCTCATCAATTTTATTGTTTAACTCTTGAAGATGCCGGGTTGCCCGGTCCATACCCAACTCGTCGCTCATTCGCTCGCTCGCTCTGGTTGTATCAGATGCCGGACCTCCCTAAAAAACTCTTGCTGCCTACTTTGTATTTCCAGTAGGTATGCCGGCACCTTTTTTAGTGCCTCCCGGTCTCGCTCATTATTGGCGGCATCGTGAACCAAAATGCTGATGCTGGTCCGAAGCTCCCTGATCTCGTGCTGAATTGCCGCCATTTTTCCCGTTACGGCTGTAAATTTCTCTTGTGTTTCTTTGCTGTAGGTGTCTGACCTCTCGGTTGCCAGCGTGATTAGGAAGTCGAGTAGGAGGCTATTTTGGTCTAGTACCCTGGTTTGGAGTTGGACCATCTGCGACCACAGGGCCACCTCTTCCGACTGCTCAGCGGCGGCCCTGGCTTCGGCCTGTTGTCGGTCGTGTTCTCGCTGTTTGGCCATTTCACCGGCCCACCAGGGATAGACAACTTTTGTCATAAAGTACCAAACAGCAATAAGGCCCCCAACGAACAAAGCGACATAGGTCGGCAAGCTATCAAGCGGGACAGGCAATCTAGGCCCCCGGCTCCGGCTCATCCTCCACCGGCAAAATCCGCATCTCTTCATCCGGCTCCGCCTTACCCCGCTTCCAGGCCGATAGCACGCCCTGACTGACGGTCCAGGCGGCAAAGAAGAACGGCGTCACCTGCTCAAACCACGCCGCCGGGCTTGTGGGCGCTGGCGCATAGCCCAATCTCACCTGAAGCAAAAACGCCGCTACCATAATGACAGCAGCGACAACAAAAGAAATGACACGCTTTTGGTTTTTGGTGAGCGGGGTTTTGATGCGGGGGCCAAGCCAGTTGATTACATAGCTGGTAGCCGGAACCGTTAGCCCCCCACCCACCAGGCTCGCTAAAATGTTCGGTAGTGATGTTAAGTCCATAGTTCGCTCCAAATAATAAAACCCCGATACCGGCACGCCTTGGCATAGGGGGCGGCGGCATCGGGGCTGTAAACAAATAGAGGCATAGGGAGTAGCGGTCTGGTGCCGCCCCCTATGCCATATGTTTCAGTTTACCATAAATGTTTACATAGGTCAATAGTTCCGTTAAGCAAAATTTAGGATGATAAAACTTCCGGCTTCTCGGCGGCAAACCCGGCGGCGTGTTTATGTCCACCTCCGCCGTACCGGGCGGCAACCTCAGAGACATCAACCCCGTCCGGTGCTGACCTAAGCTCAAAGGTCCGCTTGTCCGCGCTGTCATAGTAGCTGGCGGCAAACGGCTCCCCAACCGCCAGGGCGTTCAGCGTGTCGCTTGCCAACCACCGGGGGCAATTGAGGCAAGGCACATCATAGCCGCCAATAGTCTGCCGCTCGATTGCCCAGCCGGATGTGAGGCTGTCGATTGTTTTTTGTCGATCACGGAGCAGGGCCTCGCCTTCAGCTAACAGGGTTTGGTGGGAGATGCTGCCAACATCGCTCTGAAGCGCAACAGCAATCCCATCCCAGATAATAAATTCCATTGGGTGAGAGTACATAGCCGCTCGAATTTCTTTGCTGTGGGGCAACTCAAAACGCCACAAATCTCCGTCCTGAACATAACGTATAATTTCCGGCGGCGCTTCCGGCCTGTAAAAATGTTCCCAAGTCAACATTGCCCCGCTTTTGTTCATATCGAACACCGCAAATGGGAGGCCCTCGCAATTCTGCCGGGCGCTTTTGTGGTGGTCTAAAATGAGCAAGCTGTTGGCCTGCTCATTCATTGCCACCAGTACATCACGGGGATAGCTAAAATCGACAATGATAACGTCTCTGCCGGTCACGCCGGGCGGGTCATCCCCGTACTTGGCGGGGATAAATTCAATCGCTTTGTTTGTCGTATCGTGAACCACCCAGGCCGCCGTGAAGCCATCAAGGCAACCGCCGTGGTAAATGCAAAGATCAAAATAGCGTCTATCCAAAACGCTCGCCCTGCTATCTGTCCCGGTAAATGTTTGGTTTGCCACAATATTTCCTTTCCATCGCTAAAAAATAATTGCACTTTTCAAGCCGCCCTCACCCGCCGCCGTGTCTCCTGCTCCTCCCGCCAACACGATGCGCACAGGTCATAATACCAAACCTGCTGCCCCTTCACCCCCACCACCGCTACCCGCCGCACCGCTGGCCGGCCACACTCGCACCGCTCCGACTGCGGGGTCCAGTCCGGCACGGAGCCAGGGTTGTAGAGCCGCTTGGGGCGAGGCTTGCCGGTCCGGCGCTCGTAGTCGTAGCAGTTGCGACAGAGACCGTGGCCATAGCGGGGCTCTCGGCGGCAGTTGGTGCAGGGGGCGGTCATCGCTCACTCCTCAAACATACTCAATTGATTTGGCTCCACACGTTCCGGCCTAGCGAACCACGTCACCGGCTGCCCGGTCGCATTATCGTGGCGGCTCAGCAGGGTGTAGCCTTGCTTTTCGACTGCCACCCGGTGGCTTTCGATGCAAGCCTGGGCGTAGTCCTCTCCCCGGCCTCGAAAGCGGTCGTGGCGATGGTATTGCTCCAAGAATTGAAGCAGCGTAGGGGCCTTGACTTCGTACTTGCGCCAACGGTTGGCTTGGTGATTGCTGGTCATCGCTCACTCCGTATCCAGGCCCAATACTGGCCATTCAACTTCGCCGCTTCAATTGGCCTCATATTGCGAATGAGATTACGGTTGGAGCGTTGCAACCGCCCAACTCTAATTTGCCCAGGATGACATCATCGGGGGGAAGCCTATCAGGTAATCCTCTAATAGCAGATTGCTCTGCGACACCAAAAATTGGGCCGCCTCAAAAAGCGGGTAGCTCTTCCCGGGTTCCTTAATATCTCGGATGTCAACCACAAGCCACGGCTCAACCGCCCACCCGGATAAGTAGGCGCTCACCCGGCAGTAGTACCACCAGTCGCCCCACTCATCCAGTTCGGCCTCCCGGCTGTACTGGTAGCTGGGTTTATATTTTGCTTTCACAGCCATTCCCAGCAACTCCCCCGCTTCGGCTACCAACTGGCCCAGGGCGTGTTCCATCTGGTCAGCCAGCAGGTCGTCCTTAAAGGCCCAGGTCTCCCAGGCCGGCGCTTGATATTTGTCCGGTTTCATTCGTCCACCCCCACCAGAATGTGATTGGGCTGAATATTCTTTGCCTCCCGCACCTCTACGCCCTCGGCCTCATCGGCCTCGCCCACCCGGACGAGGCAAACAACTGCCTCCTGACCGGTCTTTGTCTTGAGCCGGGCGGCGGCCCGGTCGATGTCGGTCTGGAGGGCGTCGCTTTCGCGCCGCCATAAGATACCTTTTGTCATCGTTGCTCCTCCTAAATATGCATCGGCATTATTACGTGTGTCCAGTCATCCAGCCCCACCACCTCCAGCTTGCCCGGCGCTGAGGGCGTACCCGTCTGGAGCCTCACTTGCTCCCAGCCATTCACCGCCGCCAGGGCTTGGCCCAGGTAGACGGCGCTGAAAGCGATTTCTACGGGCTCGCCCTCGATAGCGGCGCTCAGCTCGGCCTCGTTGTCACCGGCCTCATCCGACCGGGCAAACAGAGCCACGGTGCCCGCCCCGCCGTTGGGAGAGGGGGTGATGGTCACCTTGAGAATGTCCGCGCCGTACTTGGCGAAAATATGGGACATCTTCACCGCTCTCGATAGCTGACTGCGGTCGATAACAGTCGAGGTGGTATGGTTGGTAGGCGGGACGCGATGATAGTTGGGAAAGTCTCCTTCAATCAGGGCGCTGGTGACGGTAGTCGGGCCGCAGGTAAAAACTACCTGCCGGCCGTCCGGGTCAACGTGCATCGACAGCGGTGAACCGCTGTCCTTGGCAATTCGCCCCACCTCGGTTAAGGCGGCGGCCGGCACGATGTAGATGAGATGGGGCAGCTCCGTGTCGCTGGTCTCGGTCCATTTTATCCCGCTCTCGTCAATCTGCTGCCCCACCGCCTCGGGGCAGTCCCAGGTCATTTGGTCGAGGCTCAGGCGAAACCCGTCAGCGGCTACCATCGTGAAGTTGAGCCTATTCAGGACGAGGGCGACGCCCTGAAAGACAGGCCGGCTCTCGTCAGTTGCGGCAGCAAAGGCCACCCGCCCTACCCGCTCGGAGAAATCTGCGGGCAACGGCACGGTGATCCAGCCCTCGGGGGCGGCGGTTGGGGTTCCGGGAAACTCATCTGCGTCAATGCCCCGGATGTTGGCCTCGAAGCTGCCGCAGGTGAGGGCGATGGACATATCCTCTT